CAAATGGGGTAGTCACCCCCGGCACATTATGCAGCCAAGCCTCCTTAGCTCAGCGGATTAGAGCACACGGTTTCGGCCCGTGGTGTCAGAGGTTCGAATCCTCTAGGGGGCGTAACCTTACAAGGTTACCCACGTATTGAGTCCGGTTTGCCCCTTGCAAGGAGCATACGGCCTTAAGCCAAAAGCCCTGTTAGTTCAGCGGATTAGAACATCTCTTTCCTAAAGAGAATGTCGCAGGTTCAAATCCTGCACAGGGCGTTTCACAGTTAATCCCACGTGGCACGCTTACTCACCCGCCCCTTCCTACTCACCGGTCTCATTCTCTTTGGAGCAGGGGTCGCCGTACCAGGAGCACTGGGACTCTTGCTCTCGATGTTGGGAGGAGGCATTGTAGGATTGGCGCTATTTGCTTAGTTAGAGAGGAGGGTGACCGCCCTAACTCGGACGGTTCCCCCGCTTTCCCTCACAGAGCAAAAGCGGTATAGTTAAAGTATGGAAAACACCGCCCCCTCGCTGTGGGATTCTCTGGTTGTCCCTCCCGGAGCAAAAATCCCCAGTTCACCCAATCTTCAGCCAAGCTGCTGAGCACTTTCACGTTACTTTGCGGTTTGGTGTGTTCGAGAATGAGATTCCAGACGGGATCTTAGGGAGAACTTTCACGGCTCGTGCCACTGAAAACTGCTTTGGCGACCGCATTCATGCCTTACGAGTTGAACTCCCGAGCGGGATCCGGAGTGTTTGCTTGAACAAGAACCCCCACATGACAATTTCGATGCTTCCCGGAGTTCGCCCCGTTGAGTCGAATGTGATGCTTCAATCTCCACTCAGTCTAGAGAAGGTGAATTTTAATCTTTCCCTCATTTGCGAGTTTGTACCCTTTCCCTGACCCATGAACAACTTCCCTGAGAAAATTGTCTCCTTTAAGGTAGTCCCTCAGAGCGTTTCAGTTTACACCACCCCGGACGACAGTAAAATAACTACTGTTGTAACCGAACATGTAGTTGCTCTCGACTCTCACGGAAAACTCTGGGTGAGACTACTAATGGGGAACTACGAAGATGAACTTCCATGGAAATGTTTAACCCCTACATCCACCTCGGCAAACTCTCATGAATGAACAACAAGAGTACTACGATGAGCTGGAGCAGTACATGAGAGACCTTGCAGCCGAACTCGGAGTTTCTGTGAGTTGCGCTCAAGACGTGTGGTACTTGCGCACTCGATCTCGACACACTCCGACGCTGGAAGCCGAGCTAATTGCACTTCACGCTGCGGGTAGTCCCCCGAACATGTGTGACTTCGGTGTAACTGATGCCACCCAGGAAAACATTCGGAAAGTTTGTGAAAACGTCGGGAGTCTTCATGGGAACTGAAAGAGACGGGGAAGACGCGGAACTGTTCCGATTTTGGGCACAAGAAATGTGCTCTAACCGCAGACAGGTATCCAACGCTTTAGAGTGGTGCCGAACACCATCCGAAGTTCGAAGCGCACTCTCGGCGATTCGTGCGCTGAACAAAGCTTGTCCAAAAAACAACACCTGAGGGATACCTGTCATGGCGTCAAACGTGAAAGACAACACCGTTGAAGTTCGCTTGCTGAGTGAGATCCCGTATCAAATTCCCGTAGTGAGAGAGCCCGAGTGGAAGCGAAGCGTCTACAAGCAAATTCAAGCCGAGTTTCGACTCGATCGAGAAAGATGCTAAGGTAGGGCCGGGGAGAACCCACCCACGTAGCACAGCGGTAGTGCAGCCGTTTCGTAAGCGGCAGGTCGCTGGTTCGAATCCAGTCGTGGGTTTTGCCCCCTTGTCCACTTCCCTAAGCCAACCTTGGTTACTACCCTCTAACTCCCGCACAAAACACATGACCGCACCTGATATTACATCAGTCGAAACCACCGGAAGCGTTGTAACCCCAGTGACGTATGAGACTGTATACTGTACGAAGTACGCCCTTTCCAAAGGAATTTTAAGGTCACTGGAGAGGCTACGGACCACGGAAATTTCTCAGAAAAGCCCTATAAAGCCTACCGTACCCTATTTCTTGGCAGTAGCGACTGGCACCGAAGCTGGGACGAAGCAGTAGTGGACGCGGAGAGACGGTTAGGTCGGAAGATTGACTCACTGAAAAGGAAAATCGTTGAGTTAAACCAGCTTAAGTTTGTAGAGGTTGACCGACCCTGAACCTTGTCTGTGCTGTGGCTCAAGGTTGCCCTTTCCACCTGAACAAGAACGGGTAACCGGTTGCCGTAGGGCGGTTTCCCGGCTTGTTTCTGCGGAGCAGAAGCGGTATACTTACTTTAGTGCAAACCCTCAAGTCCAATGACCCCCCTCGAAGCCTTTGAAACAATCTACAGCAGGTTGAACTTTCTGGAACGTGATTGTTTGTATGGCGAAGAAGCTGAGGTTGTTCGAGAGGCACTAGACTCAATGGCCATACTTTGTGGTGGTTATTTTCCACCCGAACCCGACTCCGAATCCTACTAATGTTGTTAAGTAAGCACAGTGAAAGAGCTGACCCCCCAAACCGAACTTGGTGTGAAATGAGTAAGGAAACTGATGATCAGAGCTTAGCACCACGTATACTAGCAATGTGCAAGAGGCGTGGTTGGTCACTGCACTGGTCGGCTCGTGGCGCATACCTACACCTTGAGTCATCAGAACTAATTGAGGCGCTTCGTGGAAAGCGTGGTGACCCGAAGTCGGAAGCCGCAGATGTTCTGCTTGTTTTGATGTCAATCACAGAGGCTAATGGGATCTCCTGGTCAGACGTTGTTGCGCAAGCTACAGCAACCTGTGCACGGCTGGAGACTTGCGACCCGTACCCTGGAGAAGAGAGACAAGAGATTGAACGCGCCATGATTCAAACCCCTCACACTCGCTCTACCCCGTTTCGAATGCCTGCACAAAATACAGTCTGGACCCTTGTTACTGCGTTTCAAACTATACTCTTGTGTTGGGAAATTGCGGTGGCCTTAGACCTTTTTCCCCAATAAAATGCTAGCATACATCCCTGTTTTAGACAGGGAGCCATTTTGTTATCCTCATTCGGGGGCAGACACTCCGGTGTTCCTACCTCGAGTAGCTTGGATTTCGGCTCGGTCTGGCTCTCAACCTGGTTTCTGGACGCACTGCGCATACCACTAATGACTCTAACTACAAGAACCGCCCTACAACGCCTGATACAACTTGAAGACCGCAAAGGACCTGCCCCGGCAATCGCAAATGCCTGGACCGACGCTATCGCCGATGCTCGCGCTGCCCTAAGGGCAGAACCAGAAGAGGAGCAGTTGCGCCTAGTCAAGCAAGGTATTGCGTTCTGCTTTGACAAGTTTCGGCCTGGCCCCTTTGAAGCCCGTTACATTGACCCGTGGGTTGTAGCTGACGTGTTCGGGCCAGAAGCGTTGGCCGAGTTCGGCGGGTCCATACCTTCACCGAAGCAGGGGCAGAGTGACGCCGTCTTGGAAGGCAGCTTCCGAAACTGGTACGAAATTACCCACGGCTCCCCCTATTTTAGATCCATTCCCCTTTGCGATGCAATTCGTTGGGTCCAGCACCTGCTACAGCGCAGTGCCCAATCAGAGCCGGGGCCGAGCCTAGCCGATGTTAGACAACTGTGCGCAGACAACGAAATTTCAATGGTTGTTGACTCAAACGACTTTGACACCGTTGTTGTCGCAATTCTAGAGATCGTTCGCACCGCACTTGCCCGTAGGGTAGCTTTACCACCCCTGATCACGGGAGTGGACCAGTGGTATCCCGACTTCGCAGACTGGCTTGAGCGTGAGATGCCAGAAGGCACAGTTATAGGTGATCCGTTGTGGTGGGCTTCGAAGATTGCTGACCGAATCATCTGCACCCCCGCCCTGCTCCAGCAGGTCTCCACCCAGAAAGCGCCGAAACGGGTAGAGGGGGTGAGGGAGTTAGTGGAAGAACTGGAACTGATGGCCAAGCGTGCCGCAGATGCTCTTCAGTTTGGTGATGCTCACTTTCTCTTCCGCACCGTCGCCCTGCTCCAACAACTACAAACCGAACAGCCATGACAACATCAAATGACTGGGCAAAAGCACTTACGAGCTTTGTCGATGAGATTGGAGGCGATGGCCCTTCTCTTTGGCAGTGGGCCGGAATTACTCCGACTCCAGAAAAAGTTGTGGACTACCTTCGAGATCAAGTCCATTATCTTATAGCGCTGTACACGCACCCTATGCCTATCGCTACCCGCCCCCTCACGGTTGATGATCTTGCGGATATAATGCGGGGTGACACACTTAACCCAATTACCGCTGGTTTTACGGTAGAAGACCTTGCTCGTCATCTGCTAACGCACCCTGCTACTGCACCGTTGCTTAATTCCGCACTACACACACACTCTGGTACACCTGCCTTAGAAGAAACAGACCGGCTCGCAGTTGACCAGTTTGCCGCTGCAATGAAACTTAAACTTTCCCGAAAGAGCAAAGAAGGCAAGCAAGGGTGGAAAGAAGCATCCGCTGAGCACCTGTCTCGTCTTCTATGCGAACACATTCGCAAAGGGGACCCCGTAGATGTTGCAAACTTTGCCATGATGCTACATCAGAATGGTCAAAGCATTTTACCGGATTGCACACCCATGGTAGACGTGGGCGCCTTGATTCATACTCTTACTCGTGCTGCGAACTTAATACAGGGGCAGATGGAGAGGATAGCCGAACTTGAGGCGCAAAATGTTGAACTTGGACGGTTAGGTTGGTAGCTAGCGCACAATGACCCTGGGGTTACGAGTTTACTTTAACCGAGTGCTACCAACACTAAGGGGTGTGAAATCACCCTTTAAACGAATGTTCTCTGGGCGTACCACCGGAAATTCTACATCCGTTTTCGACACTCAGTTCTAGTCTATGAAACCATTAACCCTGGTCGAGCTAATTGCAAAGGAATCGTTGGTCGAGCTGCGCTACAGCGATGCCCTAAGCAGTACTCTCCCCAGCTTCAGCCGCTTTCAAGTAACAGTGAACGGGGTTCGCCGCAATATCACTGGACCGGCAACGCTAATTGACGGTGGAAAAACCGTTCGCTTAAATCTTGCCTCAGCGGTCCTCGCCACAGACACCGTCGCTGTCACTTACACCAGCGTCAACAGATTCGACAAGATCGGTTACGGCGACATTCGCTCTCTCAGCACCAATGAAAAGGCGATCTTCTTTCGCAACCAAAAGGCCGCCAACATCACGCCACCGGTCAATCAGCCTGGTCCCGACCAAGTTCTGTTCTGGATTAGCTGTGCTCTGGAAGCAATCCAATCAGCGGGCAGCAATGGAAAACCTGGAGTGCCTCCTACCACGGGTAGTCGTCTGATGGCAATGCTTTCCACGGCAATGTTGGACACTCGGGCAGCGTTCGGTGATCAAGTGGCCTTCTACAAGATCGACCAAAACGCACCCGCTGCCGCTAGCGTAGATGCCGCGTTGATTGGTGCGGCCTACCGCATTCTTTCGTTGGAGCTTCCTGGAGAACAAGAAATACTCCAAAAGCACTACAAATCAAGTCTGGCCAATCTGACGGGAACCTCGCAGAGCATTCACTCTGGCTTAGCCCTGGGGTCCGGAATAGCTGATCAAATCCGCTCACTAAGATCCAACGACGGATCAACGAATAATACACCTTATCAACCACCTGCTAACGGCCTTCCGGGGTACACTTGGATGCCCGCTGTGACGGGGCCTACTGCAGGTGCAGCCTTGGGCCCAAACTGGGGATCAGTCTCCCCGTGGGGTTTAGAAAGTAAACACACATATGGGACCAACGGTCTACAGGGCAAGCCAGACGTGAATTTGGACCTGTACGCCAGAGACTTAGCTGAAGTGCGTTTGTACGGCGGACTAACAAACACTGCAACCACCACCTCGCGCCGCAATGCTGATCAGACGGACATTGCTCTTTTTTGGGCTTACGATCGGCCTGACACCTATAGGCCGTATGGTCAGTTGTTTGATATTGCGACTGAAATAGCAACGAACCAAGCAACAACCCCAGCTAACAACGCTAGGTTATTCGCTAGCTTAAGCGTCGCCATGGCAGACGCCGTAACCGTGGCATGGAAGGAAAAATACGACAATGTTCAGCCTCGACCGTGGGACGTAATCACTGGCAGTTTTTCCGACGAAGACGGCTCAGACCTCACTGTCCGAGACACAGAGTGGAAGTCGTTGCTTTCCTCCATAAACGGAGTACAATCTCCACCGTTCCCTGACTTTATATCTGGCCACTCAGTAATGGGCGGGGTATTTGCGAGTGTAATGACACACTTTTTCGGCGACAAGCTCGTCTGGTCAACGACTTCGCAGGACCTTCCCGGAAAGTCTCGATCTTTTGACGGTCGCATTGCAAACGGGAGTCTAGGTGATATAAGCTCCGTGACAAGCTCTAGCCTGTGGAAAGATAACAGCTTCTTTGAAGCTGGCTTGGAAAATGCCATAGGACGTGTTTATGGTGGCGTTCACGTTCGAGAAGCATGCGAGGATTCTTTTCTCTTGGGAGTTGAGATAGGAAATTCCACAGTGCAAAAGCTGAGCTAGTACTTGTTGTACCTTGACTAGGGGTTTCCCCGCCTTGCTTTCTTGGGGGTCACACGATATGATTATACCACGAGCCCAGTACCCCCTTTTCTTTCCGCCCCTGCACAAGGAGCCCACGTATATGCCCAACCAAAGCATCCGAGACCTACAGGATTCCTTAAATAAACCTGACATAACGTTTTGGAATAGACATGTTCAACCCTAACTTGCGTGAACTGTGCGCTGAACTCCTATTCGCCTTAGATGAGGCTTCTGAGGCACTTGACCGTACGAGCGACTGCTGCTATGTCAGTTTTCCAGAGGTCTACGCTCAGTGCTCAGACCTAATCGGAAAACACGACAAGCTCCTTGAAACAGCTCGGGCCGCACTGAATGGGCCGGTATTAGACGAAACCAACGATCTCGCCATAGGGCGTCGTGGACTAAACAACACAGAGGTCCTTAGAGACGCCATCTCTTGGTTAGGTTGGAGACCAGAGGGGAAACCCAGCCTGCCGGGCTCTGACATCATTTCAAACTCAGACGAGATACGACGTTGGAACGCCATTGCTCGCGCCCTGGCTACCTTAGCAGGTCCCCTTTCGTGTTACGGGAAAGTCTATGATGCTTGCCCGGACCATGAAGAAGGTACTAGTAGGGTCCTGAGCATAGCTAAAGAGATCGACAAGTGTTTCGGCGCTGTCGAGAAGATTCGGCTCGTTATGTCTACGGAAGAACAACAGCGGTACGCGGCACGGATCGCTAAAATTGATGCTCGAAACAAGGTAGCTCAACAAAACTACACGAAAACTATAGAAGACTTTAAAAAGTCGATGCCGCCAACCAAGCACCGCACTAAAACGCCATGAGTTATAACTTTCGTAAGCTTTGCACAAGGCTGCTCGCAGCTTGCAATTCTTACTTGTTCTTTACAGACGCTGAGAAAACCACTGCGTCCCAAATGGAGGAGCGACTGGAGGGGGTCCTGAAAGAGGCTTCCCTTGCACTGAGCACCCTTGTTTCAGAAGACCCCACTTACATTCCCTCAGGCCAGGGTCCGGAGTCCCGTTTGACGTCTGAGAATCTGGCCTGGGTGGACGAGAAGCTGAAGGAGCCGGGCTGGGCCAGGCAATTTCTGATCTCTGCCGGCATTCTAGATTCCGACGGTCACTGGAATCGTTCTTACTGGCCTGACGACGGCGAAGCCGGTAACACTTTAGGTTATTACATGGACCACCCTGAGTTCTACTGCGACCTAAAAGAGGACGTTGTTGTGCAGAGTGTTTATTCTGGGGGACAAGAAACCGATCAGGATGTATTTGAAGAGCAAAGTAACAAACCCACACGCTCAGAAATTCTGAGTTGGATAGAAGACCGATCAGCTTGGGGCTCAGACGACTACCTTGGCCGAGTGGCTCTTATAGTAGAAGAAGCCCTGGCATACTGGTCCCCTAAGTCTAGAAGGGGGGCGGTTTCCCCTCCTCGTTTTGCGGAGGAAAAGCCGCTATAATAAAGGAGACAGAATAGAGACCTCATGTCGCTAACACAACTTTCCATCCAAGACCTGGCTGAGCTCGGGAGGCTGATACGTCTTCTTGAAGGCGACGCTGAGTGCATCGCCGCAGAGCAACTCGACTTGATTAGCCTAACGGACAAAGACTTGCTGAGTGCTGTCCGCATCCTACGACTTCTCCTTTCAACCCTATGACACTCACAGTGATCCAAATTTTGACAACGATCTACATCTCAGGTGTTGTGGTAGTTGCACTTGTTCACCGAGTGGAACTAATTTTAGATGATGTTTTCACATGGGGTACGTACAAGTCTCCGGTTAAACCAGCGAAGGTTGCGTTGCTTTGGCCTTTGTTCCTCCTGAACAACTTTCTGAGACGTGTTCTCAAATGAGTTCGTTCCCTTTATATTTGTGAAACTGTGAAGCTCATGCCTACACAACAACACTACTCACAGGGTTTAGCTGAGCTTGGACTCGACCGGTCCCGACGGGAAATTAGAAAACTTCGCGACCTCTGCGCAGCCATCTACCAAGTTTGCGGGGTTCTCAACGCGAGCGTAGAGGTACTTGACGCTTTGTCCGCCGCCAGCACCGGTGACTACGACGGAAATCCCTTGGACCTCCTTCCGTACAACTCGTTGAACCCTGTCCCTAAGACCGAAAGGTTACCTGGATCTGAAGATTGTGACTCGAAGGGGTACTGCTGGTGGGGTAATGAAGCCATAGCTGGAAGTTCGCACCCGGTGTTTTCCTGTAGTTGCTGGAAATACTCTGCCAGGGTTGGGGACGGCAGCCACTGGTTGCCCTACTACGCACTTCCTGTGGTACCTGCTCGCCCCAAGCTCTAAACTGGCACGGGTCACAAATCAGACGGCAAGCAGAAAGACACCCCCCTAAAAGTATGCGAACTTTCTAAAAGTTTTCAGAAAAGTGGGTGGCTTGAGCGTCCCACTCCTCTTTTCACGAGCGTTTCCCCCAAGCTTACGACACAAATTTTCCAGTACTTAGTCTCTCAGACCCACTCACAAACGATGACCATTCAAACAAGACAAGCAGTTTTTGAAACCAACAGTTCAAGCACTCACTCACTCAGTATCTCTTCAAGTTCCACAGATCTCCTTGATACTTTGCCCTTGAACGAACAGGGGGAAGTGGTCCTCAATGGGGGCCAGTTTGGCTGGGAAGTGGAAGACTACTCCGATGCGAGCACTAAGGCGAGTTACGCGGCCATTTACGTTTCCGAGTGGTCCGGGGAAAAGAGTGCGGAGTTCAAGGAAGTTCTTGACACAGTGATCAAGCAGCAAACGGGTTGCTCAAACGTTGTATACGATTTATCTACAGACTGGTCTCACCCACGGGAAACATCGTACATCGACCACCAGTCTGTTGAAGGGGGTCAGCTAGACTACTTGTTCGAAGACCCAGAACTTTTGCGACAGTTTATCTTCAACCCTCGCAGTGTCCTTCACACCGACAATGACAACTACTGAGACAGTCCTTCACGCGTACAAAAACGGTAACTGCAACGTTACTTTGTGGTCTGGCGGCACCAAGACTCGAGAGACTCTGGACGCAGACCACCCTTGGGCAGAACACCCGGAAAGCATTGACATTAAGGTTACAAACTTTTGCGACCTGGCGTGCCCTTACTGCCACGAAAACTCCACTCTCGAAGGAAAGCACGGGGATCTGAACCGCTTACTTACAGTTTTGGAGCCTTTACCTCCAGGGGTGGAGCTGGCGATCGGGGGAGGAAACCCGCTATCTCACCCTGACCTTATACCGTTCCTTCGCAAAGTTAAGACCAAAGGGTTGGTGGCTAATTTAACCGTAAACGAGAGACACCTGGAACCCTACAAGTTTCTTTTGAGCTACTTGCGACGGAAAGATCTAATAAAAGGTATTGGTGTTTCCGTTACAGGTTCGAACCTACCTCTGGTAAAACAATTTCTGGAAAACAATCCGCACACCGTGTTTCATGTGATTGCTGGAGTGCACTCGCCCAGAGTTCTATCCGACCTAAGCTCCCTCCCAAACAGCAAAACTCTTGTGCTCGGGTACAAAACCTTTGGCCGTGGTATCCAGTTCTACGGTAACAAGACCAAGAAGCTTCTTTCCGAATGGTACCGGGCCATCCCAACTTTCCTTGGAAAGACACACTTGTCGTTCGACAACCTTGCTGTGGAACAACTTAACATCAAGAGATTGCTCACGAACGAGGGTTGGTCAAAGTTTTACATGGGGGACGACGGTAGCTTCACAATGTACATCGACGCTGTCGAAGGAACGTACGCAAAAACAAGTAGGAGCAGCGAACGCACCTTGTTCGACAGCACTGACTTAATCTCTTACTTTCAAAGCTTGACTCCGAAGAGGTTCGGTTAACCCCTCTCCCTGGGGTGGTTTTCCTGGCTACAAGGGGGGACCACAAACTACGGACAGACAGGTTGTCCCTCTTTACAAATCTCAAACGACGAAACATGACTACTGCAAAAATAGTTAAGCCGCACCAATCAATTGAAACCAACACAAAACAAATGAAAAAAGCTATTTACAAGTTCTTCTTCGACTGCGGAAGAATGGGCGAACTTGAGGGGATTTTCGTTGCCAAACCTAAGGATGTCAAAAGGTTGGTTGATAGTGGTGAAGAACTTTACTTCGGCGAAGTTCTCGGCAAGCACAGCGAAATTTCCGGAGTTGTCTCCGTGGAAAATTTCATCTTCGTAACAGATGAGGAAGAAATTGTAAACTTCTTCGAGATTCACGAGATGGCAACGGGCATTAACCCGCTTAGTTACTTCGAAGAAGAGGGTGCTGAGGATGACATTAATGAAGAGGACAGTGGTGGCGACGTTCTAAGCGAGGACCATTCTTTTGAGGGCTTCCCGTGGAACTAATCAACGCTAAACTGATTGACAAGCTAAGGTTCGTAGCCTCGAAGCGCCACCTTTTAGACCGAATGGACGAGCAGGGGGCATATGACTTTGACCTGAGCAACATAGACAGGGTGGACGACGCCTTTGACAGTGGATGCAGAGTCGGAGAGATTTATTTTGCACGAGAACTTTGCACACTATTACGCATAGAGTACACAATTGAGTCCGACGATTAACCCCCAAGACACCAATGATCACACTCCGTACAACCTTTAACGACCTCTTAAGCAAACTTCAAGGGCTTAGCCTCAAGCAAACTGGTTACTGGGTTGACGACCTTCCGGAAGACATCTACGAAAACTTCTTCTACGACTCCAACTACGAAGTTGTGGCTAGGGACTTAGACCTTGATAGGCACAGGTGGTACGAAATTTCCACAGAAGTGATCAAGATTCACGGGTCTTTCCTTGGAATACGCCAAGTTACCCACATGAAGAACGAAAACGACAGTGTCGGAGACGCTAGCTTCGTGTATCAATTCTTTGAAATGCGGGAGAAAACAGTGACTTCCTACGAAAAGGTGCCTAACGCTGCTGAGTAAGTCCGACGAGCTCTACGTCTTAACCTTACCTGGTTGGTGTGAGTCCACTGGAGTTCAGTCCGAGATCTCTTTCGCACAGCTGTTGGGGGTGCCTCTTTCTCTACACATTCCTGCGCCCCTAGGCGGTTAGCCGGTTGCTCTAGGGCGGTTTCCCCGCTTGTTTTCTCGAAGAGAAAGCGGTATAATACATATAACCTGAAAAGTCCCCTCAAACCTGAGTAACATGGCTTCCATCCCCCCTACAATCCTACAAGTTAAGTCCCTGCGAGAAAAGACCGGTGCTGGCCTGATTCTCTGCAAAGAAGCACTCATTTTTTCTAGCAGTGACGAAGCCGGTGCGATCACGTGGTTGCGGCAGAGAGGAGTGGCCTTAGCCGATGGTAAGGTTGGTCGGAGCGCACGAGAAGGTACTGTGGGCAGCTACATTCACACTGGCGGTAAGGTTGGAGTCCTTATCGAGGTCAACTGCGAAACAGATTTTGTGGCCAAATCGGAGCCTTTTCAGGATCTCGTACGCAATTTGGCCATGCAAGTTGCAGCGTGCCCCTCTGTGTGCTACGTGTCGATCTTTGACATTCCTGAGGAGACTCTCCTTGAGGAGACACGGATTGAGTCGGGAAAAGCAGACCTTTCGAGTAAACCTGAGGCAATTCGAAACAAGATCGTTGAGGGTCGTGTGGCAAAGCGATTCAGAGAGCTGTCTCTCATGGACCAGCCCTACATCAAAGACAACTCAATGAGTATCGAAACATACGTGGAGAACTTCGCTGCGGTAGTTGGCGAAAACATCGTTGTGAAGCGATTCGTACGTTTTGTCCTCGGCAGCTCCTGAGTCTCCTTAAACAAATGTGGTGCCCAGCCCTTTTACCATTGTGGATGCGAATGCCCCTGCCTCCGAGGGGCAAAAGACTCGAAGAGCTTCGAGCTGAGACCCTCGCCCTGAAGGAGGAAGAACTTTCCCTGAAGGAGGAAGAACTTTCTTTTCGAGAAGACACACTGAGGCTAAGAACCGAAGAGCTGAGGCTAAGAGCCCAGACCCTGGCCCTTAAAGAGCTGGGGCTTAAAATTGAGTTAAACGAGTTAAACAAGTTGAAACAACCCCGAAAACAATGAACATCGAACTTGCAACACCTGGAACACGAGTAGCCTACGTCCCACTTCATGCCTCAGGATGCCTAGACCACTTTGACGTTGAGTACGGCACGGTGTCCTCTCACAATGGCAAGAATGTTTTCGTAAAGTTCAACGAGGCAGTGTCCCGTTTTGGGTGGGACGGGGCTACATCTCGGGCTTGTGACCCTGCCGACTTAGTGAAGGTTTGACCGATTAACCCTTAGCGGGGTTCCCTGTCTTGTTCACGTTACAAACACTCGCTACACTTAGTTATCACACTCCGAAAACAACCTGAGCTTAAGCATGGACAAGCCCTTCCTCTTAATTGCCGGCGATCATTACTACCCTTCACAAGGGTCAGAAGATTGGATAGCTCGTTTTGAAACTGTTAGCTAGGCTAGAGAGCAAATCGAGTACGTTGACTGCCCTAAGTTCTTCAAATCTGGCCCCATGAAAGGCCAACTAAAAAGCAACGACATCACCTACCGAATTAAGTGCAGCAAAGACCCAGACCGGGAGTACGACTGGTACGAGATTGTTGACGTAAGGGACTGGGATTGAAAACTGCTAGTAACACACGTAGACAAACCAGTAACTGGAAAAATGACAATTACACGAAAAGAAATTGAAGACGGGATGATCCTGTTTTGCAAGTCAGGCAGCCACGCCTATGGTCTCAACACCGAGATGTCTGACTTGGACTTTAAGGGCATCTGTGTGGCTCCACAGCGGTTTTACACCACTCTCGAAACATTTGAGCAAAAGGATAAAGGTTGGGCAGAGCACGGGAAGGAAACTATCGAAACTAGATTCCCTGAGTTAGATAACTCGGATTCAGTGGTGTACGGCATTCGCAGGTACCTGAGCTTGTTGCGGTCGCAGAACCCTAACATTTTAGAGATGCTCTGGCAAACTCCAGACAGTTATCTGTACCTAGACTTTCTAGGGCAGTCTCTAATTGACAACCGAAAGAAGTTAATTTCCAAAAGAATCTCTGGCACATTCGTTCAGTACGCAAGGTCCCAGATCAAGAAAATGGAGACTCACCGCAAGTGGCTGTTAGACCCTCCGACACAGCGACCGACATGGGAAGACTACGGGGTTTCTTCGCCGAGCTTAACCCCCTCTCAAATCGAGTCATTCATTGAGTACTTGTACCTGCTGATTAAAGACAGAATCGAATACTACCAACCTTCAGTCGAGCTGTACGAGTTACTCAACGACCGAGTTGATTGGAAAGGAATTTTGAAGCAGAGTGTCTTACCGGAAGAGTGCTTCGACGAGACGCAGAAAATCACGAGGGCAAGTTACGAGTACATGGCCCTTCTTCACTCAAGCCAGCAGTACCGGGCCGACTTAAAAAGATGGAACAACTACCAAGATTGGCTAGTCAATCGGAACGTAAAACGGTCCGAAATCGAGCGAGCTTGCGGGTACGACGGGAAGAACGCCAGCCACTGTGTTCGACTTATGAAAATGGCCATTGAGGGAATGCGAACCGGAGAGCTTCTTGTGAATAGAAAGTTGGTTGGAGACGCAGATTTTCTTCTGGACATTAAGTACGGCAGGATTACGTATGACGAACTAAGCACAATTGTAACTCAGCTCTTTAAGGAGGCTGAGCACGTGGTGAAGAACGAGTGCGTCTTGCCGAACACGGTAGATGACCAACTCATCAACACTCTCTGTGCTGAGACTGTGGAAAAATTTCAAAGTCTCGGTTGTATTGAGAACCGGTGAGCGCAAGGGTAACATTTTCTGTGCGAATGCATACTACTCCCATGACAATTGAGACTGAAGCCGTCGAAAAAATTGAGTTGGTTTTCTCGCACATAAAAAACGTGCAGAGGAGCTGCTATAAGCTTGGCCTGAAGCTTATGAAACGTGGCGACATTGAGCTGGGGCGCAACTTAATCGCAAACGGGCAGATTCATGACAATTCAAAGTTCAAGGGAATTGAATTTGCACACCTTTTTCACTCAGATCCCTTGCTATCTGAAGTCGTAAAGCACCACCAGTCAGTAAACCCTCACCACCCAGAGTACTGGGGAAGCATTCACGACATGCCCAAAGTTTACGTCGCTGAGATGGTTTGCGACTGGTACGCAAGGTCCACCGAGTTCGGAACAGGAGTGAGAGAGTGGATTGACGACAAGGCAACCGGAAAGTTCTCTTTTACAGTCGATGACCCCATCTACGCGACCATACAGGAAATGCTATCGTTGCTCCTTGAGCCTTCCTTCACCTGACTCCTGCAATTTCTTGGTTAGACCAGAGGCGGTTAACCGCTTGCTCCGGGGCGGTTTCCCGGCTTGTTTCTGCGTAGCATAAACGGTATAGTATTTACATGAGCAGCGGTGCTCAGACACTTAGCCCCCTAACTCAGGAGACCCAATGGACTTTCAGGAATTTGTCGAATGGGCTTCCAACCAACCCCAGACCAAGGGTATTCGGTGGGGTCAACACCTTGTTAACCAGCTTATGCACTGCAGCCCGGTCGCATACAGCAGAGTTCCCGAGGACCTAGACCCCTTCTACAGCGACACTCTTGTCCCAGGGTTCCTGGCCTTCCTAGGCGATAACTGGGGGAGTCTTACCACTCCGCTGTACCACCCTGAGATGGAGGAATGCGCTTAGTCCCCCGGTCAAACAAAGCCAGGGCAGCCCTGGAAAAGTCGATGGGCGGTGACAGCGCCGTTCGGCTGGAAAAACGCACTGGCAACAAAGTACTTGTCTCTTCCAAGAGTGGGTACTGCGTGTGGGTCGACCTTTCGGGAGACCCGAACTGGGATCTTGTCCTTTAACCCTGCCCCATGAAGTTTATACTGAGTTTAACCCTCTGCACTCTATGCTTGTTTTCTTCGGCACAACCTGCTTTCGCCTACCACCCGGAAGGGTGGAGACCTTTCTGGTCAAAGGACGCTCAGAGAGTCACAGAGGAAAACTGCAAGTTAGTCGCTGGAGCACAAAGTGTTGGGACACAAACTTGGGAGTTTCTCTACAAGTGCCCCAACGGTGACTCCTTCTGGTCCGAGGTTCTCATTCCATTCAACCCCACACTGCTTACTCCGCCCTTCTCATCAAATGGAAAAGCGTCACCAGACTCAGACTGAAGTCCCCTCGCAGACCTTGGGAGACCCCATAGCCCTGAGTAGCACAGTTGTGGATGGCCTCTGGATCCTGATAATTGTGGCACTATCCCTCTCTGCTCTACTCAGGGTCTCCCGAAGCAGGGTCTTTCGCCAGAAGTCCCGGTTTTGACTACACTAAAAACACTCTCCGGTAACTCCCGCAAAGTCCATGGAACTCTATCGTAGTCTCACAGCTGAAGAAGATGACTCTTTTCGTAGCTGGGCCAGGGAAAACTACGTCCCGTTTTCCGAGATAAAAGGATTCTGGCACCCTTCTGTGCAAGCAGAGTGTGTTCTCATGAATTCTGAAGCCGGTTTACTCACCCCATCTCACAGTTAAACTGTTAACACAATGTCTCACCTTGATTGTTCCGAAGATGACTACAAACTAAACCTTATGATTGAAGTGGATAACCTACTCTATAAGTTCCAAAAAGAAATACTCAGTACGAGGCAGGTTATCCCGTGGGCGAGCACCAGGGTTGGACCCTGCTACGCTGTCCCTCAGGACCAAGTTGTAGGGGGGTTTAAGGGGCTGAAGAAAGAGCTTTTAGCACTTTTAGTACGGAAGTACGACGTGAAACCGAAACTTGAGGGGCTTGCCGCTCATGACTGAAGGGGACCTTGAAAAGTTGTTAGAAATTCGAGAGGATTGCCGTTGCCGTTTGAGCAACCGCACTCTGACTCATGACTTGGGGGTTTCGGCCCCCTTACACCGCCAACTTTCCTGGCCAAAACAGCACCCTACACTCCAACCCACGCTGAAACACTGTGAACCTTGAACTAAAGGCCCTTAGTCCTTCAGGAAAGAAAAAGGCCAAGAAACTAATGTTGGACCCCGTAGAAATACGAAACTACGGTGTATTTAATTGGGCAGATTTCAAAAGTTCAGAAGACTTCTACCGGTTTAAGGTGGAGTGGGACACACACCAGGTCATGCGGGAGATCTTGTCTGGTTTGAACACCGAAGAGGTCACCCCGAATCCGACGAGCGACGCGGGAATTAACTGGACGAACTTGTCCGAGTCTCAAGAGAAAGTATTTAAGAACCTTGCCTGTATCGTCCTTGACCTAAGGCAGAAAGTGGAAAACGCTGAAGAAGCGGCGAGAGAAGTTTCACGGAGGTTGGACCTAGTATGATAATGCTACTGAAGGGACCCGATGGGAGAAAATATATAGCCGACTGGACCCCTGACAGGGAAAGTTGGTTAGTAACTGAGTTTGGTCCTAGAATTGGTTCCGATGTGCTGCCGTCAGAGTGGTGGGACAAGGAAGCCAGAAATCACTGGGGGCGATCCCAAACTTACGACAATCTTGATGCGTTTGCCATACTAGCATCCCACTAAGACTCCGACACGTTAACCCATCAGAACCAGGCAGGGGCCTAAATCAGTAGGAAAATGAAGATCCAATCAAAATTCAAGGACTACTACGACTATGTGGAGTATTTGTACTCTCAAGAAGGTGGTGACCCCTCGAACACTTACGTTCGCAAAGAGCTGTCACAGCCTGACCAACCGGACTCTTCGAATGTGTACGTAAACGTCAACGAAACCGAACGCATACCAGAAGTACCCACCAGAAGAGACTACTACGGGGAGATCCTTCCTTGGGTGTTTAAGTGGTGCTCAGTTTGCGGAGAGCTGTACCTTCTTGTCTCAAAGATAAATTTTAATCCTGATTGGAGACTAATTACAGAAGACCACCCATCCTTGCGCATGGTACACAGCAGCCACCGAAGATGGTTCGAAGAAATTAGGATGGACGAAATATGGGGTGTTCCGAACAAAAGTTGTGTGGATATCTCAAGACAACTTCAGGTTCCCGTATTCGTGATAGAACCCACTCCGAGGCTCAGCGGACTTAAAAAGTCGCCTCAAGTGGCCGTAAGTCGAGAGATCCCAAACCTTGGGAAGTTGGGATTCGCCTCAGTAATCCCGGCTGAGCAAATGTACCAAAATATATCAATGTTTATGGCCTCGCTGAGGGATAGCCCAGACAGTGTTCCGCCTGTGAGTGTATCGGACAAGGATCGACTCGTGCAGAAGGGGTTTGATGCTAAGATATCATTTCGAGGAAAGTTTCCCCGTGCTTAGCCCTTACCCATGGTGCGAGACTCTAACCCTTACCTTGGGTCTTATTTCCACCCAAGCAAGCCCGCTCAAACAAGAACCATACAAGGAAAATGACAACTTTCGACAAATGCCTCGGAGCCTTTATTGGCCTTGCGATCGGTGACGCGATGGGTGCGCCAGTGGAGTTCTCTCCACCGGGGACATTCGAGCCAGTCACAGGCTACCGAGAAGGAGGACCCTTTAATCTGCCGTCAGGCTACTGGACGGACGACACATCGCAGGCTGTTTGCCTTGCCGAGTCTTTTATTCATTGCAATGGGCAGATCAATCTTGGAGACCAAATGCGTCGGTACTCCAACTGGTACGAGTACGGAAGGAACAGCTCAACAGGTGTCTGTTTTGACATCGGCAATGGAACACTCCGTGCAATTGAGACTTTTCTCGTTGAGGGGTCTTTGGGTCTCTATCCGGAGAATTCGAAAGGAAACGGGTCTTTGATGCGTTTGTCCCCCGTTTCTATTGTTTACCACAAATCGAGTGAGGGGGACGCTGTAGCAGCTTGTGACGCGTCATCCTCAACAACCCATGGCCACTTGGCATCCGACCTATGCAAAGATCTCGGTCGTTTGCTGCACCGATACTTGAATGGTACGGGGGAGAAACCTGAAGTCTCGCCGGAGGGAATTGAAAATTCCGGGTACGCACCGAAGTCCTTAAACGCCGCACTCTACCATTTCGGGTCAACTTCGTCCTTTGAAGAGGCCATCCTGCAGGCTGTGAACTACGGGGACGACTCAGACACGGTTGCTGCGATCACGGGACAGCTAGCAGGTGCTTACTACGGTTACAAGGCTATTCCTAGGCGATGGATTTCAGGGTTGCACGACAGTGAAAGACTTTTGCTCATAGCAAGCACTTTGTACGACCTTTCGTTTGGGGCGGTTTCCCCCCCTTGTTTCTACTCTGAAATAACGTATAATACCCTTACTTAAGCTCTCGAAACCGCAAATGCATTTCTACGCGATCACACGCCGCGACCTTGACCCTGCTCAGCAAGCTATTCAGGCGGCTCACGCACAAGTTGAGTTTGCGAGAGTACACCCTGATTCTTTAGCCCAAGACCACCCGCCTTTCGTATGGCTATCGGCTGAGAACAAGTGGGAGCTTTTGCAACTCTCGTGTGTTCTTCGGAGTTACGGACTCTCGGTGGTAGAATTTCACGATCCAGACTACAAGGGGTTTGACCCCAGTGCCCTAGCGTGCCTGGTCGACGAAGACCACCGTTATTTGCTCTCTGAGTTCCCTTTATGGGTTCCCCTCAGGGCTACGCCGGTTGCAATCAAGGGGCAAACGGTAGCCTCACATTTTTTCTCACTACTGCGGGAAGGCAGCTTGGAAAACCACGCGGAGGGGTAAAGTACCTTAGTGCTTGCTTCGGTTGTACGAATGTACGGAGAAATTTCCCCCGATACCCTGGCGTTAATACACGACTTCACACGTTGTGTAAAACCGGACGGCGGGGTGTATGGTACAGCAGGACAGTGCCGCAAGGGGGTGGAGTCCGCAAAGGAAACTCGCAGCATTCGACGAGAGTCTGTACTTAAGAGTGTAGAACTTTACGAAAAGAATAGCTCTGACGCTCTAAACAAGAATCTAAGGACTCTTGAGGGAATGCTTTTGTCAAAGCCAGGGTACCGCACACCCCTCACAGAGAGTGCCCTAACCGCAATGCGATACCTTCGCCTAAAGACTCACTTGGCGAAGAAGGCAGAGCAAACACAACAAAAGGGTGCCCTTCAGGATCAATACGAAGAATTAGTGAGAAACTCACCGAAGTACACGCAAACACCCGGATCGAGCAAACCTTTACCGAAAGCCACGGTTGAGAAAGAGGTTGAGCTTCTTGAAAAGGAACTTGAAGCACTGAAGAAAAGAGTCCGAGCAATAGGAGAGCCTACCGACGACGTGTCAAGAGAGAAGCTTTTACACCTGCAAAAGGAAGGTATGGAGCTCGGTCGAACACTTTCGAGTGCTCGAAAGGGCACCTTGTTACCGCCGATTCTCACTTCTGTGTACGAACGACAAGGTTTTCATGCTCGACCGGAAGTTGTTGCAACACGATCGGAACTGGAATCAAGAAAAGATATAGCCCGGAACCCCGACGGAAGGCCAATTGTGGCTTATCGCGGCGTAAGTTCAAGTGAGTTTTCATTGCAGTTCAAGGGTGGTGGTCCCGAAGGAGACAAGCACTTTCCTGGTGGAGGGATTTACGGGAGTGGGAGTTACTCTGCTTCTTCCCCTTTGTCTGGTAAGGTTAAGCATGACAAGTGGGCCCAAGAGACAGCGAAAGACTATACAGGTGACTGGAGAAACGCCACAACCATGGTTTCAGCCTTTGCATTCCGGTCTGACGCTCGACTCGTACAGTTTGAGGGGGACGGGAAGCAGTTTAAGCAGTGGGAAGAAGAAACATTGAAAAAAGCAAGAGAGACGACGGGCTACGACCATCACGATGTTGGGTCCGCCGCTGCATCTCTTGGAGTGCATGCGTATAGAGTTCCACAGACCGATGGCCAAGACTTCTGGGTTGTTCTCAACCGTGGAGCAATCATCGTAGCGAACGACCCTGAATTAACACCGGACTAAAATGAACCTTAACGACCCCACAACCAGTCGCACTCTCGCGGCACTCATTCAGAATATTGCAGCTGATTCCCGCGAGCAATTTCGACAGGATGCTGCGCAGGCCCCAGACATGAAAACCTTTCTGAAAGGGTTGAACCGATACAAATCGACTCTGTGAGACTTTCTTGCAGTGAGACTGCTTATGGCGAAGCAATGGAAAAGCTCTTCACAGCTCAGTGGAACATTCCTCAGGCCGCCACCGCACTCGGGAAGCCAGTGAGCGAAGAAAGCTGGGACGAAACGAAAGAGTTATTCCGTGAATATTGTTTGGAACACACACCTATCGCCTTCAACGCCGGGTAGTTTACCAATTCGAGAAAGCGATATACTGTAAAAGTCCTGAGACGTAAATACGTCGCCCGTTATGAGTGGGTTCCCTGTCTTCGCAGACAAGGTAGGACTCGGAGCCTAACATTGCGCTCTTAAATAAAATGTGCCGTGGGAAAACGCACCTTGAAACAGGTGAGTGACCGTTTCCTATACGGATGCCGAATTCTCTTCAATAAATGCTCAACCTTGCTACACTTGTGGCCGTCTCCCTCGTTGGAACTGCTGCAACCCCTTTCAGCAACACCGTTGCCGCTAGGGACATTGCCCCAGAAACAACTTTCGAATCGCGCTTCATTTGCACAGGCTGCGGTCCAATCAATTCTCTGCCGACTCACGCTTACAAACTCACCCCAGAGCGTCGAGCCCTTTTAAACACCATTCGCTTCGCTGAAGGAACTTGGAAAGACGGCCATAATGATGGCTACCGAGTTGTATTTGGGGGTGGAACGGTGTCCACGCTAGACCGACATCCCAACCAAGTGCGCTACTCGCCGCGTTATGCTAGCGCAGCAGCGGGGGCCTACCAGTTTCTGCCAAGTACTTGGTATGAGGCAGCCCGAAAGCTCAACCTGAGCGATTTCGGTCCCACTAACCAGGATCAGGCTGCCTTGTACTTAATCGAGCGACGCGACGCTTTGCACCTCGCTGACTCTGGGAAGATTACCCCAACTCTACTCGCAAGACTCGCACCAGAATGGGCTTCCCTTCCAACTTACAATGGAAGCAGTTACTACGATCAGCCGGTCAAAACCTACGACAACCTTCGCCTCTTCTACGAAAACAACTTGGCGATGCTGCGCCAGGAGGAAGGTTGATGGGCGGTTTCCCGAACTTTACCTTGGGCCTTTTACGAGCTAAGCTTGGGTCCAGCCCGAAACGGCTTCAGCTAGGTACACCTTCGCTGGGCCAACGGGCACTGAGCCGTGGTTGCGCAATGCAACGAACACGGATGTTCAACTCTACTTTATCCATGCGTCTTACAAGACTCGCTTCATTCTTTCTCGCCGCCGGACTTCTCTCCGGAGCACCCGCTCAAGCAAGGCAGTGTGGTCAAGCCAGCTGGTACGGTCCAGGCCTCTACGGAAATAAAACTGCCAACGGGGAGACTTTCCGACCCGGAACCATGACCGCTGCTCACCCGTACCTCCCCCTCGGGTCTTGGGTGCGAGTTGTCAATCGCGACAACGGGCTTATTGCCGACGTTCGCATTAACGACCGAGGACCCTATGTCGGTGGACGAATCATCGACCTGGGGCACGGATCTGCTCAGCGTCTTCGAGTAACTGAGAGTGGACTCGCTAACGTTTGCATCACTCGCATTTAGCCCCTTCGGGTGATGACCCTGGTTGTCACCCTTTTCCTTAGTTGTCTTTCCCAATGATTTTCTACGATTCAGCCACCGCTCAACGATTTGGGACTCAATTGTGCGAAGCACGGCTTTCTCAGGGATGGTCCAAGCAGGACATTGCGTTTGCCGCACAAATACCCGTAGAACTTCTTCGAAAAATTGAGCGTGGATCCAAGGTAGACGTGGGATTTGTGGCAGATGTTGCAAGAGTGCTCGGGATTGTACTCACAATATTGCCTTTCCGTTCAACACCGTTTTTTACCGTCGAATGTAATTCTCTTGAGGTTAATCCATGAAAATGTTACAGCTTAAGCAGAAAGAACCCAACGGCTTCACCCTCTTGGAACTCGTAATTTGCGTGACCATCACTCTCATACTCCTTTCTGTCTCATCGAGTTTACTATTCGGTAAAAGTCCGTACAGAATGAGTGACTGTGTTCGATCCGGGGGAAACTGGACCCAAGGTACGGAGAACGGCAGCCCTGTCGCTCTTTGCACTTATGGCCCTGGCCATGGCTCCACAAGTCCTGAGAACTAACACAACCACCGTAGTTGTAGCTCTAAGAGGGTTAGCAAAGTTTTGCAAAGGTTCGCACCCTTACAACTACTTTCCGGGAATTGTAACCCGGTTCTGTACAGAAAACACACACAAAAACAAACATGACTTTTAAACTTATTGCCGCATTGGCAGTTGTCTCCTCCCTGTCAACCCCTGTATTGGCGTCCGAGGTTGGAAACTACGTCGGAGTTGGAGTGAATCTTAACCGCCAAGGAGTTGACGGTACCGAGTACACTTCGAACCGCACCGTCGCTGGAGTTGCGGTTCAGTCGCGGTTCCGTCTGAGCGAGCCATCCAATGTATCCGCCTCTGTTCGACCTTTCTTTAACTTTGCGGCTGGCCCCGACAGCCAAATTGGTACTGCCGCTGGTGTCCTTGGCACCGTTGATTTCTCCCTAACCGGACGCGAAGTTGCTGATTCGTATATGAGTGACACGAACCTTTACGTTGGTGTGGGGGGTCAATGGGCGTTGACGAACAACGGACAAGCCAACTACCAGACAAGTGTAGGACAAGGATCCCAGTTCCTCTTCGTTGCAGGTGTTGAGCGTTCCTTCTCGCCGTCTCTCGTCGGGTTCGCTGACGTGAAGTTCCCCACTCAAACGAATGGTGTTTCGGGGACGGCCTACGCACCTGTCGGCACCGTTGGCCTGGGATTCAAGTTCTGATCCCCGTCTAATAAAAGGGAGGGTTACCCTCCCTCTTTCCTTCAAAACCACAAAATGACCAACTTTCGACAGGACATAAAAGAACGACTTGAGCGGTCTAAGTTGACAGAACTAGACCTTGAAGAAGCTTGTTGCAACTATGTTTATTTGCAGCTGGGTGTAAACCCTTGCATGTCACTTAAGCAGTACTACGAGATGAAGGGAGTGTATGTAAACGACTACAGCGAGGATAGCGATGTCAATAAACCTCTTTGGGTGGAACAGATTTACCACGTAATGTCATTTATAGAAATGACGCAGGCTGTTTCTGGTATGAAGAGCACCAAGACTGCCCGACAAATAGACGAGATTTTGGCGCACAGGAAAATAGACGAGATTTTTAGGGCGGCAGCAGAGGAACCCTCACGGGTTGCCCCCGATTAAACATACGGTGGGTCAAGGGGGGCGGTTTCCCGCCCTTGTTTCTGCATCGCAGAAACGCTATACTAAATCAGTTGAAGGACACCCGCAATGACAAACCCGCAGTGGGACGACAAAGAGTACCGAGAAGCTTACATGGAAGCCTCCATTGAGCAAGCGATTTCCTGGCAAGTAAAAATAAACAGGCAAAAGCGAGGTCTGACAAAACAACAACTTGCAGATAAGGCTGGAGTTATAGTGGGAGTTATAGAGAGGTTAGAAGACCCCGAGATAAACGACCACAGCATAGATCTCCTGGTGAAAGTGGCCAAAGCTTTTGACTGTGCTCTCTCAATTAAGCTGCTCTCATACGAGCAACTCGCGCAAGAAAGTCTCGATTTGTCCGAAGAGACTCAGTATGTCCTGCCCTTTCGCACTCGCACCTCCCCGTTAACCCACTCGCCGGAGCAAACCCAATGAAAACCCTCAGAGACAGAATCCAAGCACTTACCAAGCAAAACCTCCAACAACTAACCGAAGACTACGAACAGTTTGAGAGAGACGGGGCGATTGGTGACTGCTACCTTCGTTCAACTGCGAAAGAATTTGCAGAGTCTCTCGGGATACAGGTATCCGGCGTGTTGTGGATGGACAGGGTCGCCTTCGAGGCATACCGTGAGCTTTACTACCGAGTACTGCAGGACTTACCGTACGAGTGCAGCGGAAGTGGGTACACGGTCTAGTTTCACCCCCGTACGCGGCGGGAAACCGCCCTTTACCCCCACCCCTAAACAAGCTATAGTAAGCTCACACCGTAAAACAACAATGCACGTGACCGAAACTGAAGAGTATCAGAAAACAGAGCCGATTGAGGTTTACTCGAATCGCGACGGACAAAACCTGTACAAGATTTCAAAGACCTCCTTTACGTTCAGTGCCGGTGAAAGGCAGGTTCGATTGCACGACACTCCCACGAGTTCGACTGACATTATCGTAGACGCAGACATACACAGCGGAGAAAGTTTCGCAGAACTTCTTCTGACTCTGTCGGCAATCAAAGACCTTCCTGTGCTGCGAAGTCTACAATTGGATATCCCGTACTTCCCTTATAGCCGCCAAGACCGCCAGTGCGCCGAAGGGGAAGCGTTTTCGCTAAGAACTTTTGTAAAAGCTCTCGCTCCCTACCTTGACGGGGTAGGCGATAGGGTGTACACATGGGACGTGCACAGCCACGTTGCAAATGAGCTCATTCGAACCGAAATCGGCTGCGAGTTCAACAACCTACAACCCCAACTGTTTCTCCAGAAGTTCAAAGACCGGGGGCAAGAGTTTAGTGCTAAGACAATTGTGATTGCTCCGGATAAAGGTGCAGTCGAAAGAGCAACCCTCGTTCAACAAGCACTGGGACTCCACTCTGTAGTGTACGCTACGAAAGTTCGCAACCCCAAAGACGGGCAAATCCTAAGGACGGAAGTTCCAGAAGACGTCAGTTACAAGGGCAAAAACCTTCTGATTGTAGACGACATCTGCGACGGTGGTCGCACCTTTATCGAACTCGCCAAGGTGCTACGTCAGTTCGACCCGTCTCGAATTGACCTTTATGTCACCCATGGAATTTTCTCTAAGGGTTTTGAGGTGTTTGGGGACTTGATTGACAACTTTTATGTTGCGAACTTACTACCAAACAGATCCTTCTACAAAGAGCTTCCCTCGAACTTGACCCACCTTCGCACCGAAAACTACCCCACCCCACGCAACCAACCATGAAAATTTTTGCGCCCCACGCAACCGACTTTTACAAGACGGGACACCCTTCGCAAAACCCTGAAGGCACCGAAGTAATCTACGCCAACATGACGGCAAGGTCCGACCGTCTGGCGAACATGCCTGCTGATTTCGATCACAAGATCGTCGTGGCGAATGTCCAAGGGACAATGAAGTGGATGCTGAGGGATCTTTGGAATGAGACCTTTTTTCAGCAACCCAAGGCCAAGGTGTTGGATAAGTACAAACGGCGAATGGATTCATCCCTCGGCGAAGGTGTCGTAGGAACGGACCACATTGCTGAGCTTCACGACATGGGTTACATGCCGCTGCATGTGAAGGCACTACCCGAGGGCAGCCGTGTTAACATCGGAGTGCCGTTTCTGACGGCGCAAAACACACACAATGAGTTTAAGTGGCTGGCCCCGTGGTTAACCAACTATGTCGAAACCGCCAAGTCGTCTGAGCTGTGGAAGGCCATCAACGTGGCAACCATCGCCTACGAGTTTCGCCGTCTTCTCGACCACTACGCTGAAACCACAGGGAGTAATCCGCAGTTTGTTGACTTTCAGGGGCACGACTTCTCCGCTCGCGGAGTCGGAGGCATTCACGATGCCGCTGCGCACCAAATCGGCCACCTTTTTTCCTTCAAGGGCACGGACACAATCCTTTCCATTGATTATTTGGAGGATTACTACGATTGCGGTTCCAATTTCATTGGGGGTAGTATTCCCGCTACGGAACACAGTGTGACCTGCCTTGGCGGTCAAAGAAACGAATTAGAGACAATTCGTCGAATTATTACAAAAGTATACCCAACTGGGCCGGTCAGTGTAGTTTTTGACACTTGGAACTACTGGGATGCACTGACTGTTATTGCACCCGCACTTAAGGAAGACATCTTAAATCGTCGTCCGAATTCTCAGGGCATCGCTAAGGTCGTATTCCGTCCCGACAGTGGTGACCCTGAGAAAATCATCTGCGGTGACGCTGACGCTGAGCCAGGTAGCCGAGAGTACAAAGGTTCGCTTGAGCTTTTATGGGAGGTCTTCGGAGGAACGGTAAACGAGAAGGGTTTCAAGGTACTGAACCCTCGAGTTGGCTTAATTTACGGCGACTCAATCACTCTTCCACGGGCCAGGGCCATCCTGGAGCACATGAGGCAGCTTGGGTGGGCGTCCGAAAACATCGTGTTCGGTATCGGTTCCTACACCTATCAATACCATACACGGGACACGTTCGGTATCGCATACAAAACGACCTGGGGGCAAATTAACGGTGTCGCCGTTGAAACTATGAAGGACCCCATTACGGATCGCGGCACGAAAAAGTCGGCGTTGGGTCTACTGCGAGTTGAAAAGGATGGGGAGAACTTTGTTCTTCATCAACAGCAGACTCGTGAGCAAGAGCAGCGAGGCGAGCTTCGCACCGTGTTCTTAAACAGCGTGGTTTACGGGGAGGATGTAAACTCACTGCCTAACATTCGTACTCGACTTCTCAACCCCGCAGCTTAGGCTTGGTACAAGGGGGTTTACACCCCCTGTTCCGGGGTATAATTCTGAAAGAACTGACGTTCCCTCGTGCGATGGGGAAACACTTAAATCACCAAGGTCATGGACTACAAGACAATCGCATACAAGAAAACCATTCTGGTTTTAAATGCCACGTACGAACCCTTGAACCAGACCTCGTGGCGAAGGGCTAGAGTGCTTGTATTGAAGGACAAGGCCCATGTCGTGTCCAGCCGCACCATTCGCCTAAAGACATACGTTAAGGTTCCCCAAGCCAAGATGGCAGCGGCGAAGCCCTCTCGCACCTTGATTCTAAAACGGGACAATCACACCTGCCAGTATTGCGAGTACTCCGGTCCTAAACTAACACTGGATCACGTTTTACCAAAGTCAAGAGGTGGCCAAGACACGTGGCAAAACCTTGTCACCAGCTGCCTTGAGTGCAACAATTGCAAGGACAATCGCACCCCGGAAGAGTGGGCGGTTGCCCTGAAGAAGGTGTTTTCGAAGGAAACCACGAATGTTTCTTCACTGCCTTTTAGCTGGGATAGCTTTCAGATTGGGATGATGGAAACCCGCGTCACTCGACGTGGCACCACTCTCGCCTCAAAACCGAAGGCACCTTACAGCAAAATGTCCGTTACAATCAGCACGGCAGAAGTAGAAGAGTGGCGTGAGTACGTCTATGTCTGACTCTGGGCAGTGTATACGACACACCCACGAGGACCTAAAGGGGACATCCTGGTGCGGGAGAATCCTTTGTAGCTCCGACTGGGTGTTTCAGAGTTTAGACCATGCTGCGTGCGCTCAAATGGGCGAGAGTTGCCAAGTTCCTTGCAAAAGGTGCCTAGAGACGGCTACGGAAGCATTGAGTGGGAGCTATACGCTACCCGCCCAGCAAAACAGCAACCCTGAGCAAACCACACCGGACGACTCCGTTCATGGGCATAAGATACTTGGAGAACTACAGAGAATTGTAGACCTTATTGGGGAAGGGCAGGTTAGACTGGATTCCACAACACAAGATATCACCTATAGTAATCTTTGGGACCTTTACGACTGAGTTCACCATGTTAAATAAACGCCTACAAGAAATCCTAAGCCAGCACCCTGACGACTTCGAAGTTATCCTGGCTACTCGCAGAAAACACGGCTATTGCTTTGAGAACGAGTTTACTATAGACAACATGGAAGTAAATCATTGTAGCTATACCACAAAGTGGCAGAGTAACATCGATCACTATTCCTTCGTATACACTATATGTCAGTATCGAGACGAAGTTGACGGTGAACTTGTTGACCTTGAAATTCCCATGGTAACAAAGAGAGTCATAGTTTTAGAGGCTTAGTCTGTGCGAAAGGTTAAAGGAATAGTAAAGGGAGCGAAGTTGCTGGCTGAACTCACCCTGTACTTTGCCGTGGCGTGCGGATCAGCTTATGGTGCCTTGAGACAGGGTTGGCCACCCGAGATTCTGGCGGTGTCAGTAATTGCCGGCGGGTGGACTTACTTATTCTTGGACTCAGATGGCTACTAGCCCACATACTCGATTAACCGTTTGCTTTAGGGCGGTTCTCCGCCTTGTTTATGCTCCGAAAAAGCGGTAAAATAACCAAGTATCCAAGACCCATACAAAAATGACACCTTCCCCTCTGTATAAATCCAGTGGTAGCTACTTTATTGACTTTCCACCCCTACCTGGAGAGGAGGAGGGATGCAATCACGTAGAAATATACGAGTACGACCACTGTGAGTGGTTCTGGTTGAACGAGGAAGAACACTCGGGTCCTTGGGGTAGCCTCAAAGAAGCTGAAGGGTCAGCACGTGGAATTTACGCAAGCAAGTGTTTGGAGAGAGTTCGCAACGATCTAAAAGACGCTTTTGAGCCCTTTAATGGCGAATGCTTAGATGCGTCTAACGTGGAAACCCTCAAGGACTCTCTACGAGACGTGATTGTAAAGTACATCCCACTACCGTCTGTGCCAGTACTAAACTGGAAAGTTTTTTGCGACGATTCAAACAACTCTCCGCAAGATATCGGCAATGGCGTGATAAACGTTACAATCATCTGCTCAACCTCAAGAACCAGTAAACACGAGACCCCAAATGACCAGTAACAACGGAAATCAATCACCGTACACTCCACGAAAACCAGTTTTACCGACACCGCCAGTAGTGCGGTCAAATAAGTCTAGCCCTTACGACGCAAGCGGGAGACCTAAAGCAGAATGACACCAAATTCTCTTCAACTCACAATAAAAACATTTAACTACTGGAAGAATTGGATTTCGGTACCACAGGAAACTACCCTTTGGGCCCTCAATTGTGACACTGAAGGTCTTTTCTGGCACGACGGCCACCACGCAACTTTCTGGTACCTGCTGAGTGTTTCGTGGTATGCCATGAACGATAAGCTTTACGCTTACACCGGCTGCAAAGAACCTTTTGACGGGTTGCTTCAGGACTTTGATCTTGACGAATACTACTCCTGACTTCACCATGAACTTTCGAACCGCATGGCTTCGCTTTTACTACTCGGTAAAAGACTCTTTCGATGTGTTGGAGTGTCCTGACGACTACGATCACAGTGAGTCAGCCTTACCTCCACATGTTGACTGCCGGTTTATCCACGTCAACTCGAGATCAGGTGCGCTAGGGAACTTTCGGTGGGTAAACTCAAACCCTTCCTCAGAGGGCTGTGTCAATACCTGGGGACGAATCATCTGGGCTGGACGATGGTCCCTGTTTGTTGTACCAGGTCGAATTCCCCGGTCCACGAGAAGCAAAAGACTCGAAGAGCTTCGGGCTCCGCGTTGGGGCGGTTAACCGTTTGCTCCGGGGCGGTTTCCCCGCCTTGCCTTTCCGAGAGGAAAGCGGTATACTTAACTTGTGACCCCCAAAGACTCTTCAAATGGCACAGAAACTTTTCAAAGTTGAGCGGTACGAATTTGACTTTGTGCTGGCCGAAGACGCAAAACAGGCCAGAGACTTTGAGATCGGGGACAGCGACCCGACAAAGACTGTGACTGAGATCACAGAGATGTCTCCCGAACAAGAGGGGTTTAAATGGAACCCGTACGATGCTAGATCCCGCACTTGGGCTGACGAAACCTGCGGAGTATGGCTCAAGCGTACCGAAGGGGACCGTCTTCGTGAGAAAGAAGCAGAGCAACTTGTAGGACTTGCCTTGTCTAAGCTTTCCTCAGTGGAGAAAGCCGCAGTTTTGGAATGGGCGTCGAAACAACCGAAGGTCTGACCTTTGCTCTGGTAACCTACTACAAGAAAGTGCCCAACCCAACTAGCGAAACCTTCGACAAGATCCTAAGCTTCGACCCTTTAGCCGCCGCCGAACGTTTAACCGAATCTTCCTACAAAGAGAGCCCAGGTACAGTGTCCCTTGGAATGGCAATGGCTCAGGAATACAATCGTCTAAAGTCCCGAGCTCTGTCTGAGACCAACGACACCTTCTTAGGCATTACTTTTGACGACTATCTTGGAGTCTTAGACAGCTTGGGGTTCAAAGAACTACTTTCCGGTGCTGTTCCTGGTACAGAGGACAAATGGGCAGTTTACTGGAGGGATGGAGTTTTGGTTTTTTCCGACTCTTACGGTGGTGGAAAAAGTCTCAATAGTGGAAGGGCATATTTTAACTACTCACCCAAAAACAGCGAAAGTGCGTACTTGCCAGGGTTTAGCGGGTGTGCGGTTTTAGACGACAACGAAAGAGCGGTGTGGGCAGGGTACATTGACGTTGGAAAGGGCTTACGCCACCGCCTTACAACAATGGAACAGAACGGTCAGTTACTGAAAGGGTGGCTGAAGCAACCCTTTCTTTGGTTGTTGCACTACAATGACACAAAAGCTCCGGGATACTCCTACGAGGATATAAACAAGCAAAGGTTGGAACAGCTCCCTGACGATGTGCAAAAAGCGATCCAAGGGCGGTTACCTTAAACCCGCACAAAAGTGTTCAGCATAGCTAGAGAAACCTTCAACGAGACTCCAAGGTACACAGCCACCGAATGAAACTCCTAACCCACCAGAGAAACCACGACTCGAACTCACTAAGAGACGACTTTCTCTTTGACGACGGAAACTTTTACCGCAGAGTAACTCCGAGAGGAGTGCGGGTCAGGACACCACCCGAATGGCTCAAGTCCACAGGTTATGTTATCCACGGGTATTACCCTGTAGCCAACCCAAACAAAGTCAAAGATCTAGAAACAGCGTACCAACACTGGTTATCTCCCGCTAATTCAGAGAGACAAACTTACAAGCCCATGGCAGCCCCGACGCTAGACCCGCAGCAGATTCAGCAACTTATTGAGGCAATTCAACAGCTTTCCGCAAAGCTCGACGCCCTTTCAGTCGTTGACCACACCGTGGACAAGATAACGGATAGCATTCTCACGTACAGTCTGCTTTTCCCGAAGATTTGACACTATGGGCGCCGAGGACGGTTTCCACCCTTGTCTTTGCTCGGCAAAGACGGTATGATTACTCTAGTAGAGATACTCGAACCAATGACAAACCTCCCTGAGAACATCACAATTAAAGAGACCTGTATTCTCAACAATGAAACCACTTTCTGTGGGAAGTTCAGCGACATTAAGAGAGCCCTTGACAAGCTCGAGAAAGAGGGTTGGGAGGGTATTGAGTATACTTGTTGGTTTGGGTCTGATGTGTTCGATCTCTATAGGCACCGCCCAGAAACAAACGAAGAGCGGGACAAAAGGCTAAGTGCCATTAGTAAAAAAGCGCAAAAGGAAGCAATCGCAAAGGAAGTGCGGCGACAAAGGTATGAAACGCTGCGAAAGGAATTTGAGAATGATTAGTCGCCCCGAACCCCTCTAACCCCTACCTAAGTCACTCGACTATCTAATCTCGCATGGACCCGAATCGCAACTCACTCGAAACTCTCCTCAAACTGCCAATTCACAGGTTGTTAACCTATTATCGTGCAAATTTTTCTAGCTTCGCCTACGACGAAGACGAAGAGGGTTCCGCAACTAAGCGGTTTGAGCACCAAAAAGCCGCAATCAAGGAAGAGCTGGCACGTCGAGAGCATGTTTCTAGGGCTAAGACCCGCAACTGACCTGTTACCCCTAAACTTCACATTCATCCCACTAGTGTAAAATGGCAAGAATCACCGAAGAACAAGGTTTAAGCTTAGCTCAAGATGTTTGGATTGTTGACTTGCATGAGTCTGAGCGAGAATGGGGAAGCGAGTCCTGGTCCGAATTCTTCACGACTTTTGTGGAGGCCAACGAGCGGTATACTACAGTGAACGCCGTAAACCCTGCGGATCATGTTCCCGACTACTACATCGTTGCATCGAAGCCTCGCAAGGCCATCCCGCGTCTTACTTGACTACCTTGAGGGGCGGTTAACCCCCTTGCCCTAGGGCGGTTTACACCCTTGTTTCTGCTCTGCAGAAACGGTATAATTGGTTCGTGACCAAAGCACCCCAACCCATGAAGTCTCCCCCTGAATCAGTTACAGGAAAACTTTTGCTGAAGCCAGGGGACAGTGTGTTTGTTCCTGGAAAAATACTTAAAAATTCACCCGACGGTCGAACCTGGGGCACTGAAGTTCCTTACCTTCACTTTCGGAAGAGTCCAGTAAAAGACGGTCTCTACGTTGTGTCCGACATCTGGATGCACCCGAAAGCAACGGACCCGAACGTTCCATCCTCATACTGCTACACTCTGGTAAGAGTCCGTGAGGATCGTACTTGGACAAAAGGGTGGAGAGTCCTCCAAACCTCCTTCGCACCTGAAGACCTGACCTCAACAAAACTCCCGTACAACTGCGTCGACTGGGACAATCTCATTCGAGACGAAATAGTTAAGACCGCTGCGTACACGCCTGGCGAAAAGTTCGACATGGACGAGTTTAGAAAGGATCTCGGCCAAGTTCTTTACAAGCACAAGGTTACTCTGTCGATCGACGAGAAATTCTCCGATGACTGGGACGAGCACGGCACTGGCCACCTTGTTGTACTCGTCAACGGAGAGATAAAAGGAGACCTCGGGACTAACTTCCCTATTCGAAGGTCCGAGCCGAAGTGAGACAATGGGAAACAAAACCGCTAAGGGCGGTTTCCCGCCATTGTTTCTGCTCTGCAGAAACGGTATCATTGATTCATGGACACACCCCCGGACAAACCAATGCAAATCTGGCAAACGTATCGCAACTCCGACGAAACCGAGGGCAGGGGGCCAATGGTCCCGGATCTCGCTTTCCTTCACCAGGCTCATGCTGAAAGATACATTGATGAGCAACCTGGAGTTATGGGGTTACTGGGCCGGAGAGGAGACTGGGAGATTAAACCGGTTAACGTGATTGACTACGACATCGTTCAGGCGAAAGCCAGCAAGGAGAAAATTCGCCAGGAAGCCCTTAGGAAGCTCTCAAGAGAAGAGAAAGAAGCCCTTGGCCTGACTGACCCTTGAAAGGGCGGTTTGCCCCCTTTTTTCCTTATCGGCTGACCCCATACTAAAAAATGGAACTAAACCTGCGCCACTTTCTAATCGACTGGTTAAACTACCGGGTCGAGACTGCTTTTGAAGCACTTGCCGAGCACGACATTCGTGTCGCTCGCGACGAACGTTACCCTGCTCTTTTTAACTTGAAGTATGGCAGTGTAATGGCGGACAAGTCACTACCGATTGTTCGTGCCTGCCGTGGTGCCGTAGTCGAACTTGTTGACGATGGCACGGGCTCCCCGTACTTTCGGCTGGTTGCGTACGCCTTCGACCGCTTTTTCAACGTTGGCGAGGGGTATGCCGCTGAGATTGATTGGTCCACTGCCCGTGTAGCTGAGAAGTATGACGGGTCTCTGATCAAGTTGTTCAACTATAAAGGAGAGTGGTTGGTATCAACATCGGGTTCAGTCGCTGGTTCTTCGGAAGTCGGGACCACGGGTCGCTCCTTCTCCGAGTTGTTTTGGCACGTTTTTAATGAAGTTGAATATGACCGGGCTGACCTCGACCCTTATTTTGTCTACGTCTACGAATTGTGCCACAAAGACAACAAAATTGTTGTAGACTACGAGACTCCCCTTTTACCTCTCTTAACTGTACGTAGCGTAATAGATGACCTGAACGAAAAGGATCTCAAGTACTTTGAGAACCGTTTCAATATCGCTCAGACCTACGACCTGCGCTCACATGAAGCTGTAACCCAGTTTGTAAACGACTCTTCTCGTGGTACCGCTGAAGGCGTAATTATTGTCGACGGAAACGGAAACCGCCAGAAAGACAAGTCCAACGTCTATTGTCAGTTGCACAGGGTTAAAGGAAACGGCGAACCGGATTTCTCCGAGCTTTTCCTGAACGACGACTTGGAAGAGTTTCTGCTTCACTTTCCCGAGTATCGTGGGGGTTTTGACGTTCACCTGCGTTCCATCGAAGTGATGGAGAGTGCGGTGAGCGAGAACATGAGGGCTCACAACCATCTTAACCAGAAGGATTTCGCTCAAGCCGTACTTGCCGAGTCAAAAGAACTTTCTGGAGCATGCTTTGCGATTCGATCCGGCAAAGTCGGATCCTTTGCAGAGTGGCTCGAAGGTTTAACCCCAAAAAAGCTCGACGTTTTGCTTGGGATTGCCTGACTATCCCACTTTTCACCTTGCGCACACATCTGAGACAAATGTACAAAGTCACATTCACAAACGCCCACCTTGAAAACCGCACCATCGAGTGCAGATTTTACGACTTGGAATTAAGTAGTATTCCGGCAAAGGGAAGCACGTTGACACTAGAGCAAGTAACCTACCGTGTGGGTGACGCCCACTGGTTCATTAGCTATAACGACTCTCCAATGAACAGAGGAAGGAACGCCGACGTTTCCGTACAGATTGAGTTGTTTCCCGTTCCCTTCAACTAACCTGAGTCAAAATGGCAAAGTCCCATAACTACGTCAATTCTAAAGGAGAGGAAATCGACTTCACTGTACAAGTCGCTACCCGACCAAACCTTCGAGACGGCACTATGTTCGTCTACCGTGGAAAGTCCATTCTTGAGCAGATGTTTGACAAGTGCGAAGTTGACCCTTCCATAGAGGAATTTGACCTTGAGTACCCTGAGCGATGGGCGAACTTGCTGGAGCTAAGAGCCCTTCCTGACCGTATGCTAGTGTGCTTTCCTAACCTTAAGAAGGTATTCGTTCAAACCCACTCTGTTTACCTTATTCAGAGCGTGCATAATGGCCACGTTTTTGTCGAACAACTAATAGATGATGACGGTAATAAAATAACTTACTACGATGAGGGAAACGCCACAGACTTGACAAAGCGATACTGCCCACCTAATCGAGAGTGTAAGGGACTCATGGTTATTTCTCCCGCTTCAGCTCAGTACATTCCAGGGGGTTGAGGGGGAAACCGCCCCGGAAAACGGCGGTTTCCACCCTTGTTTTCTTCGGAAAACAACGCTATAGTAGGTTCGTACAGGGACAAACCCTCTCCAAACATTTCTCGATCCAAAATGTCAATGCTAACCAGCGTCAAAGGTTACCGGAGTCCCGAAGACCCTGAGCACCAAAAGCACCTTAAAGTTTTGAGGGTCTGTCGCGAGGTCGGTGTTTCTCTACCAGAACAAACCGCTGAGTACTTTGGGCCATACAAACCAGAGTATATTGATCCTGACTGCACCTTAGAGATTGAAGTACCCTTTCGCCAGGTTTATCCAACGGAGGGTGTGCAGGGATACGAGGTCATAGTGAGCGACATTCCAATGGGTGTGCACAAGATTCGATTCGAAAACCGCTACTAGGGTTCCCCTTTACTTGTCCACCCCCAATCCAATGGTCTTTCTGTCCTTTCTAGCCACTTACGCGAGTATTAACGTTGGAGCCTACTCTGCGCTTCTTGAAAGGAAGTACCTATCCGGCAGTTCAGCTTTGTTAGCCTCGGTGTGGCCGATAACCGCATTGGTCTTCGCTTCACGTCAGTTCTTCTTACTAACTACTGTCGATTAGTGCAATCCTTTTCCCACGAAGTTGTTGAGAGCATAGATCTTTCGCAGATTGAAGCGATCACCTCCACCTAGCCATCCGAAAGCCCAAAGCGAGATGAACCCGCAACTTTCCAACAAAGTCAACAGCTTATGGGGTCTTGGCCTCTTTGCGGCTGCAAGAGACTACACGACTACTCTGGAAAGCCGCTGCGACAAAAGAGTTGACGATGTCCCGTACTTCCTGTACGGGAGCTGGGCGCTGACGGAGGCGTTCGAGGCTGGCGCTGTTTTTGCTCTTTCACGTGGAAAGCTCTTGTCCCTAGCTCAGTTGGACCTTTACCTTGGGCTCAAGAACCAATTCGATGAGTTTTCTAGTAGCGACCATGATGATCTAGACTTGTACAACATTAGGGCAGAGTTAGGGAGACTCGATATGAAAACCGCAACGAAAGAACTTCTAAGAAGTTTAAAGCACCGCTGCGACGACTTCAGGCTTTTTCGATTCCTCCCCTTGTGGTACGGTTGGGCGTTAATGGATGCGTATAAAGACGGGGCAGTTTGTGCGGTAAGCGAGGGAAAGTTTGCTTCCTGGAATGACTTCCATGAGCAACACAATCAGTACACAAGATACTTGCGACTCAGAGAAAAAGTCTCTGGAGAACCCTGTCCTGAAAACACCTTTTTCTACATAAACTCTCTTAAAACGGGAGGGTTTGAAGCTCGCTCCAAGTGCGAGTGGCCTCTCCTTTAATAACCAACTCCCAAGAAAAGTGTCAAAAATCAAAGTTGTAAACAAGTACCACTTGGGGCGAGAGACGAAGCCCCCCGAGGGTGTTGTACGCCGAGCAATTCACCGTGGAACTGCCCTTGGTAATCCGCTGCCGATGAAGGACTCTAGCCAGGTCGAGAGAGACCGCGTCTGCGATGGTTACGAAGAGTGGTTGCCTCCAAGGCTACTTCAGAAAGGTGCCGAACTTGCGCAGTTTCAAGAGTTGCTCGCGATTGTTCAAGATCCGAGCGTGAAGTCCCTGGAGCTAATTTGCTTTTGTGCGCCAAAGCGTTGTCACGGAGACACTGTGAAGAGACTACTTGAGCTTTCCTCTGCCCCCTCTGCATGGTCCTGAGGACCCATAGGGCGGTTTCCCCCCTTGCCTCCGTGGATCAAACGAGCTAAACTTACCTCATGAATAAGAAAGTTAAAAAGCGACTCCAATCGCGCGTCCAACGTGAAGTTTTCGACTTCTCGCACCCTCTGGACCTGGGCAAAGTGGTACGCAAAATTAAGAAGAATAGGAGAGCCATTCAGGCGCTCCGGGCTTTTCACTTTGCTTACGACCCAGACAGAAGGAGCGGCGAGGAAACCTATGGCTACACGAGTCTAGAAAGCATCGAGTCAAGCCTTGAGTATATTTGTGATCGCTGGGGCTGCGCCTTTCGCTTAACTTGGCTCCTCGGAGTCCCGAACGCGGTAGCCAACCTAAAGAGTCCCCCAAGTTATCCAAATGACGCTTGCTCCAACAAAAGTTCTTGAGAAAGAAGTCGAATCCCTATTGAAATCTCTGAAAAAAGACATTCAAAACGACTATCGTGCTTACGAAGAAGACAGCATTCCAGGGATTTTGGTAACGGTTGGCGCCGATTTGAACGATGACGGTTCCTTCTCTTGGGGTTTCCAAACCGGAGACAACAGCTATACTGGAGGAGCTTACGGCTTCCCCCACTGGGCAGTAGTCGGTCTCTATCGCCGAAGCAACTGCCGTGCTCTTGCGCAAGACGTCGTAGAGCAGATAACTGCGGAGTCAAACTTCAAGTAGCCCAACCTCTTACAACCCTAACCACACCCCGAGTAAAATGCCCTGCCGTGACCCTTTTTATGATGTGCCTCACCACGACTTCCGCTCTCCTAAGAGCGAGAGTGCCGGGAATCCTGTGCTAGCTCCAGTTCGTTATCTTCTTCCGACCGAGCAAGCAAAGGACAACTTGCGCCTGTACGGTGTGTCCGTAAGCGACGCGGAACTTCCTGGAGCGCTCATGGAAATTGCGTGCTACGCCTTTACTGAGCTTGAAAAAACAAGGGATGTTTTTGATGTGCACGTCCTAGATTTGGAGCTAGACCCGGTTCCCCCTGTTTATCGGGAATGGTGGGCCAACCACAAGTTACGCGATGCCGAACGAATGAAGGTAGTTAAGGAAAATGCCTTGGCCAAGTTGACTGAGGAGGAGAAAAGAGCCTTGGGATTTGCCCGTTAAGTAGTTACTTGATTGTTAACTGGCCCCGCACCCCTACACCCAATGAACTCCGAAGAAACCTTAAATAAAATTGCAAGAGAGCAGCACATGCTTCTTCAAAAGTATGCGGGAGCTTACAAGGGCTCACCGTACCTAGGTGAAGCTGAGGCTATCTCTCAAAGGTATGCAACAGAGGTAACGAAGCAAGATGAGCTTAATTCCCGAAAAGTGTCCAGCTGGGACGAACTCGAATCAGCCATCAAAGTGATTCTTTTCGATGACCGGTTTAGTTTATCTGAAGTTAACGACAAGGCTAGCGAGATTATTCAATTGGTACAACGATGTGGTATCAGCGCATTTGACAAACTAGATCGCATCAGAGCCCTCATTCCGCCTCCATAAGACCAAATGCAAACCGAAACCCAATTCCGTGAAAATATAGGTAAGCTTAGAGTGCTAGAAGACGGCTGGCTTGACGGCGAGTGCAAAGCCCCTTCGAAAGAGCTTTTGGATTGGTTCGAAAGCTGGGTGTTTGATTTTTTCGACAAGAACTTTCCTCCCGATTCGTACCCGAGTGCCTTCTCAAGCTTCGATGGCGGACTTGAACTTGAGTGGTTAACCTCTGGTCTGTGCCCGTCTCTCGATATCGAGCCTGACTTTGTAACTAAAAAACAGCAGGCATGGTTTCACATGATTGACCCGTCTTCTCCCGGAGGTTACTTTGAGCTTTACGTTGATTTGGATGACCCTGCGGACCGGGAATGGGTCGAGAAGCTACGAGAAGTTCTAGCACAACCTACTCAAAAAACAAGCAAATGACAATCATTTACGCTGTTATAGACTTCTACGGGACAGAAGAAGCCGAAGTATTGGGCTTATTCTCGACCATGAAACTCGCTGAGGACCTAAAAAAGAGTCGTCCATACTCGGAAATCAAAGAGTACTTCTTGGACCCTCTTACGGAAAATCCCCCTGGGCAAGAGTTCTGGTTCGTGGAAGTAGTGAATGGTGAGGTTAAAAAGTGTTACGTTGTGGGTGCTTGTCGCGCTATTCCACCCAGCCCCCAACTCCGTTTTAATCACCGGTCTAAAGGGGACATCGTAAGCACGACGCACTGTTGGGCGAACGACGAAGAACAAGCCAGGTCAATTGCTCTAATTGACTATTATGCACAGACTTGCACAATAACGGACTAGGCAATTACTTTGTTGAAAACAAATGAACAAACTAAGATCAATTACTGACAAGGTCTTAAGAGTTGGCTGGGAGGACGAGGCCCGTGAAGGAAGGCGACCCTTTCGCTTATCCGTGTGGATTGAAGACACACTACATTGGTGGAAAACAGGAGAGTCAACGATTCACTGTGTGAATGGGCTTAAGCATCACAGGGTTTATCTTAGTGCCACGGGGGCTCCGCACACGGCACCGCTTGATGCACCTTTCACTAGACGGGGAGAGGAAAGGCTACCCCTTAATACAAGTCTGAGCAGGGTGATGGAAGACAACATTTCGAGACTACAGCAAATGACGAGAGATACGAGAGAGAAAACGGCTCGAATTCGTGAGGAAACAGCAATAATTGAAAAGGAGACTGCCCAGTTTCGGGAGCAAACAGAACGGCTTAAGGAAGAAAATTCAAGACTGCGGGAGGAGATTCACCTTAAGCATGCTCAACGCCGTGAGCACAGGATAAAAATGGAAAGGGAAGCGGAGGACAGGTTGCAAAGCATTGAGCTAAGACTGCAAAAATTGGAGGATGCCCTCGAAAAGCCATTCGCAGGGTAAGCGACCTTTCGAGTTGTTAGGGTCGTGCAAAGTTTTAGGGGGCAAACCGCCCTAAACGTTCTGTTTTCCGTCTTGTTTCTGCGGGGCAGAAACGGTATACTAAATGAGTTGAGTTCCCCCAAAAACAATGGATTCCACTAACGCATCCGATTTGCTTACAACGCTTGAAAACCGTGTCTTGCACGAGAACGAGAAGCGAGGGGAAGCAGAGGCGAAAGCCGAACGTTTCGCTCACGCACTCGTAACCGTTTTGGATGGAGTGCAAGACCACGAACTGCAGATCATGACGGGTCTGTGTGAAGCCGACTGCAACGAGATAGCTCGCACTCGCTCTGAGGCTGCCACTCTTGTTCGTGTGCGTCTCTGAGGGGGTAACCGGTTGCCCTGGGGCGGTTTACCCCCTTGCCCTTCCGAAGGGAAAACGGTATAGTTACTTCAGTCCACTTGAGCAACCATGTTTCCCCTGAACGACCTTTCCGCACTTCACAGCATCTTCTTCACGTTGCTTGGTCTGGTTTCATTGATTCTTGTCCTCAATCGGCCCCAAACCCGAGCTTGACTCCCTCCACAAATTCCCCCGTCTCATTACCAAACAAAATGACTCTTACGGCACAAGCGGTCCGGCATGCCCAGGCAATCGCGTTAGACACCAACCCTGGCCTTCCCGCCTTACCTTTCATTCCTGCTACTTGGCTCCCGTCCGACGGCCTTTCTCCTGATCAGCAGGAGGCTAACCTGCTACATGTGGCCTTGTGGGTGGTCGAACGCGATTTGCACAACTTTGATATGGATCAGTGGCACGCCGCCTGGGTTCACTTGTTTGGTGTAGCTCGCAGGGGCTCCCTGCACATGCTCAACGCATGTGGAACTATCCACTGCATCGCCGGTTTCAGCCAGTTGATGGCGGGTCAGATGGGGTTTGAGCTCACCCCCTGTCTCGCTGGGACTCGATTGCTTGGTGCAGAAGCCGCATGCCACTTTCGGGACAGCAACGAAGATGGCCTTGCATTCCTTAAAGAGGTGATTGCTCGTAACTCCGCCACGTCATTTTCACTATGAACACGATTCTCACCAGGCTTGCCGTTGATTCTATTCGTCACGCCCTGGCCTTGAACACCGGCCCCGGCATTCCACGGCTACCACACATTCCAAACAACCTGCTGACGGACATTCTGTTCCCGAAACAGCGGGAGGAAAATCTTTTATTCCTTTCCCTGTGGGTGATTGAGAGAGACTCACATAATCTTGAAATGAGTACTTGGCATGCGGATGCCAAGACAGGCTACACAGGAGTCGTAACCCTTCAAAACTGTGGCGAGGTCCATTGCATTTCGGGATTCGCACAAGTTATGTGTGGTGAAAAGGGCTTCTTCATGTACCCTGGATTTGTTGGTCGCTTGCTACTTGGGGACGAAGCAGGCACGCACTTCACTGACAGCAACGCCGACGCACTTTGCTTCCTTCGCCGAGTTATTTCACGTAATTCCCCTGGTGCTAGTGCTTGAAACAAGAATGGAAACCGAAAACCTAAACCTGCGGTCTTTGTGCCGCAAGCAACAAATTGCACTTGCAGTGTTGCGGTCAATGTGCAATTCACAGACGGGCCACCTAGTACTTGAGAATTGGGAGCCAACACTCGACGATCTCGACCGCCGTGTGGATGCAGCACTGGCTGAGGTCCCTGCCCCAGGAGACAACTTTCCTGAGAAAACCGGCTTCTTTCGCAAGGCGAAGAATGCAGTTTTCGACTTTCTGTGCGGCTTCAATCTCCATGACAATGGTGATTACGACCGGGCGACAATCCCGCCACGTTAGACTGCGGCGTGTCTCCTGCCCACCACAAACCACAAACCTCAAACAAAATGACTACCTCCACCGAAACACGTCCGAGCACTCAGGCAAGTTCACTAACCATCCCTAGTCTCCCGCACATTCCAGAAAGTTGGGACATTGTGCTTTCCCCTGAACAACAAGGAGAGAACTTACGGCACGTTGCACTCTGGATTGTGGAGCGTGACTTGGATAACTTCAATATGTTTGCGTACCACCTGAATGGGGACTACACCAATTACTGGGAGGGAATAAACACCAGTAACTGCGGTACGGTTCACTGCATCGGAGGTTTCTCACAAGTTATGTGTGGAGAACTGGGCTTCACTGTCCACCCTCGGATTGCAGGAAACAGGCTGTTAGGAGAAGAGGCCGAAAGCCACTTCTCGGACACCACTGAAGACGGTCTTGCTTTCCTTCGGGAAGTGATCGCTCGCGGTTAGTATGCAACGAAACTACCCCTTCAGTCGAAAACACCGTCACCCGAAGGGGTCTCGGTGGGTCGAGGTGAAAGATGGGCTGAGGCTAACCCCAAATGAGAAGCTCATTCGTAAGCTGGACAAAGAGCGGGGTTCCCCCGAAGAGGTTACGCCAATTGAAGTACAAATCTCATTGGGGTTTGTCCTCGTCGTGCTACTTTCGGTGCTTTATATATTTGGTTGATTTCCCCCGTTTGTCACATTAAATTCGACACAGTTTACCTCCCCATCGAAGACGCAATTTCTGCCGCCGCAGACTGGTGAGAGCTACCAGCCTGAACTCGACGGGCACCCCCTTATCAAGGTTTTGTCGGTCGTTTCTCCGTAGCGTAGGGGCAGGGCGGTTTACCCCCTTGCCTTTCCGACAGGGAAGCGGTAAACTAAGCTAGTTCAAAGCACTCAGATGAATCTCGCTCAGCTCGAAAAGAGCATCCCCAACAGTTACTCTCTAACAATTTCAAAGTCCCTAAAGAGGGACCAGGGCGACTGGTGGGACCGCTGGACCTGGGCCTTAAACAGCAGCGACAAACGCTACGAGTCCACCTGGTTTGGCTTCTCAACTTTGCAAGAAGTTCTCGAGGATCTTTCCACTCACCTTGAGCTTTACTCCGAGCTTTTTCAGAGCGACACGGCACACAAGGAAGAAACGGAAGAGGTGCTCACAGATGGCGAGCTCGATGAGCTTGTTAGGTGTTTGTCCTATCAGGACCCCAAACCCTGAATATCTAACTAGCTTACCTGACACTGCACACCTGAAACCTGAGAAAAATGTCAATCACTCTGAAAGCCACTCATCTTGTAAACGAGGGAAGCTACCTTGTTCATAGGAGCCATCACAGTGGCCTTGAGGTAGATGGAATCCCTGTAACGGCAAACACTTTCGTTGTGTCGGACCCTACGACCATCCTTAGTGTTCGCGTGTTTCAACCCGCAGTTACGCATTATGAGAACGAGACTGGTAGCACTTTGTCAGTCGAGTCGTACATGGAACAGAAAAGCGATCTCGCTTCAAAAGGCACCCCGGAAAAGGGGTACTCAAGCTGCTACATCTTTGAGAATCTAGACGACGAATTTGCCTACAAGCGTTTTCTCAAAACGTGGAAGCCGGTGTTCGGCGAGTCTCGCACGGAAAAGGATCCCGTCAAACTTGAGGTGGTGGAGGTTCGTACCAACTCCGGCGACCCAGACATTCAGTCTATGTGGAACTCTCCGCAATGCGCAACCAAGGCACACCTATACACCTTAGACCGCAATGCGATTTCTCTCCGAGACTTCAAAGCTTGTTGCGAAGCTCATGGCTTAGACTACAATATCCCGTCCCACAGCGGTATTCGATTTGCAAAGATCGACGGGAAGTACGCCGGGTTTGACGACATGGACTTTTCCAAGTCTCCCCCTTTCATTGGTACTCTCGACCAGTGCAAAGCAGAAAAGTTGTCTCTTTACAAGAGGGTGACGAATACTATCAAACTATACATTGCGAAGTACAGGACGAAACCCGCACTGAAAAACGCTGCAGAGGTTCTATCCGATCTAGACGCCATTTGGGTCAGGGTACAGAAAGTCACACCCATGAAAGCCTCTCGCGACAATCACACTGCCGCACTCGCCGCAATCAATAAGCTGCAGACCTCAGTTCGTAGGGAGATACTGGACTAAGGCGGTTTCCCCCCTTGCCTTCCCGGCAGGAAAGCGGTATAGTTACTTCAGTCCACGCACGCGACCATGACCTTCGACCCTCAAGCAGAAGCACGCTCAATGCTGCTTTGTTGGGAAAAGTACTACGTTATTCCACCTAACACTAAAACACTTCGAGATTGCGCTGAGCATGGCGCTACACACTGCGCCTACGGCTGGCCAAAGTTTCCGGACCCCAGATGGAACAGTGAGCAGATCGAAGCGTATCTTGCTGCCTCCTGCTCTGCCCCGCATAGTCCGTGCTGAGGCACACCCACCGATCCCTTTCTTTGGGGCGGTTTACCCCCTTTCTTTCTCGAAGAGAAAGCGGTATACTTACTTCAGTCCACGCACGCAACCATGGCATTCCACCCTCAAGCAGAAGCCGATCTCGAAGCACTTTGGCTGGGGCTTCCCGAAGAAACCCGAAGCAAGGTTGAGAAAATGCCCGCAGGTTTGCGGGACTCTTTTCTGCAGTTGGCCCACTCCTACGCACTTTCTGCTTACAAACTCGGGGCTCGGCGATCCAGGCAAGACTGCCACAGGGCTCTTTTACTTGTGGCTGAGAAGGTGCATCCCGACAGCAACTTGGAAAGCTTCCTTGAGCCTGGCTTCGGTATGATTGCTCGTGCGTAGCACTCACACTCAACTTCAACGAGTCACCGACCCACGCCCTTAAACTGAAGGAAAGCCATGGCCAACCCCAAGCCACCGATCACAGATCTGCAAAGAAACATGTTACGGCTGCTTGAACGCAGCACGAACTCAGGGGACGGATGGCGCTCAGTGTCTAGCCTCCTTTGGAAGCTGGTGGTGGAGCAAAGCCACCCAGAACTAACTGAGTTGGATCAAGAAAACACGCGGGTCCGGTTTACACCGGAAGGACTCATTGTGATGAAGTATTTGCCATGACTCTTGAGTCACCAATTCTTAATCTTGCAGAGTTTCTCGGCAAAGAAGTCACCGTTGTGCTACGCGATGGCTCAGTTCGTACCGGTGTTATCTCGCCTTCTTCAGGTAGTTTTATGCCCTGGCGTTGGATGGGCGAGTTATTTCCGTACTTCATGAACACAGGCTCATCTCCGGCTCTCACTTGGACCGGCACAGGTCGGTGGGATATTATTGATGAACACGAGTACGACATTATGAAAATTGATCTAAAAAGCTGAATGAGAAACAATGACTGAGGCTAAAGGGGCAATGAAAGTGTACACAGGAATTGGGAGTCGAGAGACACCTGGTCCGATCCTGGCACTTATGGGCCGAATTTCGGCAAGGATGGACCGTCTAGGACTCACACTGCGCTCTGGTGGTGCTGACGGGGCTGACTCAGCTTTTGAGGAATACTCTACGAGAAAGGAGATATTTCTCCCGTACAACGGCTTTAATGGAAGGCACCACGATGGCGTATCCTACTTTGATTACCTTTTGTGCCCAGGGCGAGAACTAGCTCAAGAAAGCGTGGAGCAGTTTCATCCCGCACCCTCTCGGCTCTTTGATAAGGGGCGAAAGTTAATGGCTAGGAACGCGATGCAAGTCCTAGGGAGAGACTGCAAGAGCCCAACGGACGTGGTAGTCTGCTGGACAAAAAACGGCAAGGACGTCGGTGGAACCTCACAGGCGATTCGCATCGCCAGGTTTCACAACATTTCCGTCCTTAACCTGGGTAACCCGGCCACAGAGACCTATTTCACTGCTTTCACAGACGATCCCGATTCGCCTTTTGTACTTCCTTAGGGCGGTCCCCGGTTACCCTGGGGCGGTCCCCCCTTGCCTTTCCGACAGGAAAGCGGTATAGTAGGTTTATACGGGACAAAAACCCGCAATCCACCTTGTCCCAGAAAATGGCATTCACATCCGAAGGAACAATCGAGATCGACCTTCCCGAGTTATGGGAATGGGTTCACGACAACTATCTCCCTGTCCCCAGGGGGTCTGAGGTACGTTATGGGGTGCCCCGCATCAACCGTGGGAACTCCGTCATGGAAATTGACTTTGCGGCTGCTACCGAGTGCGATCCGGCGGATTGGGCGGTGAAGCCGAAGGCGGTGACCCAGTGGGAATCTACTGGCGCTGCACAAACTGAAAGTCCTACCGAAGGGGGAGCTCAACATACCATTGAGCTGCGTGTATCGCAAAACTTTTATGACGTGGTGACCCTTCTTGCAAAGGCTGACGGTATAAGTAAAGCCGACGTCATAAGAAGGGCTGTGGAGCTATTCGCCAGAGAGGCAGCCGAAGGCGGTGACCCAGTGGGAGGAGCTTAAGTGAAATTCAAAATTACTAGAAACCCTGTGAAGGAACCCAACCTAAACTGTCGGGTAATGAGGATTTTAGTACCCTATGCTCTTTTAATCGACGCTGCAATTGAAATCTTCACGTTCTCGCAGTTCAGAGGTAACCTTCAAATGACTTTGATCGTTAAGTTAGCTAAGGAGAGAGAAAAGCTAGCTAAGCAATCGCGTAAGCTTCACAACATTTGACTTCATGACTCCTTTCACTCTTCTCTTTTAGCCCTCAAACTCACCGGGTATATATCCTGGCCCTGGCTTCTGGTGCTCCTTCCCTCGTTCATCGACTCTTCGCTTGTATCTCTCTATGTAGGGTTTTGGTACTACACCTTTGGAAAAACACCTGGGTCTCTGGTTTCCGGACCAACGGAAGGTTCCGCCGCAAATAATTTATCACTTTCTCAACAACCAACCTAAACCAAAATGGCAAACATCGAACGCAAACTCGCCTCCGTCCAGCGAATCGCTGAGGTTCGCTCTATCCCTGAAGCAGACAGAATCTGTGCCTACCGTGTTAATGGGTGGTGGGTTGTTGACTCTGTAGGTAAGTATGAGGTTGGGGACTTGGCAGTTTACCTGGAGCCAGACTCGTTTGTGCCCCATGTACTGGATCCTACTCTGTCTAAGGGGAAAGAACCGAAGGAGTATAAGGGGGTAAGGGGGGAGAAATTAAGAACAATTCGGCTGAAAAAGCAACTTTCTCAGGGGTTGTTGCTACCGTTCGTGGAGACATTGAACGGAGGATTCTTCCAAGTCAAAGGTGATGACGGCTTCTTACGCTTTGTAAGGGAAGGTGACGATGTTACCGAACTCCTCGGTATTCAAAAGTGGGAAGCTCCGGTCCCCGCATGCCTTGCCGGACAAGTTCGTGGAAACTTCCCGAGCTACATTACCAAAACGGATCAGCCGAGAGTTCAATCTCTATACGACAAACTGGGGGAATACAAGAATGTTGTATACGAAGTTACGGAGAAACTAGAGGGTACATCTTGTACGATGTACCTTAACAACGGAGAGTTCGGAGTTTGCTCCCGTAACTTAGACCTAAAAGAGGATAATAATAACACTTATTGGTCCGTCGCTAGAAAAGTCAATCTAGAAGAAAAACTGAAGACTGCAGGGTTTGACAATGTGGCTGTACAGGGAGAAGTTGTAGGCCCAAAAATCCAGCAAAACATCTACAAGCTAAATGACTTCAAGTTCTTTGTTTTTGATGTCTACCTTACGGATATGGGGAGGTACATGACCCCCCTGGAAAGGAAAAACTTTTGCGATCAATTTGGTTTGGGCCACGTCCCTGTGTTGGGAAGCTTCTCTATAAAGGATATGGGTGTGGAAGAGATCCTCGGTATGGCAGACGGTTTCTCTCAACTTAACAATAAGACTCTCCGGGAGGGGATTGTCTTCAAGAGTGAATGTGGTGCTTTTAGCTTCAAGAGCATCAGCAATCAGTACCTTCTTAAAAGCGGGCTTTGACGGTCCCGTTTTGGCCTTGTTTGGGGTTAAATCAACCCTGAGAAGAAGGTTCCCCACTCCGCATTCATTCACATCCAACTGACTACCAATTTGACTGGGAGTGTAGCCCTTGAGATGTAAAACCAAGATACTTATGCAGTAGTCGCTGTAACTAGAGAACCTGTTCCCGTACTTATTATACACTTTAGTTCTCTGCTGGTCGTTCAAAGAAGTCAGATTTAGGCGCTCTAGGGCTTTAGCAACGCCTCTGACGTTTACTCCCAGGGCTTTTGAAATGACCTCCGCGATACCCCAACAAGACTCGTATAGGTTTTCTATCTCAACTAAGAAATGTTTATAGGAGTGAAATCTGTTTCTAATTGCTGGACTTTTTAATAGCTGCTTCCAGGAATTTTCTTCGGCTCTTCCCTTTGCAGCCATAGACAGTTTCTTCTTAGTTTCTTCTGAGGCTTTAAAACCTTTTCTAGTCTTGCTAATCTTCTCCGCAGTTAAATGTGTCACGGGGCAATTCTCCTTGGTTCTACCCACATTCCATGGCGCCCCCTTGGCCCCGAAAGCGTTCTTTCGGCTTCTGTTTAAGTATAGTTCGTTGAACTCTATGTTTAGTCTTCGTAAAACAGTTTGTTCCCATTCGGCTGCCTTTTTAGGTTCGTCTCCAAAAGTTTTTCTCACTTCCAGGATATCTGGCTCCCCGTGAACTTTTCTAAATGCTTTTACATGCCGGGAGCTGGTGAAATAGGCAACCCAAAGGTCAGCAGGGTGACATCCTTTGGCGAATCTAACTCCGTAGTAGTACTTATTGAACCGGGACCAACCCACTCTGTATGTGTAGCAATTTCTCATTGGTTTCAGAACGACTTGTTAAGGTTTACCCTGAATGACTTCGCCTAGTTAAAAACTAGACGGCCCTTGGTGCCTGGGGACGCTAAAGCCCCCCTGGAGCACGCACCCGTCCTGGACCTTTCCCTGGTGCTGACCGACCGGTTCGGCTCCCTGGAGGAGCTGCTAGCTTACGCCGATGGCCCGTCTCTGAACCCCAAGGTTAAGCGAGAAGAGATTGTCCTCAAATCCAATGAGTATGGTTTCACTTTTAAGGCCATCAGTAATGAATGGTCGATGAAAAAGAAGGAGAAGTGATGGCTGAAGTGAATCTAGAAGTCCCTTGGACTTCACTAATTGAATCTGAGCAGAAAGCTGCTCAAGCTATCTTAGACGACGAAAATCTAGGGAGGTTACTGAGCGAGGTTAAAATAGACCAAGACGCCCCCAAGCGAAAGATTGACCAAATACTCAAGAGTCTATCCAATCTAAAAAATTCTCTCTTTAATTCGCTACGCAAATTGGCACATTCACCGCTATAGACAAGGCACTTCTACCCTAACCCTAGCACTTATATTTACTTTTCATTGTTTGGTAGCCTGCTCCACCTTAAGCCTAGGGATCTTGGCAACTCCTGTGAACCACTTCCTGGTGTCTTATGGCATCTCACTCCTTGCCATTACATGATACATTCATCGTCCCAACATACACAATGATTCCTAATGCGTAAGTTCTTTCGTGACTGCAATCTAGTAATTCGAAACTACCGTGATAACACACCAACCGTAGCAATGGCGGCAGTCTTTGCTATACAATGCTTAATTTCGTCCTTGGCGATAGTTGTCGGAGTTCATGTCCCTGTAACTTTTCTGTCCGTTACGAGTGTGGTACTTGGACTCCTCGGTGTTGCATTCACGTTGTATGTTCATCGTCCAAATTTCGGTAGGCCGGATATCCGGGGGTAGTGTTCCCTCGTGAAAGCCAAAGTGGTTGGGGGCGGTTTCCCTTTTGCTTCGGGACGGTTTCCCGGCTTGTTTTTGCTCGGCAGAAACGCTATACTAACTTAGTCAGTTCACCCCGCACTAAACCTAAATGTCAGCCCCAACCCCGTACGAATACCCTACGGGCACAACTCCCGAAGCGATTGAAGCCTTTCGCACCATCTGGTGTAAAACACCTGAAGACGACATTCGCTTAGGATCCGTCTTTGAAATTTTCCTGAAGGGGTTTGTTGCCGGACGGATTTCCATATTTGAGCAACTTTCCCGCGATCTCTCCAACTTGGATGAAAGGGTTGGGGACCTGGAGCGATTCCGAAACGCAACCGCAAATTACGACTCGTTCGGCGACTACACACGTCCTTAAGATGGAACTCCCCCCCGTTAACGGCAACCGACAAGATATACTGGAATAGTGCCTTAACTGATTTCCTGGCCGTTTGGCCAATGACCAAAGATGACACCGCATTTTTCACCGCGTCTGTTGAAGGTGCTCGTTCTTCGTCAACGGAGCGTATTGCGGCAGTGGTCTTGAGCGACACTTCACTTCGTTCAACCTTTCTAATCTTTCTAAAGGGATATGTTTCAGGGCGCATCAAACAGATGTCCACAAATGGGGTAGATGGGGACACCTGAAGCAAATGTCCCAATGATTGAAACCAGGGACACACCCTTGGTGACATTCTCCAATTCAAACCGCAAAGCACAAAGCTTAAAATGGAACTACTTGCCATAGCCCTGTTCAGCGTAGCCGTCGGTGCCTTCGGCTATATAAGCGATCGAAGAGACTGGAACGGGGGCTTCTGCAGGGAGTCCGGTAAACCGTGGGTTCAGTTTGACCTCGCAAGCGACGGCTCCCGAGGGTATAAAGACGGGTCAGACAACTACATTTGGATTTCTTACCCCGTCGACCACTCGAAAGTTTCCTAGTGCCCTCAACCGTGCCATTTCAACTCCCCATATACGCAACCACCCCCAAATGATAAATCCAGAAGACCAAATCTTGTTCGACCCTCTCACTGAAACTTTCACGTATCCTGACGGGATTCAAGAAACCCTGGCCCAATACAAACGACGAACTTACCAGTTCGAGTACATTCGCAATCTCCAGAGTGCACTCGAAGAACTTAAGGTTCTTTACCAAAACCCTGGCTGCATGACAGAACCTGAGTACTGTAGGGCTAAAAATAAAATCGAGGAAGAGTTTGACTTCTGGGAACTTAACCTTTTCGTCGAGTACGACGATGAGGACTTTGGTAGTTAACCTAAGTATCCGCATTAACACAAAACTCTGCCCCAGCCTCTCTGGCTAACTCATCACTCGTCAAAATGTCTCCACTACTCTCCGCGCTCATCTGGATGTTTATAATGTGGGTGTCCATATTTTGGGTCTCGTACGTTACAGGGAAAATAAACTAGGGTGGGCTTCCTTTAATTTTTCGACCACCTTAGTAGCACTTTTCAACCTTATATTTTTGGGTCTGAAACCCAATTAACCGTATGAGTACACTTCATCGGGCCAACGGGGACTTGTTGTCAATGGCTCGCAAGGGTCAGTTTGACATAATTGTCCACGGCGCCAATTGTTTTAATAAGATGGCTTCAGGCATCGCGGGGCAAATTAGCCGTGAGCACCCTGAAGCAGCGAACGTTGACCTTTCCACTCGGGCAGGGGACCGGGGCAAACTCGGTCGTTTTACCATGGCACAGGTTCAAGGGAGCGGTAACCATACTTTTCACATTGTCAACGCATATACTCAGTACTCTTACGGAAGGGGCAAAGACATTTTCGAGTATGACTTTTTCCGAGACTTTCTCAAAAGTTTTCAAACTTTTTTGAGGAGCGGCGCCATGGCTGCGCCACTAGACAGGAAGTTTGCGGTAGGACTCCCATACATCGGGTGCGGTCTCGCTGGCGGTAACGAAGACACGATAGTAAAAATGCTTGAAAGTTTCTCCCTGTCCTGCCACGATATTGCGGACGTCACTCTCGTACGGTACGTGCGATGACCTCGCTGCAGTGGTTAAACATAGCCTCGTGTGCTGCTCGTCGCCTTTCCGCTCTACGGCTTCGAGGGTCGTCCACCACCGAAGCCAAGGTCGGAGAAAAGGCTACCTTGGACATGGCTCTGTCTAAGGCGAACATGGCCATTATGGCTCGCTTAAGGGCACATTTTACGTCGAACAGCCCAAGCCAGAGGTAAAGGAGACGGTTTCCCCCCTTTTGCTTTTTGGGATAAACGGGCTATACTAGCTTTAGGGAGTTCACCCTCTACAACGAACCCCTAGAAACCTTTCTCAAAGACAATGAAAAACCTTCTCGAACCCTTGCGCAGGGTCAACTACGTGGTTGTTGGTAACAGAGCCGTGGACGCGGCACTGACTACGATTGCGTGGTCCGTTCTCCTTTTTGGCCTTGCGGGCAAGGCTGCCAAGGCTCTAAGACCCCACCTTGTCGTTGCCCTGAAGGCACTGCTTAATGCCCTGGAGGAGCCACCGTCACCGGTCCAACCCCTTGCTCTTGCAGAGTCTCCTGCGCCATCCCCGGTTGTCTCAGCACCTGCTGTCGCCAGAAAAAGGCCCACCCGTCGCGAGCCTGCACAACACAAAGGATTTCTACGTGGCTAAGGGCGGTTTCCCGCCCTTGCCTTTCAGACGGAAAAACGCTATAGTAATATCATGAATAACGTTACTTCCAATTTTGCCTTCATCGGCGACCTACACTCTCAGAGAAAGCCCCTGCTCAAAGCGCTCGATTATTGCCGAGGAGCAAATTGCACACCAATTTTCCTCGGCGACCTTTTTGACTCTCGCATGGAAACAAGCGACAGCGCAGGTGTGTACAAAGCCGTTCGGCAAGCCGTGGAAGAAGGGGCGATTGTGCTTCGAAGCAACCATCAAAACAAGCTGGAGCGTTACGCTCGCGGGAACAACGTGGTTCTTAAAGAGGGCTTTGAGCGTACCGTACAAGACTTCTCAGACGCAGGTATCCCTATTGAGGAAGTCTCTGCCTGGCTGGAAACTTTTCCCTACGGGGTTGCCTTGCGAGATTCCAGAGGGACAGAGTACCGTTGTGCTCACGCGATGTTTCCGAAGTGGGTTCTTGTTCCACCGTCTTACACTGGAGTGTACCGTGTGAACGAGGTGACGAGAAAAGCCAAGGACTACATGCTGTTTGGCCCTCGCCGCCCCGGCGCGGTGTACCCTCAAGATGAGACTCGCGTCTATTGGTGGGAAGAGGAATGCGATCGGACCTGGGTTCGTGTCGCAGGGCACTACCACCACGTTCACACGAGCGAAAAAAGCCTGGTTCTTGATGGGCAGATGGGTGGAAGTACTCAGAAAAGTTTTGACCCGACGCATGCTCGCCTCTGTGTCTGGAACCTAGAAGAACAAACACTCGTTCAATTTGCTTAGTATCCCAACCCTAAACTCATGAACTCCAACCCCTACGATATTGCCTTACACGGTAAGTTCTCCCTTAGCGACGCGATCCAGATTCGACTATGGGACCTTTCAGTGCAATGTCATCTTCTCCTTGATCGCGGACAGTTTGACCTTGTAAGGCTCCTTCAAGCTGAGGGCGAAGCTCTCGCTCAGGCCTACGAAAACCAAGAAACCTTCCTTGTAACACACTTTAACCGAAATGAAAGCTGACAGAGTAGTTCGAGGCGGCAAAGTCGCCGTGTTATATAGCCCAGGCTTTGGCGCTGGTTGGAGCACATGGAACTCCAGTGATGGTGAGGGTACCGACGGTCTCGAAAACTTTCTGTTGTTCGACCCCACCCTGGTGCACATGGTTGAAGACGACCGCCGAGACTCTATTCCAGAGTACGTTGAGTCCGTTTACCCCGAGTCCTACTTTTACGGTGGTGGCGCGAGACAACTTTCAATTTACTGGGTACCTGAAGGGGTTATGTTTAAGGTTACGGAATACGACGGGTCTGAGTCCATCGAGTTTCGTGACGCTGAAGACTGGAAAATTGCTTAGTTGCCGTGCGACACAATTACAAAAGTTCTCCACCCTGTAACCCCACATGCTAATACGAGTTCTTGGTGTCGCTGCTGGAGTGTCTTTACTCCTGTTCATTCTCTTTTTGAGGGGGCTTCCAGTGGTGTTTTTCCTCAAAATTGTACCGCTAGCACTCCTCCTTTTTGTTGCATGTGCGTTTATTTACGCCGGTGTAACTAAAGACTAGCCCAGCCTTAATTCCAAACCACTCACATTCAAAATCACATTCAAAATGTCACTCGCAAAAATTGGTATCGGCGTTGGTGCCGGTGCTCTCCTTCTCGCCCTCACAGCTGGTCAGTTCACTACGATCAACACCGGTGAAAACGGGCTCTATGTCGGTTTCGACGGCCAAGTGAAAAACGAGGTTCTGACACCAGGCATTAAGTACGACGGGTTCGGATCCATTAAGGTGTTCAACACCCGAAAGATCACGGTAACTGCAAACGACCTTCGCCCGAAGACCAAGGACAACACCATCATGAAAGAGATGGATGTTACTGTAACATACAGCATCAACCCTAACTCCCTTTACGAGTTCTTCACCAACTACGATCTGACTAATCACGGGATTGCCGAAAATGGTCAGCTTCAACTAATGTCCAGCTACATTTCCAGGCTGATTACATCCGCCGTAAATCAATCTGTCGATGAGTTCCCCGCACTAGCCGTAAACAGCAGCCTGGAACAGATTCAAGACACAATCAAAACCAACCTGTCCGAAGCTCTCCGAAAGAACGGCCTTGATGGTAAAATAACCGTCGACTCCATCATCGTAGGCAAAGCTGACTTACCAGACGAATTGGTGGCGTCGGTGAATCGTGTAGTTGCCGCCCAATCTGGTCTAAAAGAGCAGCAAGTTAAGACTGAAACGGCTCAACTTAAGGCCGAGGAAAACAAGGCACTGGCGTCCACAGTGACTTCGCAGTCTCTTGAGTACCAACGTCTTGAGGTTCTCCGTGAAGCCATGAAAAACGGCAGTATTCAGAAGATTCTGATTAACGGTGCCAACGTGCTCTCCCTATCCGAGGGTGTTTTTAACACGAAGTGAGTGTGGTCCGGGGGTAAGGGCGGGAAGCCGCCCCTTGCTTCCCCGTAGCAAACACGCTAGTATACCCTTACAAAACCATCGCACTGGCACCATAACCCAAAGAAAACCGCAAAGAAAACATGGGAATGTATACAGAGATTTACGTCAACGTTGACCTTAAAGCATCGACACCCGACGACGTCATTACCGTTCTCAAGGCAATGTGCGGAAAGCTCGACGAAGACTCGGAAAGAGAGGCCCTGAAGGACCTTCCAGACCGATGGGGTTGCCTTTTCAGTGACTGCAGCTACTACACTCCTCGTACACACTGCAAATTCCTGGAACGAGACACGATCTCAAAGCAGTGGGCACTCCTAGGAAAAGGCGACATTAAGAACTACCGGGGAGAAATTCAGGAGTTCTTTGAATGGATTTCACCGTGGGTAGACGGCTTTGAGGGTGACTTTATTGGCTACTCACGGTACGAGGAAAACCAACAACCGCAACTATACTTCTTGACAAAACAATGAACTTCGACAACTTTGGCCAGATTTGGAACGAGTCCCGTGGCCGATTCACAAAGCCCGGACGCGACGCCATTCACGAAACGAAAATTGAGGAATGGGTAGATAGGGGCATTGACCTTGCCTTTGACCCTTCCTTCTGGGAAGGTATGGCTCGTGGAGCTATTGAACGTCTTCAAGAAGAGATCGCAGGTACGGACAACCTGCGCTGATTGCACCGCCGTCCGACCCAAACTCCTGATCAACCAACCTCGCAAAACCATGGGACTTGACTCCTACCTTTACGCTGAGAAATACCTTGGCAACTACGACCATTCGTCCGACGAAGAAAAAGAAACGTATAACAAGATTGTAACAGCTTTGGGTATGACCGACTTTGCAGCCGTTAGGCGCAACAGTCTTTACACGCGAGTCGAAGTTGCTTACTGGCGTAAAGCCAACCACATTCACAAGTTTTTTGTGGATCTATCTGAGGGAGAAGACAACTGCGAAGACATTGATGTTGGCCGAGACGACTTGGTAGAACTTCTCTCTCGGTGCAAAAAACTCCTCGAAAGTAGGGACACCCCTGCGGAAACAAACACAGTAAACCCTGCGGAGATCCTACCCACCGAAGGGGGATTCTTCTTCGGCTCGACAGACTACGGTGAGAATTACTACGCCGACCTTGAACACACAGTCAAAGTCCTGGAGAAAGTCCTCAACCACCCTGCGATTCCTGAAGGGGACTACAGTTGGAGATTCGTGTACCGGGCCTCCTGGTAGTTCCCAGGATTTACTGCGTTAGGTTTTAACTATGCTTGGGTGTCGATGGCTCAGCAACCTTTGAGGATTTCCTCCACCATTTGACCATCGAGTCCTTACCCATAGCGCAAAGTTGATACAGCTTTAATTTGTATCCAAACAAACAATCAACTTGAGAAAATGACAACGCCATCCTTTTTAAACGCACTCGAAAACGAGTTTAACCAAACCATCACCGCTAACGGTGCAAAGGCATACAAGTCCACCGAGTCTAAGTGCCTGGACCTCTTTGGAAAGATTGCAGCTTGCCGTGACAACATCAGCGAAGCAACTCGCCTATTCAATCTTGCTTATGCCGAAAACCCTGAGACCGCAACTCGAATCTTGTTTTGGGCACGCGACATTCGTGGGGGCCAGGGAGAGCGAAAGATCTTTCGAGAAGTTTTTAAGGAACTCGTCCGCAATGATGCTGCAATTGGTGCCAGGCTAGTTAGCCTGATTCCACAGTACGGTCGCTGGGATGATGTGGTAGCCCTCGACGGTACCTTAGTTTGGGGCATCGCACTCGAAGCAATTAAGGCACAACTGAACGCCGACCTAAATACGGAAGTTGGAAAGTCAGTGTCACTTCTGGCAAAGTGGCTGCCTTCCATTAACGCTTCCAGCCAGGACTCTAAGAGGATTGGCCGAAAAATTGCCGAAGCAATGGGTTGGACCGAGAGACAGTACCGCAAGGCACTGACTGCCCTCAGGACCCAAGTCAAAATTGTTGAGCAGCCAATGTGTGCCCGTGAGTGGGAAAGCATTGACTATAGCAAGTTGCCTTCTCGGGCCGGATTCATGTATCGTAAAGCCTTTGCAAAGCGCGACGGCAACCGTTACCAATCCTACCTTGACTCAGTAGAAAAAGGTGAGGCAAAAATCAATGCCGGTACGATCTACCCGTATGAGATTGTTCACAAGTACCTTTACGGGGGCGATAGGAGTGACCAAACCCTGAACCTAATGTGGGAGGCTCTACCCAACTACATGGAGGGAGAGCAGCTAAACGGCCTGGTAATTGCCGACGTCTCAGGATCAATGGGAAATAACGGCGGCATGCCCATGGCGGTTTCAATCTCGCTGGCGATGTACATCGCTGAGCGTAACACCGGGGCATGGAAGGATAAGTTCCTAACCTTCTCCGGAAGTCCGCAGTTGCAGTCGGTTACAGGGAGAAACGTTGCTGAGCGTGTTCGTAACCTTAGTCAGGCCGACTGGGGTGTGAATACAGACCTGCAAGCAGTCTTCAATCTTGTGTTGGCTACCGCAACGAGGAACCATATTCCTGAGGGGGAAATGCCGCGCAAGCTCATCATTGTCTCAGACATGCAGTTTGATTCCTGCTGCAGAAACAACTCAGTGACAAACTTTGAGGCGGTGCGAATCAAGTATGCTCAAGCAGGGTATTCCTTGCCGGAACTTGTCTTCTGGAATGTTAGCTCTAGCGGCAACGTACCTGTGAAAATGCATGATACGGGGACTTGCCTGGTCTCCGGATGCAGCCCTTCAATCCTGAAAGCTGTGCTTACTGGCGGGGTAATTACGCCTGTAGGGGTTATGCGTGACGCTGTTTACACTGAAAGGTACGACGCTGTCGGTGCCGTATTTGCTGAAGGAGCATGATCTGGATCAAATTGCCGGGTGCCCTCTGCATCGTTCTGCAAACCGTTTTCATAACTTTGAAGGTAGAGGGTCAGGTTTCCTGGCCCTGGCTCACAGTGCTTTCACCAACCCTTGTGCCAATCTTTCTACTTGGGTTGGGAGCCCTTTGGATGATTCTTCAACTACTTTCGCATGAGAAATAACTAATGTTTGAGAATCTCGCAGTTTCGTTAATGACAGCCCAGGGTCTCCTCCTCGGGTTGAAATTAACGGGGCAAATAACCTGGCCATGGCTCTCAGTGTTTAGCCCAATCGTAATCTTAGGCTCTGTGTCCATTTTGTCACTCATTCTGCTTCTGCTACTGTCGAATTTGTATGCAAGGTCAACCAAGTGAATCGCATAGCGAGTGGGCTCCCTTTTCCTCTTCTTTGCGGGAGGAGTACGACAGTCTTGTAGAAAACTTACGAAGTCGTGGCCTAGACAATGTTATTTCTTGGGAGAACTTTCTAAGAGACTTCACACCCTTAGTTGGACACGAAATACCAACCGAGTACCGCCATTACGACGTAAGAGTGTCGGAAGATGGTGAAGTTATCGAGTTGTACAAGGGGACTCGACGAGTAACAAATTTGAGCCAGGGCGGTTAACCGCCCCTAGCGGTTCGGTTTTCACCCTTTCCTTCGCTCAGTAAAACCGCTATAGTTCACGTATGGAAAACACCCCCCAGAACACAGCATCTTCTCGGGGATGCCTCCTTTCTCCGTTAGCCCTAAAGCAATGTGGAAGTTTAACAAACCCCTGAGTCAATTGCGCTCTTTTCGTGACAGTTTACTGAGGGACGACCAACACACCTACGCCGCAAGGCTTGGAGAAATTGTGGAGTCCCTCGAAGAGTGGTATGGAGGTGCCATGGAGTCGAACGAAGAAGCAGGGGGAGCAGGTGGCTTTGATGAGCTAAGCAGAGTGTACAGAGAGGCAAACTCAATCTACGAGTCTAAGCTCTCCGATGAAGCCAAGTATGACCTTATTTTCTCCAAGAAGATATCGCAAAAAGTCCCCTTCTCGTGGTACGACCCTGACACATCTTACGAGGAGGACGTAAGGTGCTTTATGAACGCCTTTCGAGAGTATATGGGTGGTGCCCCGCGATAGGCCCCGAGTGAGGGTCTCTGCTTGAGTCCGTTTACCCTTAGCACTCTCAACCTATGATACGGATGTGGAGCTCAAGGTTCCACTCCTTGCCCCCCTTAACCTACACCCAGCAAAGCGGTGCGAAAAACCGAAGAGTAGCCAAGTGGTTAGGCAGCGGTAATGCAAAAAGATTACCTAGCTTAGGTAATTCAGCAACTACCCAATACGCAAAAGGAACCGCCATACGCAAGTTCGAATCTTGCCTCTTCGACTTTGCCTTCGGCAAACATAGATAGTTCAGCGATTTACCCCAACTCTCTTGGGAAAAACAACTATCTAGCTAAACCCAAACTTTATCTCCATAATGATAGTAAAAGACCTTTATTCTCGATCCAAGTAATTTGCCAAGCAAACTTAGATAGAACAAAAAGATATGACACCCACTGAAGCAGGTTTTGACGGTGACAAGGGGATACGGTTAGACGTGCCGAGTAAAGGGATAGGGCATGACTTATTGTATCGACTGAAGCGAGGTAAGACCCTACCCAAAAACTCCCAAAACAAATCGTTAAAGAACATGCTGATCTGGCTTTACCCCGACGACAGCGACTCTAAGCTCTTGTTTTGTAACTCTGACGGGGAGTGGTTTAATTTAACCTTTGAACCCACTAACATTGGAGAGTAGCTCAAGGGCTAAGAAAAAACTTTCAATATCGCTCCAGGTAGTTTTCGGATCAAATACGGGACCGTAGCTCAACTGGTAGAGCACGAAAAGTTATCTTGACAAAGATACATCAGCAATTAAATTACCTCTTTTAAAGGCGCGGTTGCAGGTTCGAGTCCTGCCGGTCCCATTCCCATTTTTGTTATGACTAACAGCAAGACCTTCTTTCTCCTAACTCAAAACCACCTGAAACTGCTGAGAAGAATGCACGTTGGGTGGAGCAACTGTGAATTCGGTGCTCCGGAAATAGACCCGAAAAGACCGTATGGCAACAGTTGGGTTATCGGGGACATACACGAAATTCTGACTGGAGAAGACCTAGAAGAATTGACCGAGTCACAGGAAGAGGAGTACAGGCAACTTCACGAACAAACTCAAACAGCCCTCCAAATCATTCTCTCTACAGGGAAGTTTGAGGAAGGTTTGTACATGCTTACTGAACCGTATTCTTCTACATGGGTGCGGAAAGCCATGATCAATTCCATGGCCTACAAAGACTACACAGCCAGTATGGTCTTCGATACTGAAGACAAGATTATTGTTGGTCGTGTCATAGACATCGACGACATTATCTCGTTTCACGGCGAAACGATACCCGAGTTTGAGTCCAACTTTCATGCAGCCATCGAAGACTATTTAGCCGCATCCCAGGTACTTGGTTCTTCGCCGGAAAAGCCCGCAAGTTAAGGTACTTCGGGTGTCTAAGGCTCGGTTTCAGGTTCGAGTCCCACCGCTTCCACTTTCACACGAACAATGAACAGAGTTTCAATTGCGATCTTGGCGCTTTGCACCGCTTTATCTGGCAACGAGGCATTGTGCAAGACCCAAGTAGTGATTACAGGTAGGAACGCAGAAGAAGTACAAAGAAATGCGTTCAAAACCAAAATGAGCTACCCGCTCAGGCCGCTAAAGTGTAGTCAACGGTGCTCTCAATTGTGGGAAAGAGACTGAGGGTCGGGTCTTAGCTCCAGAGGAAGGGCGGTTTACCCCCTTGCCTGTCTGAAAGAAAGGCGGTATGATTATAGCGTAGCCGAGCAAGTCCAATGGAGCAGCCCACAAATCTCTCCCCCAAAGCACAAGCAATTCGTGCTCAAGCCATCAATGTGTATCGGAGCAGAGCTACAACCGAAATTGACCTGATTGTAGCAGCCGCTCTTCGCGCTGCTGCTGACTCGATTGTTCCCGAGGACTACGCGTCTTTCACCGGGCACGTTGAGTGGGACAACGGTCTAGAAGCAAGGAACGACTCCGTCCGTGAGTCCCTCCTTGATATTGCCTCTGAGCTGGAGATTAGATTCACTAACTCGATCCAAGAGCGGTAAACCGTTTTCCTAGGGCGGTTTACCCCCTTTCCTTTCCGACAGGAAAGCGGTATAGTTATTTCAGTCCAAGCAACCCCTCACAAACCATGCCCGCTTTCGCCATCACCAACGACCTTAACTGGACCGTCTCCCCAAGGCCCACGGCATCGCTTAACTCCCATGGAGTCTGGGTTGCGGATCCAGACCGCAAAGCGATACACCGAGACGACACCGACGAACGCCTCGGATATGTTTCCACCGAGTACGAGGTGGTGCAAAATGCCCAGCTGCTCGGGATGATTAACCCTATGGTTGAAGAGGGGCTTCTGGTAGTGGAAAACATGGGATACTTGGCTCACGGAGCCAAGGTGTTCGCCCAGGCGAAAATTAACCAGGAGTTTCGTGTAATTGGCGAGGATTACAACGCATACATCACACTTCTGAATGGGCACACAGGGAACGCATCCGTAGCCATCGGCCCGGTTGCCACTCGCGTAATTTGTGGAAACACCTTTTCGATGGCTTACTCTAACATCGGAGAAAAATTCCGCCACTCTTCCGGAGTGAACGAGCGCATTCTTGAGAGCACCGCAGTGCTTGACTTTGTGAATAGCGCCATGAAGATGTATTCTAAAAGAGTTGAAGTCATCGCCTCGGCAACTTGCACTTCCGCCCAATTCCGTGCCTTCCTTGAGGCGACTTACAAGAAAGAAGCGGACAAAATGCGCAATGTCAACGTTCTCAACGACCTGTTTTACAACGGCGCTGGTAACGAAGGTCGCACCTTTTACGATGCCATGAATGCGGTTACGGACTTTAGTTCCAATCGTAGTCGAAAGAGCGAGACCGGACGCTTTGGCTACGCAAACTTCGGCCAAGGCGCAACCATCAACCAGCGGGCCATGGAAGTAGCCCTTGATATGGCTACTGTCTAACTAGCGAGTGTCGGGCCCAGGGGGTGGGGCGGTTTTCCGCCTTAACTCCCTTGCCTCGCACACGCTAGAGTTAATCAGCTAACCCTCAATCCCCCGACCATCAACCCCAATGAAGTACCGCATTCGAGAAGAAATCCGTACCGAAAACGGTGAAAGGATTAGCCGGTTCTACTGCGAACACAAGTTCTTATGGTGGTGGTTACTTACCTTCTTTTATGAAGGCGTAGACGGTTGCCCAGGCCCGGACGTTTTCTTTAATACAAAGCAAGAAGCGCTAACGGCGCTGCGCGATCATTTTCAGTCCTTAGAGTTAACAGAAGTGGTATTTCACGAAGTATGAAAACTGAGAACCCGTATGTTGGCGGTATCCTTGGCTTAGTGACTATTGTCACTGCGCTAGGGCTAGCAGTTCTAGTGGTGGCGGTAATTAACTTGAGCTACCGAAGAGCGGAAGAGCACAACGCTGAGATTGAGAGGGAAGAAGCGAAGGTTTTAGCCGAAAAGTGCAAGCTGGTGAGTAACTCAGTTCGTGCAGACCCGTACATAACCGAGAGGACCCTAAGTCTCCACATTTGCAACGACCAAGGGGTCTCAACTTACTTTGTAACGCGTAAGCCTTTCCCCTAGGTTTGCTGGGCGAGGAAAACCCCGCACCGTTCACCTTTTCCAAACAAACTACTGTATTTTCGAACGAAACAATGACCACAGCAACTTGCACCGAAGCACTGACGCCAGCTGAAGCCACTCGGGTTGCTCACCGGATGTGCACATCACAAGGGCTCCCTCCGCTCCCGCATATCCCGGCGAATTTCCTACTCGCCCTTGACGCCTTTGAGGAGTGCACGTACAGAAACGTAGAAGACTTGGGAGGGTTGACACCCGAACAACAGGAAGCCAATCTCCTCCATGTCGCACTATGGATTGTTGAGCGCGACCGGAAAAACCTCCACATGGAGAGGTGGCACAAGCTCTGGTTTGACACTGACAGAACAACTTACGAAGATTGGTCCTTCTGGAAGGAACCATCGAACGAAGCAGGTTTTCACACGTGCGGGACCACTCACTGTCTGGCGGGCTTCGCGCAGGTTATGGGAGGGGTTGGTGCTTTTACTCTCACACCTAAAGAAGCGGGAGAGGTGCTTCTCGGATCGAATGCAGCAGGCCACTTCTTCGACACTGACGAACAAGCACTTGTTTTCCTGGAACAAGTTATTGAACGTAATTCCCATTCAGTACACCCCACTGAGTAGTATGAAAATCACGTATAACGCACCGTCGAAAGTTGAACGCACCGTCGAACTTAACGAGTCCGATTTCCCACCCCTTTATGGCGCAATCCGAGACTGTTTCCTGCAGAGACTTAAATCTTTCGGCTTGTCCAACCCGTTCTTCCCCTTTGAGTACGAAGCGATCGAGTTCTGTCGCACGGCGGGAGTTGATACGACTAATCGCATAGACGTGGTCGAATTCTTTGAGACGCTTCTTTTGAGGGGAACCCCGGAAGTTTCAAACATTTCGGAGGAAGATGAAAACGGCAATCACTAGCTTAAGGGTGGCCGAGAAGGTTTCGGTGCAGTCAGGGGACTTTCCCGACATCCCCTATCTTATTGTCAACCTAACATGGAAAGTATCCCCCAACAGCACGCACTTTCAGTGGTTTCTCGACGATACGAAAGATATCGTTCAGCAGTTAAGCGTCGTAAATCCTGAAGAATGGGACGACCCGTTCTCGCTATTCGAAATAGAATTTGAAAAAGTTTGGATTCCGCACGGAGATAGGTGGAAGTACATTCCAAAGTTCAACACTTTCTGGTACAAGGATTACGTTTCAGACTGCCCGGTCGTTAGGGCCACCTTAAAAGAGCTCGAACACTTTCAGCAGAGAGAAGAGTTTTCGTCGGAGTACCGGTTTTTCGATGAGAGTATTTTGTACAAGCATCTCTCGGTCTTGTGCACCTTTACGGACTGATCCGGGTAAATTACACTGTACAGACCTTTCGCAGAGCAACGTTGGAACAAACGAATAAAGAGCCAGAATGTTGCCGCAGAAGTTTCGGCGCATCATTGATTGACACAGCTAAACGAATGCTGGAAGATCCGTCGTTTGCCCCTCGCCAAGTGGCAAAGGACCGACTCTCAATTTGTGAGAGCAATGTGTGCGGATCCTTTGAAGAAAAAAGTTCAACCTGTGACGAGTGCGGATGCTTTCTTCCCGCTAAGACAACCATGGCAAACATGCGGTGCCCGCGAGACTACTGGGTTGAGTGGGTGAGAGGGGAGTCCAATGACGCGGGAGAGGGGGCTTAAGTCAAGGGTGCCTTGCAGATAAGGTTTACTCCCCTTGTGAAACGCTATTCTAAACGTGAAAGCCCTGGTAGCTCAGTGGAAGAGCACTGTCCTTCTAAGACACCGGTCGTGGGTTCGAATCCCTCTCAGGGCGTAGGTTGCCTTTGCAGCCACACTAAACAACAACAGCAACAATACAAAATGGCAAATCTTTCTCTAGTTGATCGTGCCGCACGAATTGGCGTCGAAAACCCCGACGGCGCAAAGCTCCTCCTAAGACTCAGCGAGGCAAGCACCAGCACTGAAGTTCAAAGTGCTCTAGACGAATTTGACTTGGCGGTCGGAGTTCAAACTCCCTCTGTCTGAGCTTTACCTTGGGTTCCACCTCACACGGTGGTTCCCTATCCTGGGCGTGTGGTGTACGGTGCACAGGGACCATTATAAAGTCCTCTCCGGCAGATTACCGGCTAGTTAGGGTTCGACTCCCTACACGCCTACTTAGTTTCAAGTCCTCGAAAACTCGTTAAAGAACACACCCACAGGCCATATCCGGTGAACGACACAGGAGTGGCCCACCACGGTGACAAGGAAGAGTGGCTGAGCGGCCGAAAGCAGCAGCTTCGAACACTGTAGAGGGTTAAACCTCCGGGGGTTCAAATCCCCCCTCTTCCGTTTACGGTTTCCCCTTTGAACACATAGAAGTTCAACGGCGCTAAAGAAACCGTTATACACATGCAAAATGACAATTAAAGACAAACCAGAATTCGTGAATGAAGTGATTTCACGAGTGATTAACAACGCACCAATAAGCGAAGTTCTCCGCGTATACTCCCTCTCCGTAAAAGCGGCAATTGATGAACTTGACGACGACGGCTTCTTTCAGTCCGTGCTTAACGCAGGGTACACTGACCTAATTGAAAAGTACGCTGACTTAGACGACCTTGACGAATTTGTTGAGGGTTTCTCGGGTAGTGAGGGAAGTGTGGTCTACGAGAACACAGGAAGGTCGGAAGTTCAAAGTGCTCTTGACGAGCTTAACCTTGACGTTGGTCTGTGCCTGGACGAATGTTCCCCTTCCTAGGCGAGACTGACTGGCTTTTGCCTCTGAGGCAAGCATCCTCTTTAGCGGAGGTGCGTGCACTTTCCTTGGAAAGTCGAGTTAGGGAGATGAGGCGAACTAAGCTAAAACTGAGGCGGAGGAGATTAGAGCTACAGAAAGAAGAGTCTCAGATTCTGCGGGCTATACTTAAAACCCTGTGAAAAGGGCGGTTTCCACCCTTGCCTTCCCCAATCAAAAGAGCTATAATGGGGGTGTAAGCGAGCTTAGTTCTCCGAGTATGAAGCGTGCCATCAAAATTGACGGCAAGGTTACCGTCCCTAACTTCACTATTGAAAAACTCCTGCGGTCGGTGTCAGAAGACGCAGCGGGTACCCGAAGGTCTGACCCACGGTTGTGGACTCTGGGGGATGTTGGATCTAGGTCAGTTCCAGACTGGCTTCGCTCCACTTTGCAAGAGGCACTTTTGCTTCTAAATCGTGCAGAACAGCAATACAGGTTTCCATCCCCGACTGACAATATGCGCCGCGAGGGCGCCACGGTTGTGTACGGGAAAGGGTCCGTAGGTTCGCACGAAGACTACCAGATGTCAGGTTTGTCTCTCCTGGTTTTTCTCGGGGGGCACACCCCTGACGACGAAGCTCCCTACTGCAGCCAGCTCATATCTGAAGGCGAATTTTACGCTGGCGGAAAAATGACATTGATGAGGCCAGGGGACGCGCTAGTTTTTGACGATAGGGAAACGCACTCTTGGATGGCCAACGGCTGCTGGTTCTTTCTCGTTAGCCCCCTCAACAAAGTTTAGTATGCCAAAACTTCTCCCACTTAATTCTTTCGTCGAACAAGTTGCACAACATTCCTTTAACAACTGGGATGGTGGCGGAGACGGCAGAATTGCGGACTTATTTTGGCCTGCAATTATCTACGGAGTGCCGGAAGTTGATTTAGAAAGGAAGGTTAGGGCAAAGTTTCAGGACATAAAAGCTGAGTATAACGAAAGATTCATCTTCAACTGACTAACTTCACGAGCTAAAGGTGCCGAAAAGTATTCTCTGCCAAATTGACCCCCGAGGGCGCCTACAAAAACCTGAAACAATTCAGGAGTACGGAAAGCTTCGGGACTACATGATTCAAAGGCCCTGGGAGTCGCTCAGTGACGGGGTCTTCCTTGAGCTAGTTACCGAGAAAGGATGTACCTTTTACGGTTGTCTGTTCAAAGGACTCGACCTTATGGAGCTTCAGTATCAGCGTTTGTGCTGGCATACGCAAACTCTCATTGGAGTGGATTTTGACAAGTGTGAGGTTAACCCTGGGAGAATGGTCAAGCTTTACACTGAGCTAGGCTACAAGCCTTGGCTCGCTTACCGAACGTTTTCTGACGGCCAACACCCCGGAAAAAGCTCATACCGACTCCTGTGGAAAGTTGACGTGAATCTAAATGTTTCCTACGAAGAAACTCATGGCTTTATCAAAGCACTTGCCGCGTTAGCTGGAAAGGGGTTGGCGGACAAGCATAGCATGGACCCTAGCAGAATGTGGCAAGGTTCTCGAAAGGGGTACGTGCACTACGACCCTGAAGCCCCTTTGCTCGACCTGACTGGACAACCGGACCCTAAAACACCTGACACTTAGAAAACATCTGTGAAAACCGCTGTAACGTTCGGGAGGTTTAACATAGGCCACCCCGGCCATGTTGAGCTAGTTAAAAAGTTGCTCACCCTTGGTTCGACCGCTAAAGTGTATGTGTCCTTAGGGAGACAGAATAACGACTGGGACCTTCGAGTTTTACTTCTGCGGACGCTGTGCCGCCAAGCGAGCATTGACCTGAGTAGGGTATCATTTCTAAAGGCCATCGATCCCTATGCGGGGTTGTCAGATGTTCTAAAAAGCAGGAAGCCAAGCGAGGTGGTTCTCGTTCTGGGGTCTGACCAAGCTTCACTCGGATTGCAGCTTTCGCACACCTTCGGAGTCTCTTTTCATGAGAACGAACGAAGTGGTTCGAGCACGGCGCTGAGAAAGGTTTTAGACCAAGGCAAAAACCCTGCACCTTTTCAGGGGAACAGGTACGCTTTAAAACTTGCAACACTCTTGAGAAACAATGAAAAGTTCCGAAAAGCTCAAAGAAAAGCTAAGGTGTCTGCTTAGGAGCTACCCTGGCGTCAAAGTGGGTGCGTCATGGCCCTGGAACGACCTGGAGTTTAGAGAGATTGCCTGGGTGGTTCAAGACTATGTAAACAACAGCGGAGACGTTGTAAATGAGGACCCCCTCCACGAGTGGATTGAAGAGTATAACTTTTTTCGCACTGAGACCTTAAGTTAAGGCTGGCTGGGAAACCGTTCGCCCTGAGGCGGTTTCCCCTCCTTTCCCTTGCGAAGAGACAACGCTATAATATAAGTATGGAAAACATACCCGAAGCACCCGAAGCATACGTGATGGTCGGAGCCCCTGGGTCCGGAAAGTCGACTCATGTATCAAAGCTGCTAAGTCTTCACCCAGATGCCGTTGTAATTTCCGGCGATGAAATCCGCGCTGAGCTCTACGGAAACGCGGACATTCTAGGAAATTACGTAGAAATCCACGACCGCATGCTTGAGATTCTGGAGGAGAGTGTAGGTCGGACTATAGTTATGGATGGTACCCACTACAAGGCAGCTTACCGCAAGGAAGCAATTGCTACGCTGAACTCGTACGGTTACGATAAGGTTACTGCAGTAGTCATTGAAAAGCCCCTCACCGTTTGCCTACACCAGAATGCTTCTCGCGAGCGCAGGGTTCCGGAAGAAGTGATTGAGCGCATGCACGCCTCCTTACAAGCTTCCCTCAAGAATATCACCAACGAACCCTTCCACCGTATTGACTTTGTATACTGACGCAATGATAACTTACAGCAACAAATTACATCAAGGTGACGTAGTTGCCCTGGGGGACATTCACGCGACATGGACTCTTTTCGAACAATTTCTGAATTGGGTGAAAGGGTCTCAAGCCACTGTCGTACTTTTAGGTGACATGGTTGATCGTGGTGGGGGTGACCTGAAAGTTTTGGAGCATACGAAAAATCTCCTCGACGATCCGGAAAGTTGGGGGCTTCAAGCCTTTTATGCCCTGATGGGGAACCACGAGAGGATGTTTCTTGATGCTTTGGAAGACCCATTCGGCAGTAGCTACGTGCTGTGGGTTCAAAACGGCGGAAACTATGACCAAGTGGGTGAAATGGAGAGGGAACATAAGGAGTGGGTTCGAAATCTACCCTTGTATATGACAATTGCGGACACTCTCTTCATTCACGCGGGGATCTACCCCGGTCACGACCCTGCAAAGCTCATTGCCGATGGAAGAGGCGAGGCACTCCTGTGGATTCGACAACCTTTCTTGACCTATGGGCCGGAGTTCGAAGGGTGGAACCCACGACTTAAGAAAGTCGTTCATGGTCACACACCAACCAACTTCGAGGAACCACCTCAGGACCACCTCCCCGTTGTGAAGGGACAACGCGTAAATATAGATACGGGTGCGTTTATTAAGACGAAGGGTCGCCTAACCGCTTACAACGTCACTCAAAATACTTTTCACCAATTTTCACGGCAACCTCGCAAGGACTAGTCTGGAGCTAAGTTCCGACACCAAAACCACACCAGAACCTAAACAATGAAACTGCTTCTCGTAGACACATCCGCGCTATTTTTTCGCTCTCGCTCAGCTCTCTGTCGAGCTATGGGTGAAATGGTTACGAGCTATGGAGCACCGGTAACTGGGACTTATGGGTTTTGCAACGCCTTATTCGCCGTAATGGCTCAGTACGAGTACGATTGCGTAGTTCCTTGTACCGATAAGGGTGGGAACTTTCGCAAGAAAGAATCTGGTACTTATAAGGCGAATCGAGAAAAAGCCAGCGTTGAGCACTACTCCGACCTTTCCCTCCTGGTTGAAGACGTCCTTCCAGCTCTTGGTTTTTCGCCAGTGGGTGCCCAGGGTTTTGAGGCGGACGATGTTGTAGCTCATATTTCTCGTAACTCTCCTGGGTACAGTGAAGTACACATTTTGACTTGCGACAAGGACTTGCTTCAGCTTGTCAACGACAGAGTAAAGGTGCTGCTTTTCAACTCAGCTAAGAAAATGGAGCTGGTTGACATTGAGGGTGTTAAAGGACACTTCGGTGTTCCCCCATCAGACGTCAAGTTCTTCAAGGCTTTGTCTGGGGACTCCTCAGATAACATATCAGGTGTATCCGGCGTTGGCCCTAAGACCGCTGTGAAGATAATCCAAGAGTGCCACACCAGCGGTACAAACTCAGAGTTGTCCCTTGCTGATCGTATAGCATTTCATCCTAAGGTTATTCCCACTGCGTCCACATTCTTTGGAAACCTTCGCCTGGTCACTCTTGAGGACGATGTTCCCGATTTGTCGTGGTACGCGTCTTCACCGCCGTCTGAACAGAGTGTAGAAGCACTCTTTGAGGGTTTAGAGTTCAAGTCGTACTTGAAGCCAGCACGGTTGAGCAAGATTCTGAAAACACTCAAGGTTGTTTCGTAGGACGAATAACTACCGATCACACCTTCGGACCATGAAATACCCACGTGTCCGCCCCAGACTCACTTACCTCCGCATCCTTGGAAATATTGCGTTGGTAGTTGGACAATTTGTTTTGCTTTTCTTGGACCGCAAGGTGGGCCTATTAATTCTGATTACAGGGAGCACTCTGAGCCTTCCATTCTTTGTAAAGAAAAAGCAGTGGGATGTGGTAGCTGTCATCGTAGTTGGAATAACCCTGAACGTCTTTGGGCTAATACACAATCCAGTCCCTAACTAGTCCTTGTGGGAGAGTGGGCGGTTAACCCTCCTTCATGGGGCGGTTTCCACCCTTTGTTTCTGCCTCGCAGAAACGGTATAGTAAATGTATGGAAAACGACTCAGTCCGCTCCAAACTTGGACCCCGCCAAAAGGGTCGGAAACGAAAGGGCAAGACCAAGCCCCAAGCTCTTCGCCAAGCGAGAGCTCGCCGCGCCAGCCTCCTTCAAAAGTTGACCCCTCAGTCCCACCCGCAAGCAAAGCAATGACCTGCACCCCTGCCACTGAGAAGAGTGAAACTAATGCTTCTGCCCTTGCGTCTGAGTACAACGGGGTTTGGGCGTCTGTTCACGATGCCCGAAAGAAGCTTATCCAAGCGAACTGCCCCTCTCGCGGTACTAGGGATGAGGAAGCATGGGAGTTATTCTGCGAGGAACGGGAAGCGGCTCTTGAAAAGCTCAGGCAAGTAGAGGACTACCTCATGGACTTGGCTTTCCAATACTCATGCGAAGCTTCTCGCGATCTTTCTGTGGAGCATGTGTAGGACATGGAAAACAGCAACTTAAGCAAAATTAAGCCGAAACTTCGAACGAACGGCAGAGTCTCGGGGAACTTCGGAAGGAACAAAATTCAAGGTAAACTAGGAACCCTGGACCTCAGCTCTGAGGTACTGAACAAGGAAAACCTGCAGATCCCGAACCGGGCCGCAGTTTACGAGCGACTCGAACAAGCCTATAATACCACCACGGACCCTAAACTCAGGGCCACCTTGGCTGAAATGCTTAGAAAGCGAAAAGCTACGGTCCGAGTCAGAGTTGTGACGAAAAACAGCAAACCACGATCAGACTACTGGGAGGAGGTCAACCGTGTACGATAAACCTGCCCCGTACAAGTCACCCCTTCGAGTTGGGTTTAACTTCCCATCGTTCGTAACCTACAAGTGCCCCACTACGGATGTACTCGTGGGGAAAGTTTACAAAAATGCCGAAGGAAAGTGGTATCTTACCTCTTCGTACCTAAGGTGGCAACCAATCGAGGTTTTCACTAAGATAGGGGGCTTTCTCTTCCTAAACCAACTTCACAAGAGGCGACACCATACCTAATGAAACCAACAAACCCCACTCGAACACTCAACCATCTGAACCTCGTTAAGACGGGTACCCAGAAGAGGGTGGCACTCTACAAGGCTCAGCTTGAAATGGCCAAAAAACCCCAATCCTAACCCATGAGCCATACTTCCGCGATTACACAGGTCTTCACACAAGGTGAAGGTGAAGGTGAAGAAATTCACCGTTCGGTGAGTCTCCCCAACTCAGACTGGCTAGTTTTAGCTCAGTGTGCCGAAGCCTTTTCCTCCACCTTCAGGGCACAAGCGAGTCAGGTAATTGCCACTTATGTGACACGTGGACAGCTTGATTTGGCTGTGAGCGAGGCAGCGAAAATGAACATATTGCTTCAAAAACTAGACAGTATTTATATTGCCCTTGTGTCGTGACACCTAAAAATAACCCCTTAGTAGTGTTTGACATTGACATGACACTCACGAGTGAGTGGTATTACGAAGATAATGTTGCAACGCTTCGAGCCAATTTGCCACTCGTTCAACTTGCGACATTGCTGGCTGACTCCGGGGTTTCAATCGTGATATCCACTGCTCGCCCAAATCGTCTTCGAGCCAACTCAGAAAACTGGCTACAAAGTGTGGGTGTTAAGTTCGACGCCTTATACATGAGAGAGGACGGGGACGATCGCCCCGACCACTACGTTAAGACCGAGCAAGCTCTCGCAATTATTGAAGATTTCGGACGTCCTTCGCTTTGGTACGACGACAACCAAGACAACTGTAAAGTTGTGAGAGAACTTGGGATTCCTTGTGTTCAGGTTATGCAATGATTCATACACACTCGCACCACCCCCCTAGGAAAAGAAGAGACATAATGGCTACCATGGCCGAAATGAGCTTCCACCTACCTAATGTCGTGCCAGAGAGACAGGAGCTTGTTGAAAAGTTCAGGGTAGAGCAACTTCGTGGTGCTTCCCACCTGCCAAAACAACACCCTCAACGCCAAACAACAACCATGAAAATTGATTCCGTTATTTCTGTTTCACTTCCTCGCGAGACATGGTCGCTCATAAACGACCTGCTTAAGGAGAAGCAAGCGTCTTTCGAACGTGACATTGACAGAGTGGACGACATCGGTAGGGCTGACTACGCTCAAGTTCTAGTTGATTGCGCCGAACAATGCAAGCAAGCATTAGACGAAATCTGTTTAGCACATTCCCTGGCGTCTTTCGACCTTTGAGCACAGACGCTGAGCGGAGCTCAACTTCCAGGTTAGTACCCCAACCCTTCAGTCAAATGTTGTCCACTGACACACGACTCCAGCTACAAGATATTGCCGACCGTATCTCAAGACACGAGGAGATTTCCCTTAAGGAGATTTCCCTTATTCAGAAATGGTCAGACCACAATCGCCACGCCTACGAGATCCTTCAGAAAGCACGTCGGAGGGCAATCTCGGGGGAGCCTGAGCCGGGGTCTCTCGACGAACTTATCGACGGGATGAACCTCGGCTTTGCGGATCCTTCCTCTCATTTAGTTGGACCCCAATCCCCAGACGATCTTGCAAACTTTTTCAGGGCGCCTCCGTGGCTGAGACATGACTAAAGCCCCTGACGCTTCTGTCACAGGGGCAGAGGCCAAGCTCGAGACTTTAGACCCCACGACCCCGTGGTACGAGTTTCTCTCCTACTGTGAAGCTTGTCGGAGCTTAAACGTGAAAGCGTCTGTTGGTCGCTTCACCCGTTACCAAAACTATATTCGAACTATTTCGCTATGAGTTACACAGGACAGTTAATAACCTTTGAAGGTCTTGACGGCTGCGGAAAAACAACTCAGCTTAAGGCTGTTTTCGAGTGGCTTGTTACCAGCGGTCGACTACCATGGGGAGTTAAGGTGGTTACAACTCGAGAGCCAGGATGTTTACCCGGTGTGCGAGACTTGCTTAAGAACCCTAAGGCTGCGATCACACCGAAAGCCGAACTTTTACTGCTCATGGCCGACCGGGCTCAGCACGTTGCAACAGTAATAATGCCGGAGCTAGAAAAGGGCAACTGGGTGTTATGCGACCGATTTTACGCAAGCACCTTAGCCTATCAAGGGTGGGGACGAGGTTTGGGATCTGAAGCGGTAGAGAAAGCCCACGAACTTGCCTGCGGAGTCTTGTACCCTGACTTAGAACTGTTTTTCGACGTTCCCGTTGATGAGTCTATGAGACGGCTCTCAAGGCGAGAAAACGACGGGCTGACTGTCCGAGACAGATTTGAGCGGTCAGAACGACCTTTTTTCGACCGTTTGCTTACAGGGTTTCAAACCCCTAACGAACAACTGGGACTGAAATGTTACCCCGTGGTTACAATCGACGGGTGTCAAACGGTTGACGAGGTTACTCAGGAATGCATACGACAAGTGTCCAAGCTTTTACCACGTGAGGAGAACTTCACGAATGTGCCACCGTGCCGAGCAAAAGATCCTGAGTTTTGGTACGACACTTCTAAAGAAACTTACAAAGTTCGGCTTGAGCGGGAGACCTCATGGAGTCAGCCACGATCTTGAAAGACTGACGAAAAACTTTGTTAAAACTTCCACATTTGATATGAAACCTTTTCTACACGGGAGGATACATGCCAGAAAGTACGGAGGCTCCCCAGACGACTACGCCGATATCGACGACTTTATTGACAGTAGCAAGATTGCCTTTCCAGACATTCGTCACCGGGCATTGCTTCACTCGTCGTTCGGGTGTTTTGTCGTTGAGCAGATGTTCGGTCGCACACGCACAAACTCTGCTGGAATAACTTACTCTCCCCGAGACATCGCCGAAGATCACATTATTCAAGACCTCGGGTTCATTCCCACGGTCGAAAAGTACCTAAACAACATGGTTGCACAACCGTGGATGTCTGGCACTAACAAGTCACCCAACAAACAAACCAAATTCATTCCAATCGGAGACTAAACCATGTCACAATCCCTCGACTTACTTATTCAAGAGTTTACAGAGCAACAAGAGAGATTCCAAAAGGTCGCTCAGGAGAGGCTAAAAGAGTACTTTGCTGAGTTCTGGGAAAAGAACCCTGCGATTAAGGCCGTAACGTGGTCTCAATACGCCCCGTACTTCAACGATGGGGATCCGTGTACGTTTAGCGTGCATGACCCGTACTTCACGAACGCCGAAGGAGACGATCTTGACGACCTGACGAGCTGGGGTGAGTACGACGGTGAGAAGGATGAGGTATGGTCGGACCAGGACCCTAAGTTTGATGGCGTGAACGTTGAGTCCACACACTCCCTGGCGAAGCTACTCACATCAAGTGTTATGGAGCCGATCATGAAGATCATGTTTGGTTCGGACAACGTCATAGTTGCGACTCGTGCCGGATTTAGTGTAGACCAAGCTGACCACGACTGACTTGGTGAAGGGGTTGAACGGTTAACCCTTACCTTAGGGCGGTTAACCCCCTTTATTCTGCCCTATAGAAACGGTATAGTTAAAGAGTCAATCCGACAACCAAAATGCTTACCCAAACTGCTCAGCCCCTCGATAAGCAGCACGCTGGACAAATTCTCCTTCGTGCTACGCGATTCCTTACTGCACCCACCCTAAGCCCCCGACCCGACGGGTCTGTGAGGGATGTAGCACTCGACACCCGCTGGCTGGGGCGAGACCTCGTGCGTGAAGTCTTTCGGGGCCGAACTGCTGACGAAACGGATGGAAAGTACGTGGACGTTGTTACGGACAACGGTAAAAGACTGCGAGTGTTCACTCGCGTCATTTCACGTAGAGCCGATAACGCACTGGTCGCTTGTGCGAACTCTGCTGAGATAAGCCCTATCAACTTCGCATCTGAAGCAGATAAGCCAGACTCAGTCTTGCTCGTTGCTGTCAATCCTCAGCGAAACACTGTTGACGTCTTTGACTTCCCCCTTGAAGACCGAGAAGGTAAGAAAGTGACCAGGGAGAACTTAGCCGTGTCCTGGTCTGTGAAAAAACAGAATTACGGTAAGCACCAAGCAAAGCTCACGTACAGCTACAAAGCTAACTGAGATCTGCTAGTCCCTAGCAGCACTTTCACCGGGCAAGCGACGGTTAACCGAACCTTTCGAGGACGGTTTCCCCGCTTGCCTTTTCAATCGTAAGACGCTATAGTAGGTGTATGGAACTAAAATCGACCCTTTCTGAGTCGTTCTTTCACCGGTTCTGCCCGGATCCCACGGTGATGTACGATCTTGGAGAGATTTACGCAGAATTTAACGCCCGCTACTTCAACGGGGACTTACCAGTTCTTCCCTGTAAGACTCGGACAGACGAAAACGGAGAAACTTGGTCGCGATACGACACCCTAAAGTGGGATGGTCGCATGGGTCGCAGAATTCTTGGCACATACAAAACGTCTGCACGACGTGGGTTCGGAACAATTCGCCTCTCTCGCGTAATTGCAGGTGACCCTGTAAAAACAAGAAGCATTCTCTTGCACGAGATGCTTCACAAGTACCTTGATCTTGAGTGTCGAGACGACGGCATTAAGGGCCACGGTGAAAACTTCGTGAAGGAGGCAAAGAGAATCAACGAACTTTGTGAAAGAACTGGTGTTAAGCACCGCATTTACTTCTACAAAGACGAGATTACACAGAGTCAACCATTCGTCATACCTGAGCTTTTGGACGACAAAATCCACTGCAGCACAGATCTAGACATTGCCCTAAACATGCAGTCTGTGATGAGGGCCGCGTTCTCACAAAAATTCGAGTACTTTCAGTGAGACCTTCGGGTCTCTTTTTATTTAAACCAAAACATGTACTATGAGACCTAAACAAGAACAATTGAACGAATGGGGAGAACGTTACTTTTGTGAAGACCGATCTAAAACCGAACTTTTTGTGCAAGAGGTGGCAGAGTGGGTAGTCAAGGAAATTGCACAGGAGTTTGACAGGAAAGAACAAGCAGGTGCAAAAGGTTACGGGCCGAGTCTTCCCGCTAAGCTAGTACGACAGTTTGGTTCGCCATCTGGCCCAACACTCAAGCAGCTTTCCTTGCTTGCTCTAAACGAACTTGTGCCCCTCGAGGACAGGGAGAAAAGTTCATACAAGCTGCTGTTAACCGTTATTTCAACCTTGCCCGAGACACCAACCAATACTCTTTAAGAGTGTGTGATTGATGTTAATTAGTGACACCTTTTACTAGGGTCAACTCTTTTGTTTAGTCGCAAGAAAAAGAGCCAGTTAACATCGTTGGGTAATAATTCCTCCCGATCAACCAAAGATGACATTTGTGACAGAAAACTTAACGAAGAGTTCTAAAGCCGCTTCAACCGGAAATGAAAAATGCAACGATAACTGTTCTGTAAGTGAAGCCGTTGTCTGTGATTTAAGCTCTCGCCAAGAGCCCCGCCGAATCGACCTCGACAAGCTATACGAGTGTGACCCGAAAGACTACATTGGCTATTTCGCCGACGAAACCTCTTACGACAACCTTATTCAAGAAGACTGCGACGTTTATGTGGGCGGAGTGAAAGTTGTTGCCTTTCGTAAGGCACTTTTTCCGAAGCTGCGCGATGGTTCGAAAGGTAGCCCGGAAACTTGGAAATACTTCCGCTGGGCAGCAAGAGACTTGTACTCAGACCAACGAGGCCTAGTTGCTGGTAGAGAACTAACTACCCAACTCGAGATAAGGGTAACCAACGGTATTCTAAACTTCTTCAAGAAGGCGATGGCCGGTCAAGTCACTGACTTGGAAGAGGCACTGAAAATTGCTTCTCTCTCCCCCGACATGTCAAAGCTCACTGTCCGAGTGAATGATGTTAAAAAGGACTTCCCAGAAATTGAGAAAGCTTTAGAATCTATCGAGAAGGAACTTCGCAAGAAAACGCTGAGCGAAGAAAGAAAGGTAGAGCTGAAGGAAGCGAAGGGTAGAGAACTTGCGAAGTGGTTCCCGACGTGGCTATCCAAGACTTGGAGTGTATCTAAGGACAAGGTTTCTGAGGCGAAACGTGCCGACGACAGGTATGTGGGAAAACAATACCGTTCAAACAAGTGCTATTCCAACGTGATTGGTGCTTTTGATAGGGGTGCACGTAACCCTTACGGTCGTTTGACCGCAACAACTGTAAAAGACTATGAGGGGTTCGTAAGCCACACGGATATTTATCAGACAGCTTGTTCCGCACTCAAAGAGACCCTAAACACTCCGGAAAACCCTCGGTGGGACCGCCTTCACGAACGGTTCAGTAACGTGAAAGACCCGCACTATAACCTCTTCGGTACGGTGTTCACTGCCCTTACGTTAAACTGGAACTTCCGTTGTGCGATGCACTACGACGGTAATAACTGCGAAGGTGGTATTGCCGTTCTTACTGCAATTACTCAAGGGGAATATGACGGCCATTACCTTGTGTTCCCTGAAATTCGTTGCGCTTTCGACCTTCGTGATGGGGACTTTATTGCCGGTGACAATCAGGGACTGATTCACGGTAACACTGCAATGATTCCGAAGACGCCTGACGCTGAACGAGTTTCGTTCGTTTTCTATTCACGAGAGCGCATGACCGCTCTTGACGATATGGAGTGTGAGGAGTGCCGCCGAGATTTCATGCGATACGCAGCAGACAATCACAAGGAGTATGGAAAGGGTCACAAGACCTGGAATGGTGTTTGGAGCGGAATGTGGAAATCACCGGAATGGATGACGTATAAAGCCGAACACGGCTTAGAACGTTGCTCAAATACTAACTATTGGGGCACCGAGAATTAACCCTGAAGCCGCCGAAGCGGCAGTTAACGAACAAAACACAGCATTACTAACAATGGACACAAACAAACAGCTTAACGGTGGCGATGCGGAGCGGCAAGTTGCCTCGGAGAGTATTGAACCCATTGAAGCAACAACAACCATTACGGTGGAACTCCCGGTAAGCTTCGCTGAGGCTTTCCGGGCACTTGCTCAACGAGAGGGCTTGTCGGAGGGTGACCTTATTGTACGATCGCTGGGGCTCTACTCCGTTGCATCTCAAGCCGAGAGTGAAGGGTACGGACTAACGTTTACTCGCATCGAAGGAACCAACGACCTGACCGCCAAGGAAGCAATTCGCATTGAAGACGAACCTGCCTCAAATTTGTTCATTCCGGGTAAGAGGTGAGACGGTTTCCCGCCCTTGCTTCTACAGCGTAGACACGGTAAAATAACCAAAGACAAACGAGCCACAGATGGAAATCTACTTCAGCACAGACGTTGAGACCGACGGACCGATCCCCGGACCTAACAGCATGCTTTCGCTTGGGTCGGCTGCGTTTTCCCCTGACGGAAAACTCCTGGGCACCTTCTCTGTGAACCTAGAGACCCTCCCCGGAGCCGACCCGGACCCCACTACCCAAGCGTGGTGGGAGTCTCACCCGGAGGCCTACAGAGCAACCAGAGAGAAGGTTTTACCTGCCGACCGAGCCATGCTCGCCTTTTCTCAATGGGTCAGTGCTACAGCAAGCTCGTTCTCTCAAGCGAATGTTCGAAAAGTTTCTCCAGTGTTCGTGGGTTTTCCTGCAGGGTTTGACTTTCTTTTCGTGTATTGGTACCTTATTCGGTTCACTGGACAGTCCCCATTTAGCTTCTCGGCGCTTGACGGTAAGACCTATGCTATGGCCTTGCTCAAAAGAGGATACCGGGAGTCCACCAAACGGAACTACCCGAAAGAGTGGTTTCCCCTCGAAAACAAGCATACTCACATCGCTGTAGAGGATGCTATTGAACAAGGTCGTATTTTCTGCAATATGCTTCGATCCAATCTTGACTCTACGTGTCAATGACTAACAAAGTTAAAGATTACTGCGAAAAACTTAGCTTGTCCCTGAAGTTAAGGGGAGAGGGAAACGAGGACGCGGAGGAGGCCTTGCTCGACGAGCTTGACCTTCTGTGGCTGAAGTTGTCGAGAGAAGAGGCCCAGTGGGTTAATGCCAATATACTGTCGTTGTTTCCTAACTAATTACCCACCGTGATGAAAAATCCTACTTTCCTACTCCAGTCCGGAGGACCACTACAAATCGAAAAGGTTGCGTGTAGTTTCTCCTGTTACCCTGTCCAATATTGCTCGTTTTATGATCTGTCGAAGTTAGACCCTAAAGGTTTCATGGCTACATTGATTCCTGTGGGATCGGTGGAATTTGTTCAAGCTTACAGTGAACACGTAGGTATTGTGCTACCTGAGGACTTTTCCTACGGGTGTAATGCAGAACTGAAAAAGTACCTTATGAGGTCCGTTCGACAAGGAGTGTACGGTGAAGCAACCTTGGAAGACTTTGTGAAGCCAACCGCAATAAAGTTGTTTACCGGGGACATCAAGAGAGAGCTCGAACTGAAGATACCTGGACTAATTTCTGATAACACTTCAGTGTGGATCTCTCAGGCTGTGCCCTTTGAGTCGGAATTTCGGTTCTACATTCACGACTTCATTGGGGGTGGTAAAATTCAGGGGTGGTCGCGGTATGACGACAAGCCCGTAAGAAACCCCGAACCCGACTTCGGCCTGATTGAAGAGATTATGGGTGTGCTAGAGGCAAATATTGCGCCTGGTGCTTACACGATTGACATCGGCTGGAGGCCTGACCTGAATCGGTACTGCCTAGTTGAACTTAACGATGCGTGGTCGCTTGGGTTCTACGAAAATAGCGACCCGCAATCGAACCCACCAACTCGACAGCAGTACGCTGACATGCTGGTGTCTCGCTGGAGACAAATTATCTTTTGCAACCTAGTGTAACCACTGGATAACACAGTCGGAGATAAGAGGACGCGGCAAACGTCTACTCTTGACGCTCCGACAACAGTCACATCAACTGCACTCAAATATGGACTATCAGATTGCCATCCCAACTTACGGAAGGCCCGATGGAGTGAAGAAACTCACTCTGAATTACCTTGAAAAAACAGACATTAATTGTTCCCACGTGACTTTATTCGTGGCAAACGATGAAGAGAAGGAAATTTACCAGAGTTCAAACCCTACATACAATATCGTTGTTGGTGAAAAGGGTTTGACAAAACAACGTCACTTCATCTCTAACTTTTACGACAAAGGGACTCCTGTTTTTTCGTTCGACGACGACGTTAGCGCCGTTGAGGAACTTGAGCTCTTAAAAGACCTTGAGGGGACTCAGAAGCCACTTGACCACCCGTGTCGCCTGAAAACCGTGGTGGAACTCTCGGATCTTATCGATCGCGGCTTCCGAATGTCCAAGCGGCGCAATATTGGCCTGTTCGGTTTCTATGCCGTTCGCAACAAGGGTTTTCTTCACCCAAAGGTGACTGTGGGGCTCAAGTTCATTATGGGCCACGCATTTGGTTTCTACGCAGGCGACCCAGCCTTTGATCTAATCGCTGAGTACAGTATGAAGGACGACTACTTCTTGTCTCTGTACCACACTGTTAATGGAAACGGGACACTGCGATTCGACAACATCTGTGTGAAAGCTAAACAGCACACAGGCGGTGGCGGAACCTGCGAAGACATGGAGCGAAAGCTTCAGATTAATAACCAAACCGTAGAGAAACTTTGTGCTGAGTTTCCGGACCTCGCGAGTCCAAAGAGCCGTCGAACAAAGGATGAGTGGCTTTCCCGGTACTCTGAAATCCGCCTCAAAACAATCACAAACGAGACAATCTCAGTGCTTAACTGAGCACCAAGGCGGTTTTCCGCCCTTTACTGTAAGCTCCTCTCCCCTATGTTTAGAACAGCTTCCGGCTACCAATGATTCCCGACCCAAAGAAAACCATCGTTTTCGATGTTGACGACACCATCCTCACAACAGAAAACCGCGATTACGAAAACTCTCTACCGAAGATGGAAGTAATTGTGGGTATGCGAGCAATGAAGGACGCAGGGTGGACGATCATCTTGAATACAGCGAGGGGAATGGGTCGTTCAGACGGTGACATCGAAAGTGTGAGGCAAGAAGTTATCGAGGAAATCGAAAAGTTCTGCACTAAATACGGTGTACCCTACGATACCATCTTGGTTGGAAAACCTTGGGCGGCATACTATGTAGACGACAAAGCAATGACTCCCGCTCAGTTCTCCGCAAAATACAAGGAAATCGAACAATGAAGAACGCACTCATTCTTGCTGCCGGTCGTAGTACTCGGTTTGGCCGAAACAAACTTGAGGAAAAGTTTGACGGGGTGTCACTTCCTCTCCTGGCTGCCAAGTTCGCTCTTGAAAACGGTGCGGAAAACATCTATCTGACGCTCTCGCGCTCGGCGATTAAGACCGACGGGACTCGCATTTACCACCCTGTTCTAGATGAAGTTTCCAAGATTTGCGACCCGATTGTTCGTTTTCAGAGTGAGGAAACTTACGGACCAGGCGCTGCGATTACCACGTGGGCAGGCGTGATCAATGGTCCGTTCACTGTTCTGTTTGGGGATAATTACTACCATGGAACGATCCCCCCTGCCGAACGAGTTTTACTTGGCTCTGACCTTGAGAACTCAGTGTGGTTTTCATATCTTCGTAAGTCACTCAATCCACGAAATCTTCAACTCGCCACAGTAATCGACAACTATGTGATTGAAAAACCACACGGACAACTCGAAGGCCGTTACTTCTGTGGTTTTGCCCGTTTCCCTGCGGGATACCTTGACACCATTGGTGACCTTCGCAAGAGCGACCGTGGCGAGGTTGAAATTACGGATATGATAAACATGGCGGAGCATCGTCAAGCAGTATCACTTTCTTCCATGGGTGTGATATGGGGAGACTTAACTTACGAGGCGGATTGCGCTCGCATTCGGGAGCTTGTTAGTGAAGGGAAGTAGTGGGGCCACCCTGGATTTCTCTGGGGATTTCATACGGAAAAAGTGTAAGGATGCCGGTGAGCAGTGCGAGTGGTTTCGCATTGCTTCTCGGTATACCTTGGCACCAAGTGTTCGCCTCCCGCAAACAATCTGTGTGTCGGACTCAGACTACGACATTGAGTTTATTGAAGGTGTTTGTGGAACACAAATTGAATCTACACGTTTGATTGACACTTTGGTAGACCAGGTCTTCCTTTGGTCTAAGCTCCCTGCGTCAAGACACACGGACTGGGGGTCTTACAAAGAGCGTCTTCACTTAGAGCACGTTTCTCTGACAGACAGCGAGATAGTTCGTCGAACTTTCGATTTCCTCGACGAAATAGTTCCACTACCTTCCTCCTTCTCGCATGGTGACCTAACTCTTGAAAACATCATTGTAGAAAATAACGGGGGAATAGTTCTGATCGACCCGAATTTCAAGACGAATTTGTTTCAGTCTTACGTTCTCGACTTGGGTAAATTGCTACAGTCTGTCCACAGCGATTACCACCGGTTGTTCAACTCACACCCAGGATGTGACCCTGCGCCTCTGTGCGCCCACTTGAGACAACGGCTAGGCAAACCCTTATGGACTCAGGCGCTGGCCGCTGAGATATCGCACGTGATCCGCCTGCGCAAGTACCGCCCTTCCGCCCAGTGGCCGACGGTTGACCGGCTGTTGGGGCAGCTGCTGGCTGAAGCCCATGGGTGTTAATCCCACCTTCGCGGTGCGGTCCACCCACTTTCGACAACTTAATGGCATTATTGTTACGACCCCAAGCTTGAATACCGTACTCCGCAACGACTAAACTAAGCAATGTCAAACTCCCAAGACCTAATTGAGAAGCTTAAAGACCAGATAGCATTCCTGACTGCCGAGCTCGACCGAGCCCAGCGAAAGTCAAACTCCCTTTGGAGTCAAATTCAAGGAGCGTTTCTCCAGGAGGGCAACGACGAAGAGAACGCAGAGTTCTGGGCCGACAAAATTTCGCAGATTTTATCTGAGTGGGTTCACACTCAGCGGACGAGCCTCTCCCAGAAGATAGTAGAAACGGGTGCAATGCCCCCTTATACCGACTGTCTCAATCACCTTGTGGTTAGTCTCTCGCCCCCTGGCTCAGCTCCCCCGAGCCTTCCCCCTGAGTTCACAGAGCTTTCCAACACTCCCTCACCTGGACCAACTTTCAGTCCAACAGGTTTGGAAGCACCGGCTTACGGGGGCCTGTCCGCAGACGCGCAAGTGGGACCGCCGAAAGAGCGCAAGATCGGGGTGCCTAAGGCTATTCCCGGTGCGGTACCATTGCCGTTGCCCCCACTTTCAGAGGGTTCCCCTTAAGCGAGTCATTTGCTTAGGCGGTTTCCCGTTCACCCTGGGGCGGTTTCCCGGCTTGTCTCTGCGGAGCAGAAACGGTATACTTAGTGTAACTCCCGAGTCAAGTACCCAACAACAATGCTAAACCTTGAAGTTTCAAACCGAATCACAGCTGCTGAAGCTTCACAGAGGTTTGTAACTCCCCCGGACCCACAAGCTAACCCTGAAACCGTGAGGAGATTTTTGGAGCACTGCTACAAAGCCATACGTGAGGATATTAATAGGGGTTACGGTGTCAAGTATACGAACGTTTACCTTGGAGACTGCGATTACTCCACTAAAGGGGAAGTTGCTAGAGTTCTAGAAGAAGAAGACGGGTACAAGGTTAGACTAGTTGGGACCCTTCACATTTTAATTTCCTGGTAATTTAATCACAACTACTTAACCTTGAAACCATGGCAACTATTTACAAACCACCGGCACAGCTACCCCCTTTCTCGTCGAGGCTCAGTGTATTTCTTGCAGGTTCAATAGAAATGGGCTCTGCACCCGACTGGCAAGCTGACCTCGAACGTAGTCTTGCTGACCTTGACATTGACATTTACAATCCGCGACGCGACGATTGGGACCCAACTTGGGTTCAAAGCGCCGATAACCCGGTGTTTCGAGAGCAGGTTGAGTGGGAGCTTGATGCCCTAGAGATGGCTGGCATGGTTGTCATGTATCTGGCACCGGGTACCATTAGTCCTGTTTCTTTGCTCGAACTCGGCTTCGTCACCGGACTCGCTCTCTTTCTCAATGTCAGAAACACGGTTGTGTGTTGCCCAGAGGGGTTCCACCGTAAGGGCAACGTTGACATTGTCTGTAACCGATATGGGATTCCACAGGTTTCAAGTCTAGAGGGACTTGAACTGGCCATACGAAAAGAAAGTGCAAGGGTACAGAAACTGAAGTCTTGGGGGAATCGTGGGAGCATTGAGACGAGAAACCCTGGAGAGTAAGCATGACCGGCACCACCTTTAACTACCCACCCCATTTACCCGACTTCGAAGACATGGACTCGGACGGTGCCATTGAAATTTTGATGGGAGAAGAAGAGGACGGGTACCAACATACTCGTTTCGAGAATGTGGCGCACTATAGAAACCAGGGGTTAACGCACCCTTGGCGTCACACCAAAGACTGGGTCCCAACTTACGATCCCTCAGAGGGAGACTTTGCATGGGCTTTGTCAAGAGTTTTGGACAAAATTACCTGTGCTAGTCACCTTCATTCCATGGCCCTTGGGCTCACCGACGAGGAATGCCGACGCATATACTCAATGCGAGACCGGGCTAGGGAGGTAGCGAAGCACGAGGGGTAACCGGTTGCTCTGGGGCGGTTTCCCGCCTTGTTTTCTCGAAGAGAAAACGCTATAGTAGTTACAAGACAAACGCTCCCGAGAAAGACATGAAAGGACAACTCCTCAATAAAATGCTGGTACTGGCGACCAACGCCCACGCCGATCAGTACGACAAGGGTGGCAACCCTTACATTTTGCATCCGCTCAAGGTGATGCATTACCTGAAAACAAACGACGTTGAACTTCAGTGCATTGCGCTCGGCCACGACATCATTGAAGACACCAAGGTCACCTACGCAGATTTACGTGATCAGGGATTCACTGCCCGAATTATCGAAGGCATTCGATGCCTAACGAAAGCACCAGGGGAGACCTACGAAGAGTATAAGTTCCGTGTCTTCTCAAACGAAGACGCCATGAGAGTGAAACTCTGTGACTTAAGGCACAATACTGACGTTCGGCGTCTGAAAGGTGTCACCGAGAACGACCTTAAGCGAATGGCTAAATACCACATGTTTTACATGGAAATTCAAGCCCGGTTGCAAAATTCCGACGAAGGTGATTCTTGAGGAGACTTAATCGAGTTCGCAAAAAGCCAGAATGCTACAGCCCCGGCAGGGCCAAGTCCTACACCGAAATTGCAGAGAACGACTGCTTTACGTGCCCTGAAAGAGTAACTTGCCTTGAATTTGTTGCTGAAGTTAAGGAAATGGTTGCTGCCGGTGCGTCAACCAGTCACCGTCCCCCACCACTCCCTACCCCTGAGCAAATCATTGCACTGGCTGAGTCTACGGACCTAGTCTACGTGAATAACTACGGATGCGTCTATTCACCCTACGTTGAAGATACAGATATTCGCGACATCGTGGTGAATTTTGCCATCAAGCTCCTATACACTTACGATAACTTGCCATGACTGACCCCCTCAAAGCCCAAACTAACATTGCCAACCGTAGATGAAATTATGCTTTTGGCGTGTCCAACTGAGTTGGTGTTCCCAACCCTCCTTGGGCCGCACTTTACAAATATTCCAGATGGAGTAGATATTACACCTGCGCTAGTTAACTTTGCCACTGAACTCTTGAACAAATTTGGTACAGGGGGCGGGGCGGTTAACCCTTTTCCCTAGGGCGGTTTCCCGGCTAGGTTTATCGGGGGGGAACCGGTATAGTTAAGGAGTCAACCCGAAACGGTGTCACAAAATGACAAAAGCAGAATTGATTGAAGCCTTGAGTGAGTTTCCCGACGAGACTATAGTAGTTGTAAGAGGCTGGAGAGGTGGTTGCACTACTAATTTGGATGTTGAAGTAGTGAAGTTAGGACTCGAGACATATGAAGTAGACGATAATGGTGATACCGATGCAATTTACATTCACGCTGGACTCGATTATTGAATATGACCCCAACAAGATTTGACGTTATCATGCCACCCGACATGGCCCAAGACATGCAAGACCTTGAACAAACGACCGGCCCCTCAAAGCCCAAACTAACTTACCTCAAGCCTGTCAAGGAGTACAAGAAACTCGATTGCGTACTCCCTTTTCGTTATTTGTATTGGAATACTCTAGAGGAACTGAATACACAGCTTGAAGATTTCAGAGAAAAACTTAATCAGTTTAAGGAAGAGGGTTGGGAGGGCATTATGGATAACTACGCTGAAGGCCACCCTGTGGTCAATCTCTATAAAACTCACTTCGTAGAAGACGAGGAGTACGACAGGGCAATTACTGCTGCCTTGCAAAATAAGCCTAGTTGGGATGATTTAGAAGAAGAGGTGATGGCCATCGGACTTCCCCTTTGGGAGTGTGACTATCAATATGAATGGACGTTTTTCTACCACACTGACCCCTCTAATTGCAGTTTTGTCGAAAACAGACCCAAAACTAATGACAACTGAACAAAACCTAAAGGAACCCATAGAAATCCTACTCAGAGTCCTGCTGTCGGGACACACCGTTACTGACGTAACGGGGGAGGAATACGGTATGGACAACGAAGGGCACCTTTGTATGAAAGCAAGCCGGTTCTCCCTTGGATACACACCAAACAAAGACCCAGAGGAAACTTGGCTACAGGTACCTTGTGATGTATCTGAGCTGAAGACAATCGCCGACAGGATTGGCCGTGATACCCTTTGGTTGAAGGCTTGCGAAGTTTCAATGAGATCTCTATTATGACCCACACCGAAGAGGAGCGAGCTAGACGCGTAAGGCTGTATAAGCTGGCTACAGATAGTGCCAAAACCACTCTGAAAAAGGGAGACAGGCTACGAGTGACCGGGTGCCTTGGCACAAAGCGATGGGTCACATTCGACCATTGGGACGGATGCTGGATCGTTACCAAGTCTGGAATCGACGACATTCACGCAATAAACGTTGACAGGGTTAACACTGAGAGTGTTGACGTTACTACGAAAGGGGAGAAATGAGTAACTGCCCAGACTGGCTGAAGCCCTTTCAACGAGAAACAGAAGCGCTGGCTGCTCAAAATGCCGCGTTCAGAGAAGAAACTGAGAGAATGAGGCGAGAAAATGTGGGGAACAAGAGAGCCCTTCAAGCACTCCGAGAGCTTAATCGAAATCCGGACAAAGTCAAACAAATCTTCGAATCCTCTATAACTAAATCAACAACAGCACCTCTTGACAACCCGAGGCGAACAGGTCGCACTACTCGCCTACTTAAGGAAGCGTATCGCCTTGCTTCCAACGGAAGGGCGGTTTATGTCCTGGCCTGCCGTCACGACTACGCACTTAAAATGGAGTGCGACTTTGACGATATGTACGGAAAGGAAGAGTCCATTAGACTCGGCATAAAGTTCGAGAGTCCGAGTGGGTTACCAAACTTTGACTTCAGAACAATGACACTCGGAGGAGGAGCCCACCCAAACTGCTGTGTTTTGGTTGATCATTACACGATTGAGCTCCACTATGCTAGACTTCTCCAGGAACTTCACCGGTTTGACGAACCTACGGACACCAACTAGTAGTCCCCGAAAGAATCCGCAGGGTAAACCTTATAGCCCTGACATAACACGATGGATTACTCAGCACCTTTCAACTCAAGAACTGTTGCGGAAAGAATCCGAGACAACAATGCTGTTCTGCAATCGGTAGCTGAAAATTTCATTCTCGTGTCAAAAGCAGACCTATACGACTCTGAGCAAGCTGCGGCTTTTCTTGAGATTGACTCCGACGAAAGTGTCAGTAACTGGCTTGAAGGCGGGTACTTTCCCGGTGCTTTTCAGTCTGATGGGAGGTGGTTGTTCCCACTCGCGTCACTCATCAAGGTGAGGGAGCGGTTAGATGAACTTCAGTACAATAACAAACATCGGCTTCTAACCCTTGAAACTGAACCCGAGGACTACTGCAAAGTTTGCGGTGGAATCCCTGTTGCTCTGCCAAATAAGTTGGGGGTCCTAATTAGAAACACAACAATTTAACTCAGGCCACACGCGCCAAGACACCATGCAATCCGTTAAACCTCTCGCAAACGAAACCGAGTACGACCTTGCCCTTAAGGACATCGACCGCTACTGGGACGCTTCGAAGGGTAGCCCCGAGTACAACCGGTTAGAGACCTTGATAATTTTGGTAGAGGAATACGAGGCTAAGCACTGGCCCATTTCGCCCCCCAGACTTGAATCCAAATCTTGAAGAGTGGTGCAGACTCGACGAAATAAACCAAGGAGAATACCTGCGGGCTGTGGGCGCGAGCCTGGTCGAACGACTCCAGTTACTGGTGGCGGGTGTCCAAGTCGACCTCGACGAGATCCTATCGCCGGACGAGTCCGACTAGGGGGACCTCGCCAGGGAACCTTTACCTCGACTCCGGTCCAGCATACTAATTCACACCCCTAAACCACTGAAAAATGAGAAACGCCACAATATACACTCTAACGAAGACGGTCGTACCCGTTTATGACAATGACAAGTACGTTAGGTACGCTCCACTCTTAGACCCTGACGAACTCTTTCGCATTCCTACAGATGACCCCAACAACAAGGTCTTACTCACGAGGAGAACACTCGTAGAAAATCTCCAGCTTCACGAAGTTGGCATATGCTCAAGTTTACCTCTTCATGATCTTCCTGAGGTTGAACGTTTATACTTAGAGAGTTACGATGAGGGTCGGAAGTCCGGGATCTACGACCCCTCCTACCTTCACTTATTTGCGATTGAGCCTCAGACCGAGAAGATTTTATCCACCTACATTAACTCCAAACTCCGTAATAAGGTGGTTAAGCTTGAAGACACAATATACGACCAAGGGCAGAAACTTTGGACGCTAGGGCGAAACCTTGAGAAGTCCCAGAATGATGCTCGTGCCTTAGCAAACTCCCTTAAGGTTACTGAAGGGAGGTTAGAACGGTACAGAAAAGAACCGCTGCTCAAGAGACTATGGATTGCCCTTCGACTCCGGCAAGACGGTTCTAACTGTGCGACCTTGATGCCACACTTTTAACTCATTTGAGCAAACACCGAAGGTTCTAGTATGGAAGAAACTGACTACAAGACAGAGTATATGAGAATTTCAACCCTTGTCGGGTCGCAATTCCCAGAATGCGAAGTTACTACGCCAGATATGGTAATACTTTTGATACACGAAAACGACACGTTGCGTATGGCACTTAATTTACCCACGAGACGTGAGGTTCTTTCCAAACTTGACGAGTTTTACGAATGATTTCCACACAACAATATGACCGATAAACTGCTAGATGGCCAGGACCCAGTGAAAGAAGTACGGAACTACACGTTTTCTAGAGACTACGATACTCTGTACGACTTGAGCATGAACCAGTCGGTAGTGTGTGAAGTTGATTTTCATACAATTCAGAGTGATGGCAGGAAACGAAAGGGCAGAGAAATCTGCTCGACTAAATACCACCCTTTCACGGGAAGTCACTGCGTAGGGGGCCGAGGAAAAGGTTACATCGACGCCGATAGCCTGGACGACTTTGTGAGCCAGTGTAGAACCTGCAACTTGATTTGGTTCGTTCCTGACCGCTGGGGGGACTCCCACCTACAAGAGTCAGTCGGCCAGACCCGGCCAGACCTTGCCGAACAAACTTATAACACAATGACTCAGCACAATTCGATTGAAGTCCCCGACGAACTAGTTCATAGTTGGTGGCCTAGCGAGGGGTATTATGAGCGAGATGGTGATCTAAACATCCTCGCCGACAAGGCCGCACAATGGGGCGCCGACCAGGAGCTTGCTGCTTGCTGCGACTGGTTGCGCCTCCAAGAAGATCCTCAGTTTAGTTCCGACGACGGGTGGGTGGGTAAAGACCAGGAACTTCGTGAAGCACGCAGGCCCAACGTACCTACACTTAATGAAATCGCCCTGCAATTCATGGGGACCATCGAGAAAGACGGACGGTACCTACCTGAGATTACAAGCACTATTGTAAGAGCTTTGGTTGAAGGAGGGGAGGCTCTAAAAGAGCTCAATGGCTGATAGATTGTACAAACAGGGGTGCCCGTGCTTTTATTGTGTCAAGGAAAGGGCAAACGCCACAGCGCAACCTTTGGTTCACCCTATGGCCGTTTGTCCAACTTGCGGCAACAAAAGGTGTCCAAAAGGAACTCACCACTCGTTCAACTGCAGCGGAAGCAACGAAGCAGGGCAGTTGGGAAGCCGCTACACCTTACCTGGCATTACACACACTGACCTTTCTCCAGCATGACGACGCAAGTACCCGTACCCTTTACCGAGCGGTACCCTGGACCGGAAGACTGTAGTACAAACGGGGAGTTTTGGGTGTTTTGCCCAGGAATCGGTTGTAGCGATTGTTGGACACTCATGCGGTACGACAGCCAGAACTTAGAATCTCGAGAGAAATACGGTCTCACTCATTGGTTGCCATACAACTCAATACCCTGCCCTGTTTAAGATGAACTTGCGTGACGCACGAGAGAAAGCCTTGCAGATTTCTGCTGAAACTGAGCATGGCTTATTGAAGGATAGAGAAGCTGAGTGTAAGCTCTACAGAGCTGCTCCCGGTGAAACCTTTGACCCTGTAAGTGTTTCTGACCGTCTACCTAAACTTTCCGATTCTGACGCCGAAGAACTATGTTGGTGGTGGAGAACCGACGCCGACGGGTCAGCAGTTGAGGGTATGTGGGAAATGCTACAATTTGACTGGCCAGTTAGAAAATATAACCTCTCAGGGAGCGGTTACAACTACACACACTGGCTGCCACACTGGGCCATTGTAAATCCTAATGCCTCCTTAGTTAAAGAACATGGCAAACAATAGACAATGCTCAACTTGCTTTTACTCGGTCTCAACTCCAGTTGTAGACCCTATAATAGCCTCGCTTACTGATCCCAGTAACTACGGCTTAGGAGCGTGGCGAACTTCAACAAAATGCCACATTCAAGGTCCACCCAAAGAAGTTAACGCTGACATAGATTGGTGCTTCCAGTGGAGATCCAGAGACCGCATATGAAAAAAAAAGGCGACAAACTTTACCAGAAAAATCCCAAGCTATACTACCGGCATAGTTAACCGTAGACCCCAATGCTCGCCCTACTTGCCGTAACTTACCTGCTTGTGGGCTTTGCAAGGCTCCTTTCCGCACTCCCAGACTACGATCTACCGGTTATCGGGCACAGGGTGAGAATTTTGGACGTTTGCGGCCATGTTTTACTCTGGCCCTGCCCAGCAACCGCAAAGTTTCTAAGGAAGCTACGCCGTTGACCCGCTGATCCGGAACCTGGCTCCGCTCATTTAAACTTGAACACCACTAGACCCTAAGATGAACGAAAAAACACCTCTACAGCAACTCCAAGAATGGCAAGAGCTTTGTGACCACTTTCGAACCTTGCACACGAAAGGTGTCGCTGCCCCCGAAAACTCACTGAGTGTTGGAGTTGAGGGGTACATAGATCCTCTTTCCAGGGAAACCACACTAGAAGCAGGGTGGACCCTAAATGGAAAGAAATTCACACGATCTACAACTTTCTCAACCATTTTATCGGAGTACAGAAACGGGCGGTGTGAGGAGAGTGCAGAAGCCGTTTCAAGACTCGCCGGACTAATTGCTAAAGATGTCACAAGGGGGCTCGAAGAAGAAATGTACCGTCTTTTGCTGTCGTCTCCCAATTCAGTCCTACCTCGAAACTTTGCGCCACCGGAATAGTCCTGTGTCCTTCCCTGTGTAAAGTACGGTTGACCGTTTGCTTCGAGACGGTTTCCCGCCTTTACTTCCCTGGTGAAAACCGGCATACTTAGTAAAAGATGGCCTAACACGTGGGGGCGAAGCAATGAGCAAAAGCTGTGGATCCTGTGCCTGCTACACCAAGTGGAAAAAAGATTCCCTTGTGGCAGAAAACGGCGGTAAAGGAGGCGAATTAGCCTCAGGACTGTGTGAGTTTCTCGACGCACGCACAAAGCCCGACTGGGGTCGCAGCTGCCCGCACTGGGTTGGTAAACGATACGACCGGAACACCTTGAAAAAGCAAACACTGAGCGAAATCAACGAGAATGATTAACCGAACTTTGATAGCGAGAATCCAGAGCTACTACCCGAACTGGTTCCAGGACACGAATTGGAGTGACGAGGACGTTCTCGATGCCATTACCATAGCAAAGCGTGTTGAGTCCGGAGAAGAAAAAACATATTCCTTTGAGGAAGCAATGGAAGATCTCGAACTCACCGGGGAACTTGGGTTGGTGACCCGCACCGAGAGGGGATTTGAGGTCATTGACTTTCAAGATCTACACAACAAGGAGTGCAGCCTGCAACAAAGCTCCCTTGCCGTTTATTGGGAGCCAGGGACGTCTGCGGTGTGGTTGGGCCAAGGGGAAGATAGAATGCACCTTGGGGAAGAACAGGTTCAGTCCCTGGTTACTGTTTTGCAAAGGTGGCTGGACACAGGTTCTTTCATTCCCTACCCTACTACAGAAGTATCACCCCTCTCAAAATTTGCTGGGATCCTTAAGAACATTTTTGGGCTTGCCTTAAGACCACTCAAATCACTTACAAATCGAAACCAATGACTTACAATGAGAAGACCCTTTAGTGTATTAAAGAGATTGGGGAGAAGGTTGATCTTAGGTTAGTTCAGGAATTCACCCCTGAGCAAGAGAGCTTTTTAAGGGCCACCCTGAAACAGGAAACCTTAGCAGCTTTGGACGAGGGATTAGCCCTTGCGGTTCAGATGATAAGGGAATCCCCACCTGGCTTAACTCGTGATCAACTGGCTAATTTAATTGAGAACTGTATTGGCGACAAAAGAGCCTTAGAAGTTGTTTTATCCTCACTGGGTCTTTTAACGACCCTAGACTAGCTTGAAACCAAATGGAAGCTTAATGACACTACACCCTTACAGCTACTATACAAAGCCCGAAGAGTGGCAAACGTGTTACACCAAGCATTCAGCCGACGGGAAGTCCCCGAATCTGTGTTACGAAGAACTAATTGACACGATTGTAGACCTTTACGACAAACTTGCTAAGCTAGAGGCGAGGCTGGACCAAGAAGACTCTTATAGGTACGAACAAAATGACTGACGACGACAAACTACTTGCTGACTACGACTCCGAAATTCACGGAGAATATACACCCCTGGAACCACTTACTGTTGCATCACTAATTGAGAGTCACAGACACTTAAGGCAGAAAAACTTAGAGTGGCACGGGGCGTATAACGAAGCAGGAAGAGAAGGCTATGAGCAAGGTTACTCCTTTGGACTGAAGATGGCAACAGAAGCCACGATCATGATCGAAGCCCTTCGCAAAATGACTATTCAGGAACTTGCAAATCTAGTCGGAGACGAGAATGCCTTCTGAGTCATCTGAGAGCCTAAGTCCTGAAGCACAGTCAATAGACGATGCTTTTAACGGGTACCATGAGCTGGTGAATCGTCGTGTAAAGATTGCCGCTGTACTCCGCGCAATTGCTGAGCTGTGCGAGCCCGACCTTGTGTTCGGGTTAAAGACAATTCGCCAGGGGAAACTAATATCTCTTGCCATCGAACTTGAGGGGCCGACGGGTCCCCAAGGCTAGAACGAAAACCTATTGATGAATGGTGAAGCAAATGAGTAGCATCCCTGGTCTCACCCTTGAGTCCTACGTAATGTGGAACCATAACCTTGTCGTTATTAGGTATCTCAGTGCAAACACATCTTTTCAGATTGCTGAAGCACTCGGGATTAACACATATCGGGTGAGCTTGTCCCAGGCGCAATTTGACACGATCCTTGCCATTTACGAGCCGTACCGTACAATCGTGGAGTATCTGTTGGAAAACTTTGACGATAATCTTTTGTCTTGGACGGACTACGCTGGTGTTTGCTTTAACGGTGTGACGGACACCATTGGAGACGAGGTGTCAAGGGCCTTACACAATTTTTCTACTGAGAGGGCCATGAAACAACTGCCAGGCAACAATGTTTGAAATTTTGTACTCAACCCTCGGTACTATCGCCGGTTGTTTCTTGCTGTCCATTCTAATTATCACCTTTCTGGGGATGAATGACTAAGCATACACTCAGCCCTGAAGCCGAAGCCGCATGGAACGCCTACTGCGACGTTGCAGACCGCATCGGAGTTTTTGAAGACACCGGTGAAGCACTAGCTGCTTTTCTTCGAGAACTGATAACGCAGATTGAATTTAGAGGTGAACTCGGACTAACACCGCTTGGCGCACACGGGCACTACCAAGAGAAGTTGTACGCGATTGCAACTGAGTTGGATGGGCACGGTTAACCGGCTGCTCTGGGGCGGTTTACCGCCTTGCCTTTCCGCAAGGAAAGCGGTATAGTTACCTTATACATACTCGCGCAGACTCAACTTTCATTATGCAACCGGCAGACTTTTACGTTAGAAGTCCAAAGTCCGTGGAGTGGCTCGGGTCTATTTCCTCCGACGGTGGTGTTCTTGAAACTATTTGTCCGGAAATCACGTTCGTCACCTCCGCGCACGAGTTCCGGTCCGGAATCAGGCGCATAGCCAAACGGGACGACTTTCACTCTCCTGAAGAGGGTTGGCCCTGGAAATGGGAAACCAGCGCATCTACCGACTTTTGCTATGTCTTTACGAAGGACCAAGTGGAGGTCTACAAGTTTGGCCGAAAGAGGTCTTTCACCGAAGACGACACCGCCGTATACTCTAGCCGAAAAGACACTTGGTTCCCGGACATGTCGAGTGCTAAGAGCACGGTTAGCCTCTCCGGCACTAAGACTCCAAAACTAGAGTTTCTTGAGATATCGGCAGAAGTGAGGTACTGGGAAGACGCGACAGTCAATGAGACGATTGATAAAGAGGGGACACTCATCCCCTTAAGGACCGGTAAATGTTGGACTCCAACAATTCGCCTGAAAGACGGTCAGGTGATGGAGTGGCCCTACGGAGTCACCGCCGAAATTTACTACAAAGTGTGCGACCAAGGTGAGTACTGGCTCAGAGACTCGGAGCACCGCTTATTTAAGTACCGTGGGGATTACGTTCCTGACGAGTACTTGTGCAAAGGTGACGCGGGGTTCGGCGACTACATTATCTTGTCTATCGACAAAGCCGGTAAAGTTCGAAACTGGTGGCGACCGAAATTCAAGGCGAACGAGTGGGAGGCTGTATGAGCGATCCCCCCCGGTATTGAGGAAGATTGTCCCATAAAATTTCGCCTAGCATTTTCTAGGTAACACTACTGCAACACAATGAAAACAAAAACCGCAGCAACCGCAGCAACTGTCTTGGCTTTGACTTTCGCCTTAGCAACCCTGCTCTCGGCAACACCGGCACTCGCAGCGTCAGCCGGACGAATAAGCGGACGGAGCTTTCGCAGTTCGTCTAGCTATAACCGACCATCTCGGTCCCCAAGTTATAAGAGTAGCCGCTCCAGCTCTCCAAGCTATAGGGCCTCTCCCTCACCGGTGCTAAGAAGCATCCCTGCACCGGGGCTGAGTAGAAGTTCAAGCTACTACGGTGGCGGCCCTTCGAGAGCGTACCGAAAAACACTACCCTATAGCAACCCCGGAAACAACAGAACGAACATTATTGTCATGCCGGACATGACACCGAACGTTTATCCGATTGCTCCTCCACTTTATTCGTCGCAAGTGGCACCAGTGCCGCAAACACCTGTGAGCCCTGCGTTCTTTTTCGTACTCCTTGCTGTGTTGGGGGCTGGGGGCTTGGCTATCTTTCTGCTGGCTGGGGGTTGGGACGACTTTGTGAGCCCATGGGTGAGTACTCAGCGGGACAAGCTTAGAAAGACGACCGTGGTGAGGCAGCGAGTGGCCTTGCTCGCCTCTGCAAAGGACCTACAAACAGACCTAATACGACTCGCTCGGCGAGGGGACACGGACAGTGCTGAGGGTCTCTCGAAGATCCTGCAAGAAACTTCCCTCGCCCTTCTTCGCCACCCCGACAAAGTTGTTTACGCGTGGAGCAGTACTGAGCAGGTGGCGTCAGGAGAGGCAGAAAGCCGATTCGACCAACTTTCCATGGAAGAACGCTCGAAGGCATCAGAGGAAGTTCTCACGAATGTGGGCGGGAGCATCTCAGAACGTGGGGTCGAATCCCGAAGGGACGTCAAGGAAAATGAGTATATCCTTGTGAGCGTGCTTGTGGCATCGGACCGAAAGCTGGATCTCAAACTGTCGGACTCGCACGAGAGCTTAAACGCCAATCTTGTAACCCTTGGTTCAGTCTCTCCTGAGGATCTGATGGCACTGGAAGTTATTTGGCAACCCGAAGACGAGTTTGATGTTCTGTCAAAGGATGAACTTTTGAGCCTGTATCCTGACTTAAACGTTCTGTAGAAATAAAGTGCAAAAGAAGTGTCGTACAGGCACTTCCTTAGTCACTTTAAGAACCCTTATTGTTCACATGTTATAATGACTAACCAAAGAGAACCCACCCAAGAACAAGCGGCTAAATGGCAGTGGGGTGACGAGTTGCTGGAACGAAAGCTGCCGTCGCCTGAGGAACAAGCCGTAGCTGACGCCGAGCACTCACTGCGAATGGTAGCGGCAGGCCTACAGCTAGAAAAAGCGGATAACCGCCCTGAGCGGGGCGGTTTAGGCCCTTGCCTTATAGCGACAAAAACGCTATAGTAAATGTATGGAAAACTTCCGCGCCATTTGCGCTGCCCTACTCGACGAGATACCCTACGAGTCCCCCACAACGTGCCTCGCACTTGCAGCGTTGAAAGAGTCGCAGGTGAAGGGACCGACTGAAAAAGACATCTTCAATATCATTTCTTGGATGATTGACCAGAGAGTTATTGATAACGACTCCGGTGAAATATCTGAGGCGATACAGAGAGTGATTGACTTGTTTAGGGAAACACTGTGAAAATCAGATTTATTGGTGATGTACATGGCAAATGGTCGAAGTATGAGAAGCTAATCAAAGGCTGCGACCGCTCTCTTCAAGTCGGGGACTTCGGTGTGGGTTTCATCGACCCGAAGACCGAGAAGCCATACAGCAGCCCACCCTACGACGCGATGTCAAAAGGTGAGCACTTTTTCGTACGGGGAAACCACGACAGTCCCGGTGCCTGCAAAAGACACCCCTACTGGGTGAAAGACGGGGGATCGGTGTTCGGTCGCGACGACATTTTTTGTGTGGGTGGAGCTTACTCCATCGATAGGGACCGACGTACCGAGCGCTACGACTGGTGGCCCGACGAAGAACTGGCTTACGGTGAACTCTGCAATATTATGGACGTGTACGAGCTTGTGAAGCCGAAGGTTGTCGTCACGCATGAGTGTCCTGACTCTGTAATTTCGTTAGTGTGTCACAAAATAGGAAAGCACAAATTTGACATCCCTTCGGTAACACGAAGGTGTTTCGACAACATGCTCGAGATTCATAAACCGGACCTTTGGATTCATGGCCACTGGCATCTAAATCACCATACGGTGTACAAAGGTGTGGAATTTATTGGTCTTGATGAGCTATCCTTCCTCGATATGGACGTTTAATCAAGCCTCCACTCATAGGGAACGTCGTACGAAGGTCAATTACAAGGAAGCTACACCGCTATACTAAGTTTGTGGCCCCCTTTCTTTATCCCTATGAGCCTTAAATCAAAACCACCATTAAAGCAAAATGACAACAGTAATTAACCTCTTCGGCGGGTCCGGTTGCGGAAAATCAACCACAGCTGCGCTCCTCTTCGCCAGAATGAAGCTGGCCGGCATTCACGTTGAACTTGTAAGAGAGTATGTGAAGTACTGGGCGTGGAACGACCGCAAGGTGCGCGAGTGGGACCAGCTTTACCTCCTTGGTAAGCAAAGCGCGTATGAGAGCATGCTGTACGGCAAAGTTGACTACATTGTTACCGACAGCCCTATACTTCTGGCAGGAATCTACCAAGACTACCGGTCTCAAGGCAAAGACACGTACGTAAGTTCCGCCGCTCAATCCTTCATGGCTCACGCAGAGGAAAGGGGTGTAACGTACAAGAATTTCTTCCTAAATCGCATCAAGCCCTTCGACCCTCGCGGACGTTACGAAACCGAAGACCAAGCCAGATCGGTTGACGATTTTGTCTACGACTATCTGTGCAAGTACAGTGGGTTCCGCCCAATTACAATATCTGGACCGGACGAACGCAGGGACACAGAGATTTTGAGCTATCTTGGTGAGCTACATTTTAAGGAGGCTCCCTCGCTGTGACACTAACTTTCCGAGAACTTTTAGAAAGTTTGCAGACTTTTTCTAACGATGACCTGGACAAGGACGCTACTGTGGAGGTAGACGGGGAATGTTTTGGAGTGTCCCACGTGGGAGTGTCCACAAATCTGGATGACGCACTTGATGAAGGGCACCCCTTTCTTTCAACTGCAACAAGGTAAAGTGTTGCCTTAGGATGGTTCCCCGGCTTGCTTTGCTGAGGCAAAGCCGCTGTAATACGTTCATAACTCCTGAAAACCAATGTCATACAACCCGGACTCAGATACCTACCCCTTCAACGACAGCGAGACTCTGTTAAACTTCCTGGACCGTCTTCTACTGGAGTCCGTGTCGTGCGAAGGAGGCCTTGTGCCCCTCACTTCTTCTCGGTTTCAACGCCTTTCCAGGCTTGTTGAAGGTGTCTCAATTGACGATTGACCTTGACCCCCGTTGGGCGGTGAGCGGTTAGCCCCCTTGCCTTGGGCGGTTTCCCCGTTTGTTTTCCAGAAGGAAAACGCTATAGTATTTACGTGACCTTCGAAGAACCAATGTCATTCAACCCAGACTGGGCTTCACCTCCAGGGTCTATCGTAAGGGAGTTACGTCTGGAGCGTAGAATTTCTCTTCACGACTTTGCGGGAGAAACAGGGTTAACCGTACCCGAAGTTCTTGAACTTGAGGAAGGGAACCTTCGCATCGACCCTCATCTAGCGGAGCGCCTTGAGTACGTGTTCGGACAACCAACTGAAAAGTTTTGGCTCACCCTTCAACTAAACTACGACAATGACCTTAAAAGAGGAAGAAAGCATGATTGAGCTACTTGTAACGGAGAACAAAAGTATTGATCCCGCACGATTTTACCGAAACCGAGTTCGTGTCTTTCTCGATAGAAACTACAACTATGGTATGTGGGTAGACGAAGACAAATTGTTTGACCTTTTGTCGCTGGAGCAGAAAAAACAGTACCTTGTTGACAGATCCCCTAGTGGATGCAAGTACAATGTTACACGAGAGGTAGCACAGAGGGTTCTTGCAGTGGGGCACACTCACCTCAGTAAGCAGAAACTTCGCCCATGCTTGTGACTCCTCGCAGGGTCGGTGACGCTGCTAGAAAAGTTATTGAGACACTTCGCGAGCTTGGTCTATCCCACTTGTACAAAGAGGACCAAGTTCTGAGAGAGATGCTGGAAAAGTTTAACAGCAAGGACTCATGGGGTTGGACCTCCCAGACTCTTGCCGATCACTGGCTGCAGAGCAATGGCTTGTGGGATTTGAACGACAATAATTAATACACCCTTCTTTAACAACCAAATTAGCTCAGCAATTACCCTTGAAATGACAAACACTGTCAATGTAAACCTAGTCCAGCAAATTCAAGACGACTACCTTGCCTACTCGCTCAGTGTAATCGTGGGGCGAGCCTTCCCTCGGTACACGGACGGGTGCAAGAGTATCTCTCGGCGCATTGTAACAGCTATGAAGTGGCTCAACTTGAAGCCAGACGGTCGCTACATGAAAAGCGCCAGGGTAGAGGGGGAGGTTATGGGTAAATTGAGCCCCCACGGCGGAAGCTACAGCTCTATTGTCACTTTGGCTGCTCCGTGGAATAATATGGCCCCGCTCGTAGACGGGCACGGGAATTGGGGGTCTTCGACAGACTCTGCGGCGTCGTCAAGGTACACAGAGTGCAAGCTCTCCCCTTTTGCCTGGGACTGCCTCCTCGACGACTCAGACACCTGGGAGACCATGCCAAACTACGACGGTACGCTGCAGGAGCCGATCGAGTTGAACGCAAAGATCCCTTACGTTTTGCTCAATGGTCAAGAGGGCATTGGCGTGGGATACGCCTGTAAAATCGCCTCTCACAGTCTCCGTTCGATTGTTGAAGCAACCAAGCTAGTTTGCAAGGAAGCGATAACGTTTGAGGCACGCGCAGAAAACCTACGAAAAGCACGGGAGGTTCTCTTCCCTGACTTTCCAACTGGGACCCAGATTGTAAAAGACGATCAGTTGGAGCAATACTCACTAACAGGTATTGGCAGCATTCGCTGCATGGCGAAGGTTGAGATTGGTACCCAGACCCGTAGTGGAAAGGCAAAGGACCGTCCTTCCTTAACCTTTACGAACTTACCGCCAGGAACCAATCCTGAGAAAATCGGTGAGCAAGTGAAAAATGAGGTTGAGAAGGGAAGGATTGATGGTGTCGCTGAAGTCAATGACCTGTCCGATCTTACGGGGGACTGCGTTCAAATTGTGGCCAAGCCCGGTGTGAGCCCGGAAAAGCTAAGAGATCAACTTTATGCCTACACCGACCTTGACTCCAAGTTCTCAGCGAGAACCTTAGTTATCGATGGCACGAAGCCCATAGAGCTCTCCCCGGTGGAAATTGTAGAGAAATGGGTGACATGGAGGTTGGGCAGATTACAAGTTAAATTCGAGAATGAGCTCACTCATCGAGAGGCTCGCCTGGAAATTGTTCAGGGACTGCTCAAGGCCATTGACAAGATGGACTTGATTATTAAGCGGATTCGTGCGGCAAAGGATAAATCTGAGGCGAAAGTTGCTCTAACGACCGCACCGCTGAAGTTCTCAGATAAGCAAGCTGAGGCCATTCTAGATATGCGCTTGCGTCAGCTTACGAACCTTGACCAAAACGACCTTATTGTTGAGGATAACTACCTTCAAGGCCGGATTCAAGAGCTGGTAGAGCTGTCCAGCGACGAAACCAGTGGGACTACCGCGAGACAAGTGTATATGCTCAATGAGCTCACTGAAATAGGAAAGCGCCACGGAGAGGCTCGCAGAAGCGCCCTCATAGACCCCCCGACTGGCGGTGTGGCCCGTGTTCCTGGGGAAAGCGTGAAGCGTCCTGCAGCCGCTCCAAAGCCACGGTTCCTGAAGATTGACTCGAAGAAGGGCACTGTTGAGCAGGTGAAAGGGCCACGTGGAGCTCTTGTCGTAGACCCCAAAGACAAGGTTATTCTTATGACTGAGGACGGGACACTGAAAAAGGTGTCAGCAACCTTCAAGGGAGTTATCTCAACAGCGTACTCCGCTGTTTGCTTGGCGAAGAAGGAGTCTGAGGTTTCCTTGAAAAAATACTTAGTTGTGCTCGAACTCGACGGGCAGCTCAAAGCACTGACCCTGAGCGGAGAAGACCTTTGCAAGGTGACGAGTAAAGGCAAGAGATGGCTACCCGAAGGTTCCACACTGAGGCACTTTGGAGAGGGGGGTTTCACCCTGGACTGGGTTTCAACTCGAAAGAAGGCAATGAAACTCGACCTGTCAGTAAAGCTCGGGAAGCCGGGGGGCAAAGGAATTAAAGTCGCAAATATAGATGAGGTGAAACTACCTTAGGACGAAAAACGGAGTGAAACCGGGTAAAATTGGGTACGGGACTTTACGTAGGATCTTGCCCGGCTAAACTCTTAATAGTTGAACAGAACCATGACTGTAGTCTATCCGGTTTCCAGGTTACTTTCAAACCCCCGAATTTTCCTAGCTATCTCAAATCATTTGGGAGGAGTTCTAGATGCAGAGGTACTGAGAGACGTTTTTTACGAACTCCTGGAAGTAGAAATTAACGGGTCTCCTGACGAAGAATGTGAGTTTTCCGCAGAAGAGGCGTGCTTTGAAGTTGAGGAGGACGGGCTTGTTTACCATATCTACTTTGACACGGGTGCGTCGTTCAAACTCGAAGTTACAGAAGACGGTTTCCACCCTCAAATTTCCACCGAGTTTGAGTTGGCGACAGCATCTGCAGTGAACAACCGGCTCATCTCAGCAATCGAAGACTCCCACCCGGAGCTCAAAGACGATATTTCGTTCGAGCACCCCCCAACACCGGGAAACAGCTTCTTAAGTTCAAAAGACGGGGAAGGATTCTCCGGTAGTTTTCACCTTCGATCGGACCCCGACAAAAAGTTTTCCTTTACAATAACCTCAGTAGACCCTGAGTCTGACCACTTAGAAGCCAAAATCAAACCCCTTTAAAGCGAAACACCCATGATGGATAACATAGTGTTTGCAACCGATAGCATGAGGTCTTCGGTTTCTTCACTCAAGAAAAAAATATCAAATTTCAAGATCAGCATCGAACAACTCAGTTCGGAAGTAGAAAAAATTGATACAAAGTTTGACAAGCTTTTAACACAAACTGAGATATACAAGGCTAAGCTAGAACGGGAAATGGGTCGCGAGGTGAGGCGTCTTGAGCTTGAACTTACCAAGCTTCGAAAACAAGTGAAAGAGTCACTCCCCCCTGAATCTCCTTTGGAGGACGAAACAGAGCTCGGAATAGCGTCAACACTTGCCGTTATCGAGTGCCTTCTGAGGCACATATGCGAAGGGGCAGACGACTTCAGGCTAATGAGCTACTCCTTCCTCTTCCCGGCTGTGATAGAAAGAGTTGCATCGTCTGACGACCCCGCGTACTTCATGGAAACACTCCCAGAGTCTGCACAAGTTGTGATTGACCGGGGGAGGCAGTACGTTGCATACCTAAGAGAAGACTGCAAAACTCACGTCACAGATCCCGACGCATGGGAGCAATACATAGACCAAGTTACAGACTGGTGGAGGAACGACGCTCTTCCTCTGCTTTACGGGCAACGAGACGAACAATGGGACACAGACGTCCCGCTCTCTCTTGTTGAGATTCTAATGTGGCGTGACGAACCGGGTGAGCGACCCCTACACTTCTCACCTATTTTCGACGCCTACGAAACCTATAAGCTTCACAAAGACGCTGTTTACACAAGCAGCGGTGTTCGAGCTTTCGACCTAAAAATGCACAAATTCGACTCCGGAGCCCCCGAGGAAGAAGTGAAGCCCCCAGTCATTCTGACACGACCTGTTTACAGGAAGCCTTAAAGCTTCCGATACGACAACCCCCCCTACGATAAACTAAATCATAACAATTCAACGACATGAGAACCAGCGAACTCGGCTACCCTGTCCTGTCTACCCCACTGCACACTAAGGTTTTCGGCAAACAAAAGGCAGCTTCAATGGGAGTTAAGGCACGTCAAAAGGCCGAGCGACTCTTAAAGCAATTTGGTATATCTGTCCCTGTTGATCACCCGGACAACCTGTACGATGGTCCCTTGCCCCTTCCAAGCTTAAGGGGTAGCAATTTACAGGAGCACTTTGAAAACATAGCAACAGAGCAGGTAGGGGTGTACAAAACCCTTGCGAATTCTCTAGCGGGGTGCAAACTCCCAAAACTCCCTGCAGTTTCCGACTTCGTCTATCAGGCGGGATGGACACGCTATGAGTTTGTAGACGGAAAGTTTCTTGTAGAGTCCGTACCATGCCCACTCGAAGAAGCTTTCACGTACGACACTGAAACCTTCGTAAAAGCGGGTGCGTTTCCGATTATTGGGACGGCGCTAAGTGAAAAAGCGACCTACATTTGGCTCGCGGCAGAGCTTATTGACCCAACCATACCGGAGGAAGAGTGGGACCAACACGATCTCATTCCCATTGGTGAGAACAGGTTTGTAGCGGGACACAATATTAGCTACGACCGAGTAAGAACACGGGAAGGATACTCACTAAGCCGTAACAAGCCTGAAAACTTCTACTTTGACACACTCTCCGCGCATATCGGAGTTTCGGGTTTGGCATCAGGTCAACGGTGGTTGTATCTTCTTGCGGCAAAAGACCCCGAAAACCTGACTGAAGAGGAAAAGAGAAAACTCAGGTATGCACCAAAGTGGCTAGATGAGGGCTCAACAAACAGCTTGGTGCAATGCTACAACTTTCACGTTTATGAGGTTCGAAAGTATTTCGGCGATGAGACTGTCCGTCCACTCAACCAAGGGGACAAAAAGATACGAGACATTTTTGTAGACGCTACGCATATCTCGCAAATCACAGCGGTTCTTGAGAAGGCCGTAGAGTACGCGGTGAGGGATGCATTTTACACAGCGGAGCTTTTTCAGGCTTTGTGGCCGAAGTATCTCGATAGCACTCCCTCAATGGTGGGCCTTTGCGGCCACTACCACTTAAACGGCTCGGTCGTACCCCTGGTAGAAAACTGGGCTGAGTGGATTCAGAACACAGAAAGAGTGTTCCATGAGCACAGCCAGGAAATGACTGAGTTGTGCAGGGAGCTCGTATGGAAGACGTACAACGAGTGGAAGGCTGTCCTCAACAGCGTGGAGGACCCGGAGCGGGGCCTCGCGAAAGCACAGGAGTGGGCAGAGCAAGACCCTTGGGTGTCTCAGCTTAATTGGGAGCTTTGGAGTAGAAAAGGTAAGTACGCGTGGGTCCCTACTTGGGTGCAACCCTTTGTGAAAGATCCGCAACAACACATCGGAGTGAAGTCTCAATTGGCTCACTTGCTGTTGAAGCTCAAATACGAGGGATCACACATTGTTCAAACCAAAACAGAGGGCTGGTGCTACTACGATGAAACAGGTAGCCTTGTAAAAGTTCCCCACCCCAAAGGAACCGGGGATAATACCGGAGTGTTACTCAGCAAGGACTTTGTCCAAGATATGGAAACCGGGAGGCTAAGTAGCGATCTCCCTGAAGCTAAGAGAGCTCTGGAGATTTCAAACGCTATTTCTTACTGGACTTCTGTTCGTAAGCGGGTGATGGACCGGATCTTCCTCCGCGCTGAAAACCCGCATGGTTCATCCGCCCTGGTGACTCTTCCTGAGATTCTCTGCCACGGAACGGTAACTCGCAGAACAGTTGAAAGCTTGATGGCAACCATGTGCTCCACGAAAAACTGGAGAATTGGCACGGAGTTGAAAACACGAGTGCAGGCCCCCGAAGGCTGGAAAATTGTAAGCGCCGACTACGATGGTCAAGAGCTTCAGATCGCATCCATATACAGCGATACTTGGGAAGGTGGCTTTGTCGGGTGCTCGCCGATGGGGTACAACGTCCTGTCTGGGTCCAAGGAAAACGGCACTGATCCTCACACCGCTCTTGCTCGTGCTATTCTCCCTGAGATGTATAAGGGGCTTGTGTGGGACAGGAAGCTAGGAATTTGTTACAGCCATGAGAGTGAACCGTTGAATGTACCAAATTGTGTAAAGGCTGGAGAAAATTGGTTAAGCCCAATTGAACCCCAGTTGTACAAACTTCTGGCAAAAGCCAGAGACCTGAGCAAGATTGTAGGCTTCGCAACCTTGTACGGAGGTAGCGTAAGAGCCCTAAGCACTCCAATTCGACGAACTTTTCCTGAGAAAGGGGAGAGAGAAGTTAAGGATTTCGCACTGAAAGCACTGTCATCGAAAAAGGGGGTACTGGTGAACGGAGTGTATGAAGGTGGTTCTGACTCCGGCGCATTCAACTTGATGGAGCAAATCTCCATGAAGACAAAGGTTCCTCAGCTGCCTTGCCTTGGTACCAAAATTTCCACTGCAATGCGACCTGCGGCAGTTGGCACCGAATTTAGGACAGGACGCACAAACTGGGCCATTCAAGCATCGGGTGCCGAAATTCTATCTATAACGCTCACGGCTGTCGCGTGGCTAGCGGAAGAGTACAAAATCCCCTACCGCTTCATTATCAGCATCCATGATGAACTCCACTTCATGACCCCTGAGAGGTACGCCACTCAGTTTGCCGTGCTGTTCCAAATCGCCCACCTTTATACCTGGGCGAATTTTCACAGCGCGATGGATATACCGGAGCTTCCACTTAGTCGTGCGTTCTTCTCCTCAGTAGCAATTGACTCTCGGATTCGTAAATCCCCGAAAGAGTGTACGGTTACACCTTCAAACCCCCACGGTGCGAAAGAACCTAACGGAGTTGAGTACTCGATGACCGAACTCGGTGAGACTGGGGCTGTAGACAAGCTAAAGACACGATACGAAGCTATTCAAAAAGGACTGATTTGAGACTAACTATGAAAACACCCATCAAGATCAAAAAGCCACGAGTTCAATCCGCAGACATATACCCATGCAGAACAAAAGTAGGCATGTACTGGTGGCCGATCCCGTTTGACAAGAACGGAAGATTCATCCCGTCGTCTGTGGACTGTTTGTATTCACAAGAGTACTTCTCCCAAGGTGATGCAATTCGCATGCTTCGTTCTCTATAACTAACAAGAGCTTAATTGTGGGACACTACTTAGAAAAGCTACTAAAGTGGTTGGGGTTTGGTTCTGATAAAAGGGACTCAGTTTGCGCAGATTCGGGTAGCTTTATCGAGTTTTTAGAAAGCTGTGACGACTTTCTTGAGTGGGTGAATAACCCGACCACGTCTATCGCCGACTTGGAAAACTACGGGAAAGGCACTCACACAACACTTGATAAAACTCTAAATTTTCCTCCAAACCCCCGGAAGGGGCAAGTATTCTACTGCCCCACTGACGATAGGACGTATATTTGGATGGAGACTGCGAGAAGCTCAAACTGGGTCCCCGTACTTGACCAAACTTATATTTCCCCTCCGGTGAGTCTTAGACACGGGTCCGGTGGCGCGGGAGGGAGTGGTGTGGCGACAGAGCTAGCGTACACCCCTTGGAATTACTTCGCCCTACCACCCACAAAAGCTGTTACAATTCTGGCGCACGAGAGCGGCGACAGCAACCACCCACCTTCAGGATCCTACATAGATGGTTCCACATGGGTTCACCCGTCGTCAGAAGAATCCCACCGACTTGTACTTGTGGTGAAAGAGGGTAAATGGCGGCTTACTCATAAGTCAGCCGAAGAGTTAGAGACCTACTTGCGTTTGTATCCCAACACAAGATTCAACACTTACTTGACCGATGCGCAAATTAGAGATGCTGTGAAGTTACTCCTGCTCAACACCCTTGGGAGTTCAGGTATATCGGACTACAACAGTTTAACTAAGCAGTTTGCAATTGGGGATGGAAAAGAGTCCTGGAGTTTACCTTGGGAGTCTTTACACGACCTAACCCCTTCTGCTTTTGTTGAGGAGATAGAAAAGACCCGTATAGAGAAGGGGTTAAAAAGGGGGGGGGAGTACGACCACTGGCTGGAGCGACAACCACTGACAAAACTCAATTCTCAAGAAGTAAAACAGCAGAAAATGCTCCATAAGCTGAAGAGAAGAGGTGCATTTATCAACCTTTAGCCAACTTTCACACTCCCCCAACATGCCGTTCCTCCTTCCCCTAGACCCCGACTTTAGGAAAGAAGTCATAGAGAGTTGGATCGAAGACATTTACGATCGTCTAGACTTAGGGAACGTGGAAAGTGCGAAGAAAAGTTGGGAAATAGCAAATAATCTTTATCTCTCCCTCCCAGCTGGGCAGGGGGATTTTTTCATTGAGGAAAGGCTCTTAGAAGCTAGGGTAAAACTAGAGCGGTAAAGATACAACATCACCATGCGAACTGTAACTACAGAACCAAACCCACCCGCAGAACCAAACACCCGTCACGATCTTCTAACCTTTAGCGGAGCCTTGTCGGACGGAAGGCAGATCACAGTTCGTGAAATGACTGGACGAGACCTGCTCTATATCGAGGACGAATTGTCGGCACTCGGGGAAACACGGCAGAGCTTTCACCTTGTTGAACGACTAAACGTGGGGCCTGAAAAAGTGTCCTTTGACGAAGTTGCAGACATGGGTGCTCGAGACCTGAAGGTTGTAGTCGGGTTGATTAAACAGGCTAACGGGTCCGACGAAGGAAAGAAAGACCCAAAATAACCGTTGAGGAACTCGAAGACTTTTCCTTTTTAGTCTCAGTGGGGCGAAATGAGCCAGTCCATGTTCGGGATATTGTTCCGAAAGACTTTATCTTCGCTAGAGTTCTACAAGATAAGGGTTTAAGTGCCATGGGACTACTTGTTAGGTTAATAAAGAACCCTGAAAGTCTTGAGACTTTATCTTCAACAAACTTTCGAGCACTCTACAAGTGGGTCACGGATAATATTCTCAACGAGAGTATTCTCACTCCGGAAAGTTGGATGGAGATTTCGTTTCACTTGAACAAGCAACGCTGGGACGGCGGAATAGACTGGTTGGACTCTCAACCAATGGCACGAATAAAGCGCATGATCGAAATAAACCAGAAAGTTGCTGAGCAGCAGCAAGACGAGATCAAAAAGTCAAGGAGAGCAGGCCGCTAATGTTCAAGTTTAGCCTAAGAACACCTTTCAGAGGTGAGCCATTCAACCCGAACTGGTGGGAGCCCACAAAACTGGAGTGGGCCCCTGTACTCCTAAACGAAAACAAACCGTACTGGAAAAACCAGACTGACACGAACGGTCGAGCCTGGCGCCCACTTACAACACAGTACCGTGCTTGGAAAAGACAACGGTACGGCGATCTCCCAATCCTCAGGGTAACAGGAAAGATGCAGGATACTGCAAAAGTCTTATCTTACCTTAAAAACGATCGCTTTGCGGTCCTTACAACTAGTGTAGGACCCTACCACCAGTTTGGTACAAAAAACATGGCTGCAAGGCCGTGGATGGGGGTGCCTAAGTCATCTCTCGAAAAACTTTCAGGAATTGCCTGGAAACACATTCTCAATTAACTCATAACCATGACAAAGACAAGAGCTAAGGACGACAAGGGACAATTTCTTGGAGACAACCCCGCAACGCCGGACGTAGACGAGGCGTGGGTCGAAGACAAGAGCGAAGTTGCACCTGCCGAGGGGAACAACGCCGATTCAACCGTTGAGGACAAGGTTGAGAAACCGTCGCAAGAGCCCGCCACGGTGGAGCTTAAGACATCTGAAACGACCGCAGTGAAAGAAAAGCAGAGCAAGGAGTCCATTGAAGCTTCCGTGCAAGAAAAGCTCTCAAAAAGACTAGACGGTGAAGTAGACCCCTTCATCCCGTCGGCACAGCTTCAAAAAGAAGTTAAAGAGATTGCAAGTCAGGAGGGTTTCCAACTCACACGTGGAACCGAAGCTGGTGCGGCTCTCATGGCCCGCGCACGTAGGTCTGCTTAATCGTGAAATCATTTGTCTTCCAACCTGGAATGACCTGGAGAAAGCTAGGGTACGGGTTTCACTCGGACTCCTTGGCTTACCGAGAAGTTCTAAACTACAACCCCAAGTGGTCTGTCGTTGAGCTTCCCCCTCCAGGGACAGTTCTTCAAGAGGGGGCAAACACAGCAGGGTCAGGGGCATCACAGCAGTCCCCAATATTCGGTAGAAGTTCAGGGCAGACATCCTTGGACTTCTACCCCTTTTCAAGCGAAGCAGAATACTTTTTGTCCTTGTCATCCTACAATCGGTCTGCCCTTCGTGAAGTGAGCAGGTTGAACGGGTGGTCACTCGATAGCTCCGAAGTTGTTACCGGACAGGTAGGGTAAAACCTCTAGGTATACACCCTAAACCTTTGGCCTACGGGCACCACCGCCGGACTTATCCTCGCCGGCACAAAGGTAAGGAAAAGGAGGAATCTACCCAAATGGCAACTTTTTCTTTCGGCACCGGTATCGTCCCCGGAGCACCAGGTACATATATCAACGAGCGTGTTGGAAATGTAGCTTCCGCAGGTATTGCCTCGTTCAACACAACTTACATGTTGGTTGAAACTGAGGAAGACGTCACTGTCGCACGTTTCCCCTTCAACACACCAGTTCCAGTATCTTCACTGACCGACTACAAAGCCTTGGTAGGGAAAGTTCCCGAAACTCGTATTCCCCTCCTTAGCTACAACTGTGTGAATGCATTCTTTTTGAATGCGCAAGTTGGCGATCTTCGAGTCGTTCGTGTTGGAACTCCAAACCAGATTGTAGAAATAGAGATTCTTCCGTCGGGCTCCGAGATTAGTAGCACCGGCCTTCCATCTACCCTTAAAGCTGGCGACGTAGTTTATGCTCAGCTTATTTTAAACGGGTTGAAGCTTGTTGCTGGAGACGGCTCAAACGGATACACATCCGAAGGGGAATGGCTCGGCGTGCCAACAGTAATTCCTGTTGATTACATTTCCGGTGACAAGGTCAATAACCGCAAAATTTCTGCCGCAATTTCAAGCTCAATCGCCGCAGCTATTCAAAGTAACCCAAGTGTAAGCAGTGCCATATTCGTTCGTGACTCGGGCCTCGCAAACGATTTGCTCCCTTCCTCAAACTCGGAAAGCGGCTACGTAACAATTGCAGCAGCCACCTACGACGGGAGTGTTTCCGTAGTAACCGAGCAACTGCCAGTTGGAGCGCAAAAGGTCTTAATGCAGACCGCGTACAGTATTCAAAATGTCGTTGGCCTTCAAAACAATCTTGAGCGAGTTCCTCAGGATTACGTTCAGTGTATTAACACTGCCTTTGACGGACAAGCAAACCAAGGGTACCTTGTAACTCCCACCGCGTACGCTCAGTTCGACGCCGAAGGCCGGTCCCTAGTTGGAGCAGCAGCTGCCGCACACTGCCAGGACAACAACTTTAAGTGGATGGCCGCAGCAGACCCAGGCTCCTTCCTTGTTACCGACGTAAACAAGTACAAAGAGTACACTCCGCATCAGCCCGCAGAAGACCTTGTAACCGACAACCTATACCTGGTTGATAACGCCATCTATCAGTGGAAGGGTGAAGAAGTAACATACGACCGTCTAAAACACCAGACCCTAGTTCCCGGCTACGACCCTAAGGTTGCTGTTCAGTCGTCAGTGGAGGGAGTAGCGGAGGGCGAAACTGTTGGCCTCCTAGACTTAGCCAAGTTCACAGTCACATCCTCTGCCTCTCTAGCCAACCGGGGAGTCTTCGCCCTGGGGTCAAACACAGTTTGGCCGGTAGACTACCAGATTCAACGAGTAACATTGAGTGGCCTTGGCGCGGATTTTCTGCCCCTACTTCCACTTGGAGAAACCTCAACTGAGGTGTACTTCGTAGCACCCCCACTTTCCAGTGCCCAATACGGAACGTACCCTTCAGACGGACAAGTACAATACGTTTATATCGCACAAACTTCTACTCAAGCTGTGTCAATTCTGGCTGAAGTTACAGCCTTGGGGGGTACCAGTGCTGCATTAAACGCACCTCTAACTCCCTCCGGAGCATTCAGTGTTGCATCCCCAACTTCAAGTACAGCTCAAGCGACTTATACCACACCCCAGTGGGATTTACCTGTAACTATTGAGGGTCAGACCTCAAACTTGATTCACAATCTGACTGGTGCTCCTGCTTTTGTGAACACTCTCCACTTACCTGGAAGCTTACAGAACACCACCGATGACTACCGCTTATCCTTTGTAAGCCGCTCACTATTCAACCCTTCAACTGTGCTTTCCTCAAGCACTGTCCCAGGATACACCGGTGCCGTTTCCTTCGGAGTAACCTCTCACAAATTAGTTAACGGACAGAAACTTTTCTTTACTAAGCCCATTCTGGCAGGCACTGCAACCCTTTTTAAGGCGACAGTTAGAAACAATCTACAAGCTTATTATGTCAAGGTAATTGACCCCGATAAGTTTGTACTTGCAACTTCTAGCTCCAACTACCTTGCAGGTTCTTACGTTCCCTATCCTGTTGGGATGGTAAGCATTTCCACGAGTCCCACCATCCTATACACTTCGGTCCTAGGCGGCGGGTTAACTACTGTAAACCTCTCAGAGTTGAGCGTTGTTCCGTTGGTTCGAGGGAGAAAGTACGGACTGGCTTCAGGTACAATCGCAGACCGTGCGTACGATCACAACTTGCTCACGGCGAACGACGATCCAACTGTATCCCTGTACCTGAACTCAAGTCCCTTAGTTATTGGGTCGGAGCACGTCTACCCGTACGGTGAAACTGCTAACGCGGGGTGGCTACCCTCTTTAGAACTTGTGGGGCCTGGGGAAACCTCAACGAGTGTTGAGAACTTTCTTTGCACCCCCACTGTGGACCAAAACTTCTCCTCGGAAGCACACATCGTCCCTGTGATCGATCCGATCTTCGGAGGAAACTTCAGCGCAAGTACCACTGTTGTCCTCGGAACGCTTACTTCTGTAACGCCATACGTCACCGCTTGTGGTCTCCTCGTTGACAGCACTGGAGTTGCAATTCAAGCAGCTCTCTCAAAATTGAGCGGAGTTTATTTTAACGTTACGGTTGCACCGGCGAACTCCGTTGCTCCTGACGGAGTTACACGAGTCGTTGTCGGGGACAGGTTGGCGGTTACATTTGACGGCTCATCCTACAGTTGGGTTGTTGTGCCGGCGAACACCCTTGGCGGTGACTTGAGCACAGTTTCCACTGTTTGTTACGGTTCACAAGTTGAATTTGCCCTCACTCCTGAACAAACACCAAGCGCAAATCTGTGGAGATTCGAGACCATCACGTCTACCGAAATTATCGACGAAGCACTTCGTGGTGTTGGATTTGCAGGCGAACCCCAAGCTGTGTTTGTGGAAGCGGGTGTTGACAATGTCAACAGACTATTCGAGGACAGCCAGCGCTACTTCAATGCCTTTGGCTTCATCGCTTTCTACGGCCCATACGTGGAGAACTCGGCAGGACAATTTGTTCCCCCCTCTCCGTATGTGACCGGGATCGCAGCTCGCCGTTACCGCTCCGAAGGGTTCCAGTTCCCACCTGCAGGTACCAAGTATCAACTCGCAGACGCTGCTGGCGTTCAAATTTCTGTAAACTCGGCTCAGCAAAACTTGCTCAACCCTGACGGCTGCAATGTTCTTCGTTCCTTGCCAGGGTACCCTAACACTGCGGTGTTCGTCTGGGGTGGACGCACTCGAATCAACAAGGCAGTTGCGGATCAGCGTAAGTTTCAATTTGTGAACACTCGTGTGATTCAGAATGTTGTTTACGGTTCTCTTCGCAATGCTTTCGACAACCAGATCTTCTCGGTTGTTGACGGGTTTGGTATTGTGTTCAACCAAATTGTTTCCATTGGGAACAGCGTTCTGAGCCAGCTTTACCTCTCCGGTGCACTCTTCGGTGCGAGACCCTCGGACGCATTCCAAGTGATTTGTGACGAGCGCATTAACAGCGGAGACAACCTCGAGAACGGTGTTGTGTTTGTGAAGGTGTTTGACACCCCCGTACCAACACTGGAAAGAATCGAGGTTGATCTTATTCGCGTCTCTGTTGGCCAAATGAACAGAGAACTTGATTCTCAGGGCCTAGGTTGAAAATGAGTGAGTTAACAAACAAGGAAGTAAATCTACAGATTCCTGACTCACTCTTCCTTTCCCTTACAAGAAAAGCAAAACAGCAGGGTGTCTCAATTGAGGCACTCTGTGTTTCTTTACTTGAGGGGGAGCAAGTTTTCGTAGAGCCATCCCTCTACCCCTCGATGGGTAATGGGGACTTGCGAACGGAAATTCAAAAGCTTATGCAAAGCTCCCTGCCGAAAGACGAGGTGAACAAGCGAGTGCGGAAGTTGGAAGCACAACTCTTAAGGCTAATACGATGACGGTACCGCAAACTTTATCACCCTTAGTACGAGGCTTGTCTTACCCGTTGAGGGTGTTGAACGGAAATTTAGCCACAAGTACGGACTATGACTTGAAGACGCAGGAAATTCGAAGTGTCGTTGAAACGAGGTTCTTTGAGCGAGTAATGAGGGCGGACTACGGCGTCGGAGACCACACCCTCGACATAATCGACCCCGGACAAATTAACTCAGAGTTTCAAAATTCGATACAAACCCATGTGTCCGGGTTGTCGTCCCTCGTCGTGAAAGGGGACTGGATCACCTCGGGAGAGGACGGAATATACAAAGTGTACATAATTTATCAAGTCAACGGGATACCTCAACCGCCGCTCGAATTCTCCCTCGGAAACTAAGCGGGTAAAACCTATACAGGAAATAAATGCCGAAACCAAACACGTGTGAAAAGAGGTAACTTTGGCAAATAGGTTTAAGACAGCTCCGGTACCGAAGGGGGAGATCTCAAGTTATACGAGCGACCCTTATAACTTATCCAGTATTTACATGTTTGGGAGCTCTTCTCCCTTTACTGGATCCGGAAATAGCATCGTTCGACCAAGTGACGACCTTCTCATCCAGAAGGGAGGGAACCGTGCGCTTTCCGTCTATCAGCGGCTTTTCTTTGACGAGCACGTACAAAGTTCGTTCTCAAAGTTAGTTCAAGAGGTTGTATCGAGACCGTGGTACGTTGAGGAATACAGCTCAAAGCCTGGCGATACTGCAGTAAGGGACTTCGTAGCAGAAATCCTCGAAGAACTACCCTTAGACGAGATATATAAGGGACTTGCTGAAGCCCTTATCGTGGGGTTTAGTGTTGGCGAAATAATGTGGAAGAAATCAAAACGCGGGGTAATACCCTTTGACATAAGAATTAGAGACCAGCGCCGATTTGTTTTCCAAGAAGCGGAAGACTCACAAACGGGCTTCACAATGAGGTGCTTAACCTTTAATCGTATGTTTGAGGGGGTTGAGCTCCCTGCTCGAAAATTCGTCGTAAATCGCTACTGGACTCAGCACAACGGGGACCCATACGGAACTTCGCTAGGGCGAGTTCTGTATCCCTTAGTAAAGTTTCGGAGAAGAGCCCTAGAGTCCTACGTTCTTTACGGGGACCGGTATGCGACACCCACAGCTGTTGCGACCGCACCCCTAAGCGCGTCCTCTGCCGAAATTGACACGATCTATGACCACATCTCAAACTTATCTCAGGAAACTGCGCTAATTTTGCCGGATGGGTACAAGCTTGAGTTTGTCAACCCGAGCGGAACTCCGGATGTGTTTAAGGGACTGATTGACTATATCGACAAGGAAATTAGCCTCATACTTTGCGGGGAAAACGAGGCTGGGCAAGCTGAGTCTGGATCCAGAGCTTCTTCACAGGTTGCAAACGTTGTTCGAGTTGTGAAGGCAGCGGAAATTTCCGAAGCGATCTCTCACACTTTGACTCGCACTCTGGTACGATGGATTGTAGACCTTAACTTCGGTGTAGACGTTGCAGCGCCAACCCTCACAAGGGAGTTTCGAATTGAGGAGTCTTCCCTCACTGCCACCGACCTGGGTTCCCTTATCGACAAGGGGTACAAACCGCGTAGGGAGTGGGTTGAGAGGCATTTTCGTATTGAGCTTGAAGACGAAGCTCCTGAGTTCACGACGAAAGAGGAAGAAGGGAATACCACCTATAGCCCTGACGAGGACGAGGACCTTTACGGATCTATTTTTGGTGCTGACGGGGAGTACCCCGAAGGAAGTCCGGAGGACGAGCCGGAGGGTGGCGACGAGCCAAAGCCGAAGGAAGAACCATCCGGTGAGCAAACCACGTACAACCCTGAAGAAGATGGAAACCTTTACGACTCAGTGTTCGGGAATGACTTAGAACCCACTGAAGAGGGCAAAAAGAAGGGTAAAAAACGTATATGAGTACAACGAGTAGCAAAGTGTTTTCAAAACGTGTTCATGTTTTTACGGCGGGACCCCAGGTTTCTGCTCAGGGCGTGGAAAGGAACTTCACACCTCAAGACCTTCAGCAAGTTGTTGATTCCTACGACCCCCAAACACATGAGGCACCCCTTGTTATTGGTCATACTGGGGACAACGACAGTGTTCCTTCTTTTGGGTGGGTCAAAAAGTTGGTCAGAAGCGGAGAGAAGCTATACGCAGACGTTGACTTCACTGACACTGCTAAAGATTTAGTGAAAAAAGGGCATTACCGCAAAGTCTCCATATCCTTCTACTCTCCGAACTCTCCAATTAACCCGCATGAGGGACAGTGGAGCGTTCGGCACTTGGCACTTTTGGGAGCGTCGCCCCCTGCGGTTAAGGGCCTGGAGCCTTTCTCGTTCTCTGAGGAAGGTAACGGAGTGTTCAACTTCGCTTCAGCTCTATCTCCAGAAGACATCTTTGACGACGAGCTTGGTCCCACACTTCTTGTTGAGCGAAGCCCGTTAGAAATCCTAAAGGAAAAGCTTGAGGAAATTCGTGGAGACATGAGTTCTTCTCTTCAAGAGCTACAAGAAAACCAAGACGATCAGACTGAAACAGACGTCGATTCGACACAAACTACAAATTCGGCGGATGAAAGTACCGCCCCCGAAAACCCTAACCAGCAATTTTCCGAAATGAAAAAGAAAATGGGGCGTGAAGGAGCTGAAGTCTCCGAATCCGCTCAAAGTCTAGCAAACATGGAAGACAAATTTCCAGAAGAGAAGTTCGACGAAGGAGTCTCTCGCAAAGTTGCGAAAGGGGCTCACGGCCACCACGTACAAGTTGTGGAAGAGGTTTTTGAAGAGGGCGATGAAGAACTCTCGGACGAGCACCGTGAGATTCCCGCTGCTTTCAAGAAAAATATCGCTAAGATGAAAGCTAAGCACAAAGCCCACGATGAGGACGGGGAAGATGATGAAGACGAACTTTCCGAGGAACACGGAGAAGTTCCTGCTGCTTTCAAGAAAAATATCGCTAAGATGAAGGCCAAGACAGCGAAGGTGGAAGAATCCGACGAGGAAGACTCTGAGGGCGACTACGCTGAGGTAGGGTTTAAGAAAACTGCGAACAGGCAGGCATCGTTTGGAAAACGTGCTGAGAAGGATCCAGGGGATCCAGCTGGTCGTTCTAAAACAGCACGGTCATCCGACGATAGCTACGGGGACCGTCAGTCGGTTGGACAAGGGGGTGAGGAAGACCGCGAAGGTTTGACTTCAGACGTGGCGCAAGACACGGACCGTTTAAACACTGCTAAGGACGGTGACCAGGAGCAAGACCGAGAAGAGCTGGCGAAGGCACTCGACGGTGAAGGGGACGAAGATTCCCGTTGGGCTGACCAACCTGAGGGTCGCCGCCGTTCAATGGAAGACGACCAGTACAACGATGGTGAGTACGGACTTCCAGGAAGAAACAAGCCGGGAACCTCCGATGGAAACGACCCCCACGGTCGCGATGGCGGGCCAACTTCAGTTTCTGAGGACTCTGAGGAAGAGCCCGACACCGAGGACATTGCTGTGCCACTTCAGAGCACCAAGGGCAACAAAGTTTCTCGCGTTCTTCACCAAACCTCCGGACAAAAGAGGGCGTCTGTCAAAGGTAAGGAAATTGCGGATCACAGCGAAGAGTCCGACGGTGTTACACGAACTGCGAAAAAGGCAGGTGTTTCGGCGGGGAACGACCCCCACGGTCGCGAAGACGGACCCACAAACTTCCCTGACCGCTCTGAGGAAGAGCCGGACGACCTCGACATTGCTGTCGACCTAGAAAGTGTCGTTGGTAGTCGCAAAGTTCGTGTGCTGCGTCAGCGATCGGGTGAAAAGCCTTCGATTGACCACGCCGAAGAAGACGATCTTGACATGGAAGAGTGTGGGACTTCCAGGAAAGTTTCTCGCAAGTTTGCAGAACGCGATCCAATGACTCGAACCGGAAAGGGCTCGACTTACGGGCAAAAGCGTCCCGTTATGGAAGAGGATGACGATGAGGAGATGTACGATGAGGACGACGATTTCTCTGAAACTGACGACTTTTGTGGAATGGGGTCAATGGGCCAGGCTAAGCCTATGGGTTATCCCACCCAAATGTTCGAAGAGTTCCAACGTGAGCTGGAAAATCTTAAGAACGAAAATTCTCGCCTGAGGAAAGAGTACCAGGAGCACCAAACCAACTCCCGTAAGCAACGCATCGCCGACTTTGTCGACAGCCTCTACACCGAAGGAAAGATGACTGACGGAGTAATTCCTCAGAGAGACCTTCAAAACTACTGCGAAGGTCTTGAGTTCGGTACACTTGACTTCGCAGAAGGCGAAACACCAACAACCAAGTTGTTTGCGCTTCTTGAGCGTTTGCCCAACATGGTTCACTTCGGGGAAGTTGTCGCCGAGGGGCGTTTCAGCGACCCTGAAGATGACGAAGATCTAGACCCCCATTCTCGTGCAATGAAGATGGTTCAGGCCGGAGAGTGCGATTACGTTGAGGCAATCAAGCGTTCCATTCCTTGGGGAGGTCGGGGCTGATAGCTCCGATACTGCTGCCCGGAGATTAAGCTATGGACCTTCTAACTTTGGTCGGGCAGGTAACAAAAAAGCGAGCGGACTACTTCTCTCAAGCCGAGGTCTTAGCTCGCAAAGCGAAAACACAAGAGAAGCTGGAAAGTCTCATGACGGACCAGTCGAAAGTTCTTGTGAAGGCTTTGCGAGACAAGGATATTCGCTGGGAGGAGTACTCTCGAACTTTGATTGATAAGACACTGTCTGCAGCCCTCGCTGCCGTTCACCTAGGGGCAGGAAAAGCCTCGCCACAAGCAAAAGTCGAACGGGCATGGGGCACTGTAACCGGGCAAATGCTCCCACCTTTGTTAGAATTCTTGAGCCAAACCGAACTAGCACTAAACGACGGATCCCTAATGCTCGGCGACGACCGCATAAATTTCTCGGAAATTGATCTTGAAGATATGTACGAAGGGGGCGAAGAGGTACTTCCACCGAAGCCGAAAATGTCTTGGCTGAGCCTTGTTACCAGAGTCGTTCGCTACCTTGCAAACCCTTCCTACTCATTTTTCAACCTTGGTGACTCCTACGTGAAACAAGAGCAGGGTTACCGGGAGATGCGACGAGTGCCAGTGTTGGACAGGAGAACTTGTCCTGACTGCATAAAGTTTGGGGAGAAGGGGTGGCAGCCCTTTGGAACCCTGCCGATGCCGGGGCAAGAGTGCCGGTGCTACGATCGCTGCCGCTGCCGAATCGACTACCGTTGACTTTTAAACGAACCCACCATGGTTCAAACTAAGGTGAAGCAGGGTAAAACCTGAATAACTAAGCTAGGTGAAAAACAAGTCCTAGAGGAAACAACAAAACCAATAACCCTTTGAAAATATCAAAATGTCTTTGAACATCGCACCAGTTTACGGTAAGCAATTCATTCGTTACGCGGAGACTTTCACCGCTGCTACTGACAACCAAGGTGGAACGGCTGGAGTCGTTGAAATTCCTGAGTTTGCAGTTGTTGCTTACGCAACCTATGCCGGAGCAAACAAAGTTTGCGCCCCTGGCAACCTAACCGCGTTTGATGGGAAGATTGTAGGTGTGAACCAGGCCTACATTCCCACAGCCCTGTCTCAACCTCGCACCGCTCGTCAAGCTTCTGTGGCCACCAGTGGCTCCTTGCTTGTTGAAGTGAGTGCCAGCGCCGTGGCCCCCTTCGTACTCAACGCCCAGCTTTCAGTTGGTGCTGACGGCAAGGCGCTACCCACTGCGAATACCGGGACCAACGTCACTCTTGACGGTACTATCCCGCTCATTCGTGAAATCGTGCGAATCGGCGGTCGCACTGTCTTGCTGGTTTCATTCGCCTGAGAAAAGCTGACGCATTTCGGTGCGTTTTCACTAAGAGCCTTCAACTTTCGAGTTGGGGGCTTTTTTCGTGAAAAAGAAGGGTATAACTACAGTGACCCCAAAGTTTTAGGACTCGCGGGTCGGATTGCTTCGGCAATCTTTGAAGTCAACTTTACACACAAGGAAACATCTATTATGATGAATCATAAAGGTTCCACTCAGAGGTGACTCTGATTGAAAATCGGGTGAATTGCTGGGACACCTTAGTTTTGCTTTTGCAAAACAGGCAATCAGCAGCCAAGGCCCCTAGGGATAGGGGCAAGGTTCAACGACTAGGATAAGTAATCTAGAACAGAAGAAAGTCCCAAGAGCGCCCGACTCTTTGCTCAGGCAAAGATGATGATATAGTCTGAACTTTACAGAAATGTAGAGAAGTAAAGGATAAAGAGCCTTTACGATAACAAGTTGCTACAACAGACCTATGCAGGGGTCGATCCCATTTTTTAGAGTGGCTTTGTTTTAACAAAGAAAATCCGGTGAATTGCTGGGACACCTTAGTTTTGCTTTTGCAAAATAGGCAATCAGCAGCCAAGTTTACTTAGGGTCTTTACTAGCTATAGTAGAGTTAGGTAAAAAGGTTCAACGACTAGAAGATGACTGACCCAAGAATAACTCTTCCACGAGCGCCGGGACTCACTAGTTACAGACAACTAAACAGATACTTTTTCTTCTTAGAAAAATTCGGTTCCCTCGAAAAGTTTAAATGCTGTCACGAACACCACATCCACCCAACTAAAATGGGAGGAAGTGATGCCAAAGTGAACTTAATTTACCTTACACCCAGGGCCCATTACATCGCCCATCAGCTCCTCTTTAGAGCATTTACGGGAAACCAACAAGCCCAACGGGCTGCTTGGCTTATGTCCCACACGATTGACGAAGCTTTCGTCAATTCTAGGGTGTATGAGTTTCTAAAAAATAACTACATTTTTTCTGAAGAGACCCGTAATAAACTTTCTGAAGCAGGTAGGAATAGGAAACTTAGTTTCGAGTCCAGAGAAAAAATCTCTAACTCAAACAAAGAAACCTACAGAAACACCTCTAAAGAAGTTCTACTAGAGAGAATTGAAAGGATGAGGGAGACTAAGAGAGGTACCCCGTGGAATGAGAGTCATAGAAACTCTATCCCCCCTTCTCTTCCTAGGGGGAGAGATCACTGGAGACTAAAAGATAGTCCATTATGGGGTGTATCCGATGAAATACTCAAAGTATGGCTAGAGAATGGTAAACCATCTTATGTTATGCTTTGTAGATTGTTAGGAATCCCCAAAACTAAATCTGTTATGTCTGTAATAAAGAGTATGATATAGTCTGAACTCTTTGGAAACAAGGAGAAGTAGAGGATAAAGAGCCTTTACGATAACAAATGTCTTACAACCCTTGCACAAGGTTTTATGCTTCCGTCAACAAATATTGCGAATTTTATCGCACCGGTTGTTGACACTCCTACCAGAGCTGGGAGAATTCTCAGATTTGGGAAGGAACAGTTTGCTATAAACGATTTCCGTCGTGCTTACGGAACTAACATCCCATACGTCCAAAGCCGCTACGACTCTGAGCCTTATGCTCTAGAGCAGGAAGTGGTCGCCTGGGAATTGCCTGAAGAGGTTGAATCAATAGCCTCCATCAGTTGAGAAACTGAAAGAAAAACTGGGTGAATTGCTGGGAAGCCTACGGCTTCAAACGAGAGTTTGAAACTATGGTAATCAGCAGCGAAGCGTTTTCGGGAGAAAACGAACGTTCAACGACTAACAGCATACCACTAGAACAGTGATGAAGCTGACAAGAGCGCCTAGCACCCTAACAAGGGTGAAGATATAGTCTGAACTTTCTGGAAACAGAAAGAAGTAAGGGATAAAGAGCCTTTACGATAACAGTATTGAATTGAAAACGCTGGCGAGGGTTGTTTGGCTCTTGCTGTGGCAGCTTAACCACAAATTAACTGGGTGAATTGCTGGGATCCCTGAATTTCCATTAAAGAAACAGGCAATCAGCAGCCAAGTTTACTACGTCGAGAAATCATTATGATTTCTGTGGTGAAAAGGTTCAACGACTAGACGATGAGTTTCGACAACAATAACTCGTCCACGAGCGCCCAGCCCTTTGCTTAGCAAAGGTGAAGATATAGTCTGAACTTTCTGGAAACAGAAAGAAGTAAAGGATAAAGAGCCTTTACGATAACAATTTGCCTGCACAAGTAGATCTTCGCGCAATCGAAACCAGGAATGCAATGTCCAGATTGATGAACAGCTACGAGTACACCGTTGCTCAAGCTGTTTCCGTCACCGCGACTTACAACCCTTACGAGCCCTATAACGGAACCGCAGGTTCCCAGACCGGACTCGGTTTCACAACCTGGACAAACTTCAAGACAGCTTACGGCTCCGTTGCTGGAGACGCCGCCTGGTCTGGTGCTACTTCTAACCCAATTGAAGACATTCTAACCCTCAAGCGTGCAGTCGCCAACCAAATCGGTATCCGTCCAAACTCCGCAGTCGTCGGTTCTTCCGTGTTTGACCTCTTGCTGACCAACGAGAAGATCCTTGATCGTACCAAGTACACATCTGCAGACAGCGTCGACACTGACGTCATTGCTCGCTACTTCGGTCTTGAGCGTGGCCTACGTGTTGCCGAAGGTCGTTACTTAGCGCAAGATGGAACCCTACAGCCGGTATTCCCAGCTAACGGTATCCTTCTGTTCTACAGCCCTAACGGTCCTTCTGATTCCATCATGCCTGCTGGTGGTGCGAATGCTGCGACTCCTGCCTTCTCTTACACATATCAGCTCACAGGCACCCCCGCCGTCCGTCCCGAATACTACATTCGTGAACGTCGCGTTGTGCGTGCTGAAATCACAATTGAACGTGTGGTTAACCTGGTTGGCCTCGGCGCAACTGGTCTTATCGGTTCTGGCGCTATGATCACCAACATCCTATCCTGATAAGGGAAGGTACTAAGGAGGTGACCCAATGGCTATTCTCAGACCGATTACAAAGTCTCAGTACGAAGTTAGCTTCGTAGCTCCTGACGGACCCACACTAATCGCCACGTTTACAAAATTCAGCGGAATCAAGGATTCCTCAAGTAGCAGTGACTACGCCAATGGTACTGGTAACCGTATTTACAAAGTTGTAGGCCCCAAAAAGGTAGACAACATCTCCCTTTCTGCTCCGTACGATCCCACGATCTTCAAGCAGTTGGAAATTTACTGGTTGCAGTATAATTGCAGAGAAATCACAGTTACAGTCACTCCGAAAGACTGTGTTGGAAACGGATCAGCCCCTGCTGGCGGCCAATACACTTGCTACGGATGTCAGTTCATGTCTCTTAATACCGCCGATGTTGACCGTGAAAGCGGCAATGTTCAGGAAATTGAGATTCAACTAACCGTGAACTCTTGGGACCGAACCTGATTCTCAACTCGAAAAGCCCCCTAACCGGGGCTTTTTTTGTGCCTACAAGAGGGTAAAACCTCTGTAAGAACGAACCTTAAGAAGAAATGGCCAAAACTCTGTTTTCAAGTGGCGTTGTCGTAACAAGCGAGTGGCTAAATGGTGCAAGGAACATTGTTTTCGACGGCCAAGACCTTGACTGGCACTACGACCCCTTGGGTCTCGACGACCTTGAAAAAACAGGGCCTACAGGCTTAGACAGCCGCTACGTCACACTAACCACTGAGCAACCCACGTTGTCTGGCACCGGTCAACTTCTGTCTGGTATTCCGGTTTCCGGTTCAAAAGTTGTCACAGGGTACTGGGGATTCGGCTTTGACCCTGCTTCAAACCCCACACTCACTCAGGACTATAACAAAGCTCCGAGAAGTTTTCTAACCAACCTTAAGTATAGCAACGCCAACGGCATCAACCCTTCCTCGGCTAGCCAGAAATTCGCAGCGTTAGCAGACGCAGACTTGGTAACGAAAAAAGTATTGTCCGACCAGCTCGACGCTCTTGTGGTGGATAACGGTACATACTGAACGGAGAATCTAAATGCCACGTTATTCACCGCTACCGTCGGTTTCCATTGACCCGCGCAATGAAGCTGACTTGGTCCAAGCAGCGGCTCAAACCGTTTACGAAGCGTCCAACAAAACCCTTAACGACTTCAGTGCGGGAAACCCCCTAGCAGTCCTCCTTGAGGGGCAAGCTTTTGCTCAGGGGGAATTCTTGTACTGGGCCAACCAGCTCCCTGACAAAATCCTCATCGAGTGGATCGGACCCTTTTTGGGGGCCATGAGAAGGCTTGGGACAACCTCAACAGCTGAGCTGGTAATTTCGGTCCCGCCAACAAAGAGCTCCACGGTTATTCCCGCAGGGTCCCTATTCTCTACGAACCCTCAGCTAACAGCAGGAGAAAGCTACGAGTTTGTTACAAGCTCCGACCTGGTGATTCCGCCTGGGGACCTCACCGGCAAAGTCCCCGTTTACTCTAAGTTTGTTGGCGCCGCCTACAATGTTCCCGCAAACTCAATCACCGGAACTTCCAACACAGGGACACTCAACTTATCCGCAACAAACCCTCAACCGTCTGTCGGCGGAAGTGACGTCGAGACTTTTCAGGAAGTTCAGGAAAGGTTCTTCACTCTAATTCGCAGGAGAAACCCCGTCAGTGGGTCCGACTGGCAAGATTTTTTCACTGACTTATATGGCATAGGCACTTTGACATCTGTCCAGCCGAACCGCTCCAGCTTCTACGGATACAACTACACACAAGACTACCTTCGCCCCAATGGGCAGGTGTCTTTTTTCGTGCTTGGGCCGAACGGTCAAGAACTTACAACTCAGCAACTGTCGCTGGGCCAAAACGCGGTAAATTTCTCTGTCCCGATTGAGAATCAAGGGCACCTATTCCCCATTACGCTAAGCCAAGTTCAGTACAACTTAACCGTTGAAGTGGACTCCAACGGGACTTTCGGGTCGAACTTTAAGGAGTCTGCACTCAATTTTCGAGACCGTCTCTTCTCAGTCTTAACTCCTGGGCAGGTTTTTCCTGCGAACGTGACTCCGACTGTGAGCGACATTGACGCAGCGTTCTACGCAACTTTCGACACGAACACAAGATTCAAAGATCCATCTGTAAAAGTATCGACCGCTTACAACACTCCGAACTCTCTCAATAAGGACGCGTCGGTATACACAAACATTTACGATTTTTCCGCGTCTGACAACCTGCTGGAAGAGGGCAACCTTATACTCATTAATAACCCTGCACCGACTTTCTACCCGGTAGAGTCAAACTTTACACCCTACTCTTCAAACAAGAAGGATCAGACGATATACGGCAACCTTACGCTTAAACAGATTAGACCGCTAACCTCCGGGTCCTACTTCCTTGGTGACATAGTGTATCACGACGGCTCCGGTGATCCGGCCCAGCAAGGGTTGCACATCGTCCTAGAAAACTTAAGCATCGGTTCTTCTTCCACCGTTTCTTCTTACATTTTGAACGGGAAGATTTCCGCAGTGAAAACCTTTTCACCGTGGGTGGTTGGTAACTCATACACCTACTCGTCTGGGGGTACAATAGACCCCGAAATTGTGGAGTATGACTACTCCCTAGGGGAGTTCGTTCCTCAAAGTCCCTCTGCAGTACCCCTAGGTAGTCGCACCGGGGGATTCGCCTGGCTGGTCTCAAAAAACTTCACTCTCAGCCCTTCTACCAACGATATTACTGGTGCTCAGGCAGAGTTTTTAGTCGGGCTTCCCGTGGTTCCTGCTCAGCTCACTGAAGGGTTGTCCTATGCCCAAGGAACGTGGGTTTCCACTCCCCAAGTGGGGGGAGGGCCCAATCCCGTTGTTGACCCTTACTACAACTACGTTGACTTAACAAAAGGCGCAATTGTGAAGTACGCCCGTGTAAATGCTGGTTTTACCTATAGTCCAAATCAGCTATCTGTTAAGGAGTACTTTAGTAATCTTGTTGATTCGGGAATCCTATCTGAGACTCTCGTTTTCGACGGGAACGGTGGATTACCTTTGTACAAGTATAAAGCTCGGTTCAAGCCAGGGCAGTACCTGTTGTATAAGGAAACTTCCTCTTCGCCAGCCACTTACTACGTTGCGTCTTCGCACTTCACCCCCAGTAGCACCAACATACAAGATTTGCTTAGCGAGGGTTTGGTTTACAACCTTGCCCCCAACCCTGCACTTCAGACTCAATTGGCTTCCGAGCTAACAAACAACCCACTCCTGCGAAAATTTGACAGAATGTTCACCTTTTTTCAGGGTGATCGCACGTTCTTTCGAGAAGGTTCCGATGTGCAATCCTACACCGCCACCTCCGCAGTCACCCCCTTATTCGACTTTAGCATATACCTAAGTAACGGCGTGTTCGTAAAGTCTGAGGAATTCGGCCCATCCCTTCTCCCCGTAGACGACTACATTCCTTACTTCAACCCTGCTTACCTAAATGCCACGGAAGACACGATCTTGAGTGAAGACGGTCGGAACTATTACAGAGTCATGAAGTCATTCACACCCCAGAAAACAGTAACGAACTGGTCCGGCTTACCCGCCGACAACACTGCGAGGTACGAAGAGTACGCGGGCAACTTACTACGGTACGTAGTTTCCTATCGCTGTGAAGAGCCGGTGCTGTCCCAGTACGGTGTGGAAACATCTTCGATTAAGCTTGGATCCTGCCAAATAACTGTTGTTCCTCGGAACTCCGGAAGGAACTTTAGCTCGTCACCAAGTTTAACATACGTGTGGGAAAACACCTCAACCTTGAGTCAAATTCCCGACTTATCCTGGTACACGGGAACAACTTTTGCACTTAGCCCGCCGAACTACGGAGAGGGGACGTTAGCGCTATGAGTCAAAATCTGGTCGCATTGAACGGGGGGACTGCGCAAATTGAAACATCTTCCACTTTCGAGCAGGGTGTGAACCTTTCCCCCCAGTACGTGGATGCGCTTAAACTCAACCCGCACCCCACTGAGTGGGTTGAAAACGGGAGGCCAATCTACGCACGTTTACCGTCGGCTTCGCAGCTTTACAAACTGGACTTCGGACTCGACGACGAGTTTGCCTACACTTACCTTCCCGTGGGCGATGGCCGCACGGGAACAGGGTCGCTTCAGGTTCAGTCTTCCGGGGAGAACAAGTTCCTGACAGTTCAGTCCGGAGTTGTGGTTTGGAAGTATGGGAGCTTAACGGTTGACCCTGCGATTATAAGCTTGGAAGAAATGGAAATGGTAAGTACGAAGTATCTTCTGGCCTACCAACTTTATTACGACGACTCACCCTTTGTCGCTGAGTACTCTGCCAATAAATTTTCCTTATCTGGATACGACATAAGAGTAGAAAGTAGCACAGATGCTGTGCCAGGGTGGAGGTACAGTCCCGCTTTTGCTTTCACAGACCTTGAGTCTCAAGCGTGGAGAAACTTTGACGGTGTGTTTCCGTCTTACACTGGACAACCGTACTTGTCGTGGCAAAGTCCGCATCCCGCCGCTTACACCGAAATTGAACTACGGTGCCCTGGCGGCTCTTCGGTAACTGGCTCAGCGTCGCTCTATGTGTCGTCCAGCTCCCCTGCAAGCGACGACGATCTCTACAGCTCAAACCCGGTTTGGGTCTTACAAGGTTCTTCTGACGTTGCGTCCGACGTTAACGGGCAGTACTTCAAATTTTCAATCCCGGAACCCTCGTACAACCGTGGGTGGAAAGTAGTATGGACGGATACCAAAGTGGCGATCAATCGGGTGCTTGTGAGTGGTACCCTGTCCTTGCTTAGAAAGCCCGCAGCAGCAACCTCCGTCATCAACCTAGTTGCTTATCCTGAAAACAGCGTACCGAAAACCGTTAGGAACAGCACAGGAAAGGAAGTACCTGTCACTCTGTGCAAACTGGCCTACGTGAGTATTGACGGGGCTTACCGTGTTGAAAAGATCACAGACCTGAGAGAGGTGGTTCACACAGACCACCAGCCCCTGGCTGATTGGCTTACACGTGCCCTGGATACAAATCTTATCAGCCTGTTCTCACAGGTGAAAGGGTACTCTTCTGTGTGGATGAGCCCGCAAAACTGCATGAGACATGAGTACGCCACTTTGCAGAACAATCTTGTAGCAGTGAAGGAGTGAAATGACCGACTTAAACCCCTCGTTCAGTATTAGTGACTTTGAGGACTACGGAACCACAAACCTTTACCTGACCGCCGAGCAACTCAACTCAGTGGCTCTAACCGAGAGCCGCGTAAACGACCAACTTGACTGGCTCGCTCAGCTTTTGGGCTGGAGCGGTCCTGAATACTGGGCCAACCTAGCCTCGACAGTCTCCCAAAAGCGAAACCTTTTGACGGGGTCCTTTGGTGTGTACGACGGGTACATTCACCCGGAAGTTGTCGAAGTTCACAACTGGGACGGCACAGTAATTATAAAGGCAGACCCACGATTACAGGCGGGCCAGACCTTTTACTTGGGGGACTTTTCGTACCTTTTGGCGGATGTGTCCCAAGACGGCACCAACTATGTCCTAACCTTCGAAGGTTTGGGAGAGCAGTTCTTCACTGATCTCTCGGAAAATAAGCAGCTTAAGGTGATAGCTCCTGGCGCTCTGCCCAGCCCATTCTTTCGCCCCGAGCCTGGCTCGACCGCCGACGCTTCCTTCCTCTGCGAAGTCCAGGGGTCCGACCTTGTCCTGTTCCCGAAGTACAACACAGCGAGGACAATACCTTACAAGTTTAACACATTTTTAGCGGGTGCACGGTACTTTTTCAGCCTCCCTGTAACTTTCACCACCTCTTCAGTATCAATTGACCCGACCTACGACTTTTCGAGGGAGAGTTGGTACCTTGATATTCCCTCAGATCTTTCCTCTAACGGGGTCGGGCTCGAAGGAGAGCTAACGTACGAAAGTTCCACCTTGCGAGTGAGGGTATCCCCTTGGTCAAACCCTTCTGACTGGGCCACTCGAGAAAAGATCGATAACTTTTACGGAGTATGGTCGAACAAAGGTGGAAGGTTGCCCTTTAACTTTGTTTTTGATGCCCTAGGTATCCACGGGTTTGACGAAAGGGTCTCTGTCCATACGAGCGCTGTCGACAAGTACGTAAGTTTTTCCGATGTCTTGGCTTACATAGAAAGTGAGAACGGTGGGCCAGTTCCTGACTTCGGGAGCTTTGGCGCAGCTGTAATTCACTGTGACGGAGAGAGGGTCTTTGAAGGAGTTTCTCACGTCTCCGACAACTTTCAGTTTCTGTACGATATTGACTCCCCATCTCAAACTTTCCGCTTTGTTTACACAGGTTCTGTGGGAGAGCCCGTAATAAGCATATCTGACTCTCTAGCATCCAGTTTCAACTGCAAAATATCCAACCTCGTACTCAGTGGCCGCACTCACTACATGTCTCCGAATGTGGAAGATAGCGGGACCCTCTTAAGGCCATGGAAAAGTGAAGCTTTGCAGGTAATTAGCTCTCCAAGCGAACTTGAGCTTCTTCGGAGCCCTAACTCTCTTCGGGCCGACACAAACCACGGGCCCAGTGACCCGAACTGGGAGCGGTACTTTGTGCGCCTTCCACCTGAGTATGGAAGAAACGATAGTACATGGCAAAAGGTAAACCTTGTGTGCAAGAATTTCGGGTACTGGGGCTCGTCGCTCAACCCTGAGAAAATGTCGTGCCCCCCGGAACAGTCAGAGCCGCTCGTGTACGAACAAGTGGTTTTGTACGGTGGTGAAAAAGGGTTGATACCGTTTTTGTACTCGGAACCTTACCTGTTCTCAGACATTTTGTACGGCCAAGGGACGTCGGACGACTACGACAATTCGGATATTGCCCCTGGTTTTGACACTCCCTACGACGACTTTGATGAGGCCGAGCTTGTGAGCTACGACCTTCTTCATAATCGCACAGTAAACACATCCTTGCCTGGGGAGACTTACGGTGACTGGGACGGGGAGTACTTACGCTCGCCTTCCTCTGAGAACTTACGTGGCTTTCTTGTCAACGACCTCAAGGAAGAAACACTCGAAGTCGTTCCAGCACCATTGTGGGACGCGAGCATTTATAAGTATCCGCCAGTCTGCAAAGATGGGGGTGCCTCGTCAACTGTCGACGCGAACCACTACAAAGTGGGGTACTCACTATTTGCAGCCGATCTGTCTGCGTCAGAAGAAGGCGTTTTCGACTTTGAGACTTGACGGGTAAAAACTCTTAGCTACCTCACTGAAATGACCACACGAAGAAAAAGTACTCCCGACACAGAAACAGTTCCCCCAGATAACACCGAGGAGACAACCACTGTGACAACTGCACCTGAACACCCTATCGAGGAACTAGGCGAGTCTCACCTGGAGCCTCACCAGGAAATCCCTCAGGAGGACCACCCTGAAGCAAGCTCTGAGGCGCCCCCTGTGAAAGAAGCAGAGGCGGCACTACGACCACCCGCACTCGCTAAGCGACTACCGTCAAAAAACACTCCGAAGTTTTCCCTCAAGATACGGTAAACTATGGCCCAAAGCCTGAGAAACATTCCATGGATTCGACAACAGGCCGAGATGGCGAAAGCCATCGAAGCCAACGCGAGGTACGCCGGGTCACCCAGGGGAACTGTTCGTGGAACGATAATTAGTGTTGAGGACCCTGAAGACTTGGGAAGAGTCAAGGTGCTGTTCGACGCCATGAACCCTCAGGACATTCCTTCAGTCGAAGGTGCTGGGGAGTTTTCTCTACCAAGACCAGGAGAGTCAAGCAACTTGTCACACTGGCTCGATGTTTCCCCGGCTTTCAAGGGAAAGCAGCCGAAGACACTCGAAGGAAAGAGAGTGAATATTTCTCTGAGCAACGGGGAGTACCACTATGCAGTTTTGCAAGACGTACTGTACGACCCTCAGAATTTAACCGACGGCTCTCAGCAAGCTCTACAGATTCCGAGCAACAGCACAATGACTCGGCTGCCGATATACGAAGCTGGCGGTCTGCCCCCGGCATGCAAGGAGAACCACGGTTGCACTGTTGTTGAAGAAAACGGTCCAATGAACTCAGATTGGGTGTGTATTTGTCTGAAGAGAGACGGACAGTACATTTGGGTAAGGCACGCAGATTTGGCGCACGGGCACGCAGGCGGAAACGATGTTACATCGCAGGTTGACTCTGCTGGAAATCGTCTCAGCCCTGGACAAATGGCTGCAACATACGACCACGTCTTTGTTACAAGTCATCAGGAAATGAAAAAAGAGGGGCGAACCGGGTACTCTACTGCTCCTGCGGGAAACCCTTGGGGATCTGCTGCAGCGTGGGCACCGCCCCCGATGAGCACGATACAAGCGTTCAAGTTTGTGGAAGGGCCTTTGTTCAGCCAAGACACTGCCCTTAGCTTTGCACGAAATTCTGGGTTTATCGATAATATTACCGGGTCGTTCATAACCACCTACAACCCTGAAATTCTTGCTGCAGTCGAGAGTGTCCCAGGGTCGAATTTTACGAAGACAGCGATTCAGCAAGCACAAAAAGTTCTAAACTTCTCAGAAGTTCTTAGAAAAGTCATAGCAGACCCCACCGACTTTGTGAAAAATGCGGCAGAGAAGTCGCTGCCGTCCTATGTTCCGGGTGCCACCAAGTTTGTCATCTCGACGCTTCAGAACCCTGCGGCAACAATAAAAACTGTTTTCTCTAAGCTACCCTCCTTACCAAACCCATTCAAATGACTTTCACCGAGGATTACGACCCAGGCTTTGTCAACTCTCCGGGGTTCGGCCAGAGTGCTACAAACCCATTGGCACCAGTGTTCTACAAATCCCTCGGAGTCGTTGAGAACCTTTGCGTGTATGACTCTATTTACGCGGCCAACTCTGTAAGTGCCCACGTTTCTTTCTCCATCGGGAAAAGCTTCCTGAGTCAGGAAAGATTCTTTGTTGCGGTACCCACAACTTTTCTTGAGCCGGTAACTTGCGAACAGGACCTGAGAGTCGAGGCGATAACCAACACGGACCGACTCATTGTGGACGGAAAGGAGTACCGAGACCGGGTAATTGTGGGGAGAAATGGAACTTTTCATGCATTGGTGAGGGTCTAATGGCAGTACGTCGTCCTTCTGTCTATCGCCAAGGGGGATTTATCTTTCAGGACTTCTTGTACTTTCAGGACGGGGCAAGTGAGCTGCGGTATGTCCTAGGAAAGTATGATGGGGAGCCCTACGAGTCCGTTGCTCAAACTTTCGATTACCCCGCACCAGGTTTAAGGGGAGGGAGCATAGTATCCCGAATAGACTACACAGTGAGCGGTAAGTTGCTCACGATTGACAGTTGGGAAGTCAACTGGAGAGATGAGTGGCCTCTTCGACTGGCCTTTCAGTTCCTTGCAAATTGTCTGTACTCCGCAGCTCGAGGGTACTCGGTACGAGTCCATAAGGATGTCTACTCGTTCTGGGTGTCCGAGAATCTCTTTCCCGTGTCAAACGATCCGAAAGATTTCCTGCTGCGTTGACTACCTAGACCTGGTCCGCAAAGGGTAAAATAAAAAGACGGGGTGAAAACACTCCCTGAAATTTTCACAACATCAGACATGAATAAACTCGACCACTGTTACCTCGAAGCCCTTTCTGAAGCACTAAAAGGTAACCTTGGAGAGGCTTTAGAACTCCGCAATGAAGCGGATGCGTTAGCATCCGAAGGTTTCTCCTTCTCTGAAAATTACGGGAACAAATACCCATTCATTGAAGAGGCTGTAAATACCCTGATTAATTCGTACGAATTCACACGCTGCGTGAAACCGTCCGGTGAAGCGTACGGAACAGCGGGGCAGTGCAGAAAAGGAACTGAAGAAGCTAAACCGGTAAAGGCGACTTCTCCCGCCAGGCGAACCAAGGTAGAAAGAGACATGGCTGCCCAAGCCACTCTCAAAAGACTCGCAGCCAAAGGTCCGGATACTTCCGAAAGAAAGCAGGGTGACAGGGTAGTGGTCAGTAAGGGGTCTGAGTTCAAGGCTGTTCTACACCCCGAGCACCAAACTGCCCTTGGAAAGTTAAAGGAGGGGGAAAGGTTCAAATTTGAGGACGAAAGTGGCACCCATTGGTCGGCGACACGGTCCGGAAATAGTATACGCTTAGAGGGGGGAGATACAAGGCATGGCAGCAAACCTTACAAAATGTCAATGGGTAGGGACAAACTGATGTGAGGTAGCTTTCGTGGGGCTCCTGCTTTTCTTGGGCAGCAGGGTAAAACCTTGTACAAGGGAAGAGCCGAATGTCAGTTCCGCAGATAAAGGAGGCCATACTCTCAGCACCAAGTACGGTTGTCCTATACTTCGATAGCCCACTTGACACTCGGGTCAGTGTCCCCATAAGTTCTTTCACTGTGAACTACGGCCAGTACGGAGTAGAGACATTCGTGTACTCCTCGGACACAATGGTATCCCTTGGGCTAGACAGCTGCTTGTCTGCGTGGGACGAGGTATTTGTTTCCTACGAGCCTCCCGTCGCCTTAGCCTCTTGCATGAGGGGGCCAGTTCCCTCCACAGCTAGTGATGTTGTAAAGAAAAGAAACGCAGTACGAGGCTTTTACCGAGTTTCGGTCCGAAACACGCTCACACCGAGCGAACAAACGGAAAGCTCTCGCAAGGGTTCCAACCTTGGGCAGACTATTGGCGGTTACGGCTATCCGCATCAAGATCGCTCAGGTGTTTTAACGCCAAACAGGTCCGACCCACGAAGTGCGTCGCCCGACGACTTCATTATCGCGTACGGACTCAAAGAGGCCATACAACTTACGAACATTGACGACGCGAGTGCAAACTCGGTGAATGTTGCCAAGATGCGAATGGCAATCGAGGATGCAAACGCTCTCATAGACTCATACATTGAGCAGTCAGGGAAAGCGGGAAAGGTGCTAATTACGAGCAATCGTCGGCGAACAGCACTGATTATAGCCCGATACTACCTGGATAATGTCCGGCGAAGAGAAGATGTTTTCAAGGATTACACCGAAGCACTAAAACAACTCGACGCTGAACGAGAAATGACTTCGGTTCGTGCGGGCCACGGTGACTCAGCTATTGACACCAAGGCAGGAATCATGCGCTCCTGGCGTGTCCCGCAGCGGTACAACGGGGTTTCGGGAAAAGGTTTCGGAGGGTGGAATACGGACATGGCGGGAGACCAGGCTCCGGACTTTCGTGCTGGTTTCGGGGCAACGGGGCAAAACAACTCTGAAACTAACTGGATCTCAGCACGAAACTACGAAGACTTAGGTGGGACTCCACAAATTACAGAGCCGAACGACGCAGGCGGCTATCGCGTTAACGGCTCTGATACGATCTACCCTTAAATCCTAACCTAAATGGAACTGAATACAATAACTAAAATAGAGCAATTCCTCTGCGACTCTCTTATTGCATCCCCCCTCATACCAATTGGGGTTAATGTATTGCGTTTGGCTGACGCGGTTGAGAATGAGGGCGTTGTAACTCAGACGAACAACATTGTTGTGCGCTACGAAAGCTCAACAAGCAATGTTAAGAACCGAGTGCCTTTCATATACGAAGACACTCTCAATTTTGAGCTTAACTTTTCGTGCCAAAACTACCTGACGAGCTCAGGACACGACTTTGCCACGCAACTCCTCATGGGCGCAAAGATCACACTATCGGGGAGTGCCCCTTCGGGTGCTTACGTGCAAGTTTTGGAACCTTTTCGATGCTCTACGTCCCAGTTCACAGGCTTAAGCCCGGAGTCCCAGTACACCTACACTCAAAACTGGTCCGTAACTATCGAGGAAACCCTACCATACATAGCACTCGACCCCTGTGTTCAACGCGGTGACTGCCGCCAAATTTTCCCCACTCGAAATGTCCTGACTTCTTTACCCTTAGCCGGTGTTCTCGATGAAGCAACGGGGTGTATTTATGTGCCATGGTACCCTGAGACGAACCCCCTAGATGCCGCACTCACAGATGCACTCGGAGTGCAGTGGAGTGAGGAACTCACGCAGTCAGGGGATTGGGTCTATGTTCGCAGCCCGAGTGAAGTATTCCTCGAAGATCCTTTAAGTCAGCCGATCTACTTGCTAAGTAATAAGAATTTCACGGCGGACGGTCGCCTGGTTGTAACAATTTGGAACGCCACAACAAAGCAGCCCATAAAGGAAGTTTTCTACGTTAACTCCGGGAAAAAGCTTGCTCGTTACGCTGTGGATCTTTGGAGGAACACGGTTTCTGGCGCAGCCAAGGGGGAAATAGACCCACTAAGTGTGAAGGATGCGTCGTGGTCGTCGGGACTCACCTACGGGGAGTTCGCAATTGTGAGGGGGGCGAACCGAACCCTGTACTCAGACCCCCTAGATCCGAACGGCAAGACGCAAACTTTGATGGGTGGAACACTCGTCGGTGTAAAACCCGACACGTTTATTCAAACACCGCAGGGACGGTTCTACTTTGTAGCCCAGTCTCCGCAGGGTAAAGGTTGGTTGATACAAGATTCCTTCGAGCTTGCGTCGATTAATTCCTTGTGGAAACTCGGCTGCATTCCTTGTGAGGGTGGGCCAAATCCCCCAAGTCTCTGTTAAGTATGGCAACTCCCGCACAACTCTGGGCACAGTACGACGTTGCTGTTAAGTCCAACAATTCGGCCTTGGCGCAGGCCATCCTTAAACAATTGCAAAACTTCCGGAGTTATCCCACTTCAAACACCGGGTGCTCACGATGCAGAAAAACACTATGACAACAACTTCGAACGACAAAATTCTGAGGCAGAAAGAGACCCTTGCCGCAGCAGCATTGCAGGTTGCTGAAGACGCTCTTGAGCTACTTCAAGACCACTTAGAGGAATGCAGCACTCGAGATCTTGTGACCGTGTTTAACTCGGCTGTGAAAGCGCACCGCGAGATTGTGTCGGATATTGTGAGTTTGACCGAAACAGAGAGTAAGGGGGAACAAGATCTAGCCAAAGAGTACGGACCGACCGTTGAAAAGTTACTAAACAAGCTAAAGCCTAAAAGTCAAAAAGAATGAGCTATAACCGACCCGTAATAACGCACGTGTCTCAACTTGACGAGTACTCGTCTTGGCGAGACTACCAAAGGGGCTTAAGGGAGCTCGTCCTTCTTGAGGCACCGCGCTCGGTGGTTTCTGAGTACCGCTATCAGGCTGCTCGAGAATGCTTTCTTGCCTTCTGCGATATAATGAAGGCAGGCGACCTTAACGTGTCCGAGTTTCACGAGATTATAGGATCTGGCTTTGAGGACCTGGCAAATAGGAGGTACAAGAGACTAATCGTTTCTTGCCCCCCTCGCTCAGGGAAGTCGATGCTGGCGACTATGTTCTTGGCATGGTTGCTGGGCAGGGACCAAAAGACACAGCATGTTATAGCTTCTTACGGAGCTTCGCTGTCTTTCAAGTTCCACAGGGAAACTGTCCAGATGCTGAAGTCAAAGGAGTTTAAAAGAATATTCCCCGAGTGGATGGGGTTCAGCCCGGAATCGAAATACGATATGATTGGCGGGGGGTACATCCTTGCAACGTCTGTGGGTGGAGTCCTAACTGGCTTTACAGCGGGTACAACGGACATGGAGAGCCCTGGCGTGGGGGCAATGGTGATAGACGACCCTTTAAAATCATCGGACTCGAAGCAGGCGCTAGACAACCTTGAGTCATGGTGGCAGGAGCAGGCGTCTACCCGAAGAACCAACCACTTTTGCCAAATGGTGATCGCGACTCGCTTCCACGAAAAAGACCTTCACGGGGTCTTAATGGACGGGGACGGTTTTCTAGACCTAGACGGGAACGGAGTAGACTGGGTAGCTGATGACGGGGATTTCGGATGGAGGTGGATAAACATAGCCGGGCTCTGTGAGGACCCTGACAATGACCCTCTAGGTAGAGAGATGGGGGAGAGCCACTGGCCCGACAACCCCGCTTTCTCTGTTCCGATGCTTGAGTCCCAGAAAAAGATAATGGGTAGCTTTAAGTTCGCAGCACTGTACCAAGGGGTTCCTGTATCGGCTGAGGGGCAGATTGTAAAGAGTAGCTGGGTTAAGGTTATAGAGGAGAAAGACTGCCCCCCCTTGGACGTTGTATGGTTTGGAGTTGACTGCGCTTTCTCCGAGCGAGAGAAAGCTGATGAGAGCGCAATATGCGTCGCTGGTGTAAACACACGTAACCCCGACGTTGTATACATTCGTGAGATTGTTAAAGGAAAGTGGGGTTTTCCCGACTTAATTGAATCGGTAAAGCAGCATTACGCTTTGTACAGCGCAAAAGTTCTATGCATTGAGAAAGCTGCATCAGGGCACTCCCTCATTCAAATGCTGAAGCGAGAGGCTAAGATACCTATCGAGGAAATGAGGCCGCTGAAGTCAAAAACGACTCGCCTCCAGGCAGTCTGCCCTTTACTCGAAAACCACCGCGTTATACTGGTGCGGGGCCTATGGACCGATGCTTTCATAAAAGAACTAACGTCTTTCCCGTACGTTCGACACGACGATAGTACTGACGCCATGGTATGGGCGCTAACTTATTACTCGCTCAAAATTGACTCCGTTGACCGGGGTATACAAGACTCGATCATTCAGAGTCGAAAATGGGCTGGTGCCCTACGCAGACCAATGTTTCGGGATGGTCACTCTTACGGTGGGCTTTTCGAAGAGCGAAGTGTTTCGGTCGGGGGCCGAAGAGCTCCCCGCAGTATGGGCTTCAACGACCCTGATCCTCAGTCTGCCGAGGTACCTGATAGGGGTATTTTCCGAGGTGGCCGCAGCCGGGGTCTTCGAAGTGGATCCGGCTACGACCTTTTTAATTAACTCTATACAAGACAACACAAACACAACCACAGGATGTCACTTAAACACCAAAAATTAACGCACGCTTCCCAATTAGCGGAGCACTCAAGCTGGAGGAGCTACCAAAGAAAACTCCTTGAGCTGAAACTTGAAGGGTTACCTCGAGAAGCGTTCGCCAAGGAAAGTGCGAAAAGTAGCTTTCTTGCTTTCTGCGATCTTGTTTCCGATGCAGGAGGCTTCTCACTCGAAAGTGCGCCGCTCGACGCAAAGGCGTACGAAGTGGTGGGTTCCGCATTTGAGGATATTGCCGAGGGAAGGTACCCGGTTCTCCTCGTGTCGATGCCACCGCGCACAGGGAAAACCACTCTAGGGGTTCACTTGCTGTCCTGGCTGCTTAGCAAAGACCCCATGGCTAGCCACTTTGTAACCTCGTACACACAGGATCTTGCCGCGTCGGTAGTTCACAAGACTAAGCATATGGTTCAGTCCTCCCCGTTCCGGACGTACTCCTCTGTGGTTCCCCCGCTTGCATCGTTTCATGTTTTACCAGTCTCCTTTGGGGGGTATGTGTTGCGGGGCTATTACGGTAGCTTATACGAAACGCCAGGCGTATGGCTAATCGATGACTGCCACAACGGCGTGTCGGACGGAAGTGTCAACAAGAAACAGATACGCGAAATAGAAGACCATTGCGTAGGCAAGAGTGCCACAGTCGTTCTCGGGTCTCGATTAGGCGAGGGAGACATTTTCAGCTACTTTCTGGAAAAGTACGGAGTCTTTGACCCAGTCTCAAATCCGAAAGGAGCCGTTCACATTAACTTGTCCGCCATCATTGAGAGCGAAGAAGAAGCCAAGGCTGACATCCTCGGCAGGAAACCTGGACAGAGCATCAATGATGCTAACACCACATTTAGCCCAAAGAATCTACAGGACTTGCGGAAAACAATGGGGGATGTAAAGTTCTCGTGGTTGTACAAAGGGGTGCTCTCCACTGGGTTCGGAGTCTGCTCCGAGGTACCCCCTCTAGATAAGGTCATTATCTCTATTGACCCCTCTTGCTCGCCAGGCAACGCGGATATGACTGGGATTTGTGTGGCTGGATCCACGAAGGAAAAGGACTGTGTGTACGTTCTCGACGCGTACCAGGCCAACTGGGACTTGGAGACTGTTGGCGTAATTGTTTCTCTAGCCGCTAAAGCCTACGGTGTTACAGAAGTTGTTATCGAGTCGTCCATGGCGAGTGAACACTGGAGTCAGTACCTACAGAAGCTAGGCCTACCTGTTCGAGTGAGCAAGGAGAGAGTGGTGGCTAAGGCACTTGCGATCAATCTAATGGTAAAGTCGGGGAAAGTAGCATCCAACTCAGATATACACAACGTGTTGTTTAAAAGTTGGGAGTGCATTGGATCGTACTCAGATATAATGGACGCTATTTTGGTTAGCTTCATGGAACTACTTCCACCTTCTGTTTAATTCCGGTGTAGATTGCGATTCGCAACCGCACAAAAAGTTGCTGTTGTTTCTCAACAGTTAAAATGGCTATTTCACCAACGGATAAAAACACTGCAATAATGCAGGAGCTGCACGGGACTCGTTGTCTCATCACAAGTCCTTCCTCGGACAAGTACCTTGACCAAGCTAAGAAAAGACCCCAGTGTGTGATCCCAGAAGACTCCTACTCTCGGTGGTGTGGCGGGGCCGACGGTTTTGATCTATTCGTAGAAAGGGTTCACGAGTGAGTTGAACGCCACACTTCAGTCAAAAAAAGGGGGGGGGCCAGCGGGTAAAGTCACTCGTAGGGTTTCCCTTTCACAATAAGCTCTACCAAACGTTTCGAAGAGGGAGAAGGATTATGTAGTCCTGGTTATCAACGAAGAATACAAGCTATCCACTGTTGTCAAATCCTCTTATACCATGTTGAAAAGTCGAGACAAGCGCAAGTCACGTCGCGCTGAAACAGCTCAAACGGTCGAACGTTCCTACGGCAGGGGTATGGATGTCATACCCTTCTACTCAAAGTCTGACCGCCAAGAAGATCTTTGGACTTCCTTAAACAAAAATACAGTCACCATAGCTATTGGACCCTCCGGAGTTGGAAAAACTCTTGTGGCTCTTTGGTGGGGTTTGACTGAGATTTCAAAGGGTAATATACAGAAAGTTTACTACATTCGAAGTGATGTAGGATGCTCTCATCAAAGAAGTAGGGGTGCCTTGCCTGGAACGCTTGAGGAAAAGATGAAACCTCTTGTTGGGCCAGTATACGACAATTTGGTTGTAATGACTAAGAGTAGGGGGGCTGCTGACTACTTGGTTGATAAGAAAATTGTAGAGCCCACTCTTCTAGAGGACTTACGGGGAAGATCGCTAAATGAGTGTCTGATTCTTTTTGATGAGGCTCAGAACTCTATGCCCGAAAACGTCAAAACCGTCATTAGTAGGGTTGGAAAAGATTCAAAAGTTATCATTACAGGGGACACTAGACAAATTGACCTCGATGTGTTTAAACCTGAAAACGGACTCTTAGACTGCTACCATCGACTTTCCTCCATTCGGGGTGTAGGGAGAGTTAAGTTTGAAAGGGAAGATATTGTAAGAAATGGGATTATAGCGGAAATCCTGGAGGCTTACGAGGCTTAGTAATTCGTACCTTAGCTAGGTAACACGACTGAGACAAGGGGCCGAAAGGCCCCTCTTTTTTCGGGGCAGGTTGAGGGTAAAATTCATCATAGCCAGCAAAACAATAGCACCGTGATTTGTGCCCCGCCAAAGCCCAGCCCTGAGGCAAAACCATGAGGAGAGACACTCGCTTCCCTCGCCCCGACCGCTTGGCCTTAGAACAAAGCCTGCCACCTGGCTCCCTCAGCCACCCTCAATCCTACGGGGTATGGTCCGTTTTCTTGCAGTGTGACGACCCCTCAGATGTTGCACACAAGTTTCGTTCCTACCGCGACAGCAACCTGTGCACAATCCCCCGCGAACAACTCCGAGCAATGCGAGACACTTTGATTCTTGGTATGAGAGAGTCGAACAAAGCATCAGCAAAACCACTCAAGGAAAAGCAAAAGGGCCGGCATTACGCCGACTACAATAAAGAATGGGTGGAAAAGCCCCGTAATGGAGCCTAACTGTGCTAAAGACCAAGGACAAAATTGAGAAGCTGTACCGCGTACCTTGCGGTCCGATGGACATATCCGCCAACGCTATCTGCCGCCGATCACTTCGAGATCACTTCGACAAATTGCTGGACCGTTTGACCGTTGAGGTTAACCCAAATCCTGCTGCCCCGGCGAAGCTACAAAGCGACCTTGAAGTTACCGCAGATGGACGACTTATTGAAAAGTCTGAAGAGACCCAAGAAGAACGCAAGAGAAAGCTTATCGAGGAAGGAAAGTTCCGCGCCGATGTCCAGTCCGAGATCAAAAAATACCGAGAGAACCTCCAAGGTAACGGGAAATTGCTGCAGGATGTTTCAGGCAAGTACGAATCGATCTAAGGTAGGCGGAGGGTAAAGTTTAGCAGTCCACAAACCATACAATGTCCAACAGAATCAACGGTGACTTTGACTCTGACTCAATTGAGGCGTTCAGAGCCGCCTACGCAGCGCAGATCCTCGAGCCAGAAGACCAAGAGACAGATAAATACACGGGCCTTCCCACTAACCTAGTTCTAAACACTTCGCCATGGATTCAGCACACTGGTCTGTGGAAGGCGAACGACGGGTCAAATAAGGACTTTCAAGCAAATCAAGTTCTTGTACCGGGAGTTGAAGAGCCTGGGGAAGAGCTCTCCGATGAAGAGCTTGAAGAGCTTATTGACCAGCTTCTTGCAGAGGGCGACGATCTTTCTGAGGGCTCACTCGAAGAGGACGACTACGACGATGACGCTTACTTTGACATAGGGGAAGAGGGGGAGCCGGAGCTTACCGACGACGAAGTAGAACGGTTAATTGACGAGCTCTTGAGCGAAGAATCCGAGCTGGATGAGTCGGACGAACTGGAAGAACTGGAAGACGACTATGACGAAGAGCTATCTGACGAAGATATTGACCGCATAGTGGACGAACTCTTGAGCGAAAGCGAAGACGAACTCTTCGAAGACGACCTTGACTCTGACCTTGACTCTGACCTTGACTAAGGGGAACAATCAGTGGGCAACCCTAGGAAAAAATGCACAGCAGGAAAGTCTTGCTCGGCAACTTGCATAAGCAAGGGTTTTAAGTGCGAGAAAAAGTTGCCGGCGTCAGTGAGCGACAGTCTCACACGTAACAGTGAAAAGTTGCTGCACCTTGGGGAGCATGTTGGGGCCAACGTAACTTCCTGGAAAGTTGGGAAAGTTGTTGGCCCCCTGGTATCAAAGTACCTAGAAACTCGCTACGGCATACCCCCAGAAACCACAGAAAAGTTATCAGAGACTATTATTCAAGCGGTGGTTGCCACGGGACTTCACTCTCGACATTTAAGGTCGAGTGAGGACTTTGTAAGGGACCTGCTCACAGAAGCTTCTGCCGCGTTCCTGGGAAAAAGTGCCCACTCGGGTGTGGACAGTTTTCTAACCAGCCAGGAAAGTCGTGAGATCGTCCAACAAGCTTTGCCCCTACTTGCAGGAAAGTTCACTGGTATTGGAGCGGCGTTTGCAGGGTCAAAACTTCCCAAAGTGGCCCAAATTTCGGGCGCCATATCACGAAAGTACAACTCCGACCTTTTGAAGCTTCAGAAGCTTTTTAGAAGCTCTGAGGAGTCCTTTTCTGAGCAGACCGACCAAGCAACCTCAGCTAAGTTTCTCGGAGACCTTTCTCTTCTCTCGGTTTTACTGTCCTTGAACGGGTAAAACTGTTTACTGGCAAAGTGAGCATGACCCAATTCAACGAGAGAGCTCTACTTATTCGAGCATTAGCGGGTATCTTCCTGGTTCAATTTATAATTGTAGGGTATCAAACGTGGTCCTGCCAATCCTATGCAGAACGTGACAAAGACTCCACAAAAGTAACCCTCATCTGTAACAATGCGACCAACACATTTAACGAGACCGGGAAGCTAGCACTCACTACAATTTTAGCACTTTTGGTCCCTTCTTCAGGGCAAAATGTTTCAGAAATAATTTCAACTGTGCGAGGGGGCCGCAAGCGCAAGACCAAACAAGATGACAACCTGGACGAAGAAAGTAAGGTCTAAGGTTCCCGTGGATAAGTAAACCCCGGAGTCCGTTTCTAAGCGAAAAAGAGGGTAAAGTTTAGTATCAACGTAAGACCCCTATGTACGGTGCTAACTTAGACTTTTCGTCTGTAACCCTGCCGGGAGTTGGCGGTTCCATGAACGCGGCTACAGCTATTTCCACAGATAAACTCGAGGAAATGAACCGCACAGGAAAAAAGTGGCGAACCGACAAAGACGGTAATATGTCTTTTCATAACGAAGCTCTCTTGGACGCCAATAAGGCTAGCCGCCTGAAAAAAGAAAACTTGGTTAATCGCGATCGAGACGCTCACGCGGACGGGCAAGCTGCCATGAAAGAGATTTTCGGTCGCAAGCGGGCGAGAATGGAGACATTTCGAGAAATAAAGAGAAAAGAGTATAACTTTGCCGATGACACTGAGCTAATGTCTATGCCTCAGCCCTTCTCACAAGCTACTTGCAAAGGAGTGGGCAAATGCAAGTGTGACTCTTGCAAAGCAGCAGCGAAAAGCGACGCAGACTTTCGAGAGTGGTCCGCGAGTAAAAGGCAGAAGTTGCAGTCCGGAGAGGAGCGGGGAGAGTTTGCTGGGCCCGGTATGTCCTTTCCCGTCGCAAGCGCTCAAGATGTGTCAGCAGCGTGGTCTTCCGTGGGCAGGGCAGCGAACCCTCGCAAAATTATGTCAGAGATTATTCGCATTGCTAAGAAGTACGGCTGGGAGTCGGGTCTCCCTCAAACGGTGAAAGATCGAATGGGACAAGGGGAGTCAGGCTTGCCTTCCCCGGACTTCAGCGAAGAGGCTCCGAGTGCAAGAAGGAGCTCAAGGAAAGCAGCTAGAGCAGCGGTCGAAGCTGGCCAGTCAAGGTTGCCGGAGTAAACATGGGACTTTTTGAAATACCACTCATAATCTGCGGCTGGATTTTCACAGCTGGTCTTGCAGGTGTCGGTGGCACCTTTGTGATTCAAGGTAAGAACGAAAAAAGAGTTCAGTACCTGAGGAACAACGCAGACCAAAAGATAGAACGTCTTATTGAGGAGAACGACAAAAGAATTAACGCTCTGATTGCAGCGAATACCGTTCAAAACGAGAATGTCCTTTCCCACATTAAGAATGTTGAGAAAGCCCTTAACGACATGAGAGCGGAACTTCCTGAGAAGTACACACTGAAGACAGACCACAACCGTCTTGTCGACAAGGTGGAAGAGCTTTCTATGCAGTTTTACAGGCATAGAGAGAACGCTAATAGCTAGGGGTAAAGTTAGGTAGTTAACCACTTACAGAAATGAGTCACTGGGGATCCTTCTCACCGGAAGCTTACAGAGCTTACAAGTACGGGGTTGAAAACCCCAGCAACTTCATGGGAGTTGCTCCAGCATTTGAGAAAGAGCCAGGGAGGGACCCTGACACCTTCTTTATGGGTGAGGACGACGAGGATGACTACGACTCCGACTCTGAATACGAAGACGCTGCCGAAGACGACAGGGAAGTCGAACCGAACGGCAGCATGGCCATTTCTCAGTTGCGATCTATGAGGGACAATATTGAAACTATACTGGAACTGGTTGGGCCTTACACGAATCTGAGTCCGTGGATGGCGGCAAAGTTGGCTGAGGCTGAGAACAGCATGACTTCGGTTGCCGATGCGTTGCAATACGAAGATTGAGACAATGTGGGGATCCTTTGACAATTCATCCTACGCTTCTTTTCGAGAGGCTGCACTGGAAAAGTATGCAGAACAGATAGATAAAAGCTCTCTTGACTGTAACGACCCTCGTGCCACTCCCGGACACCCTACAAAGTCGCACATTGTGAAAGCTTGTTACCCCGGTGCCCCTAAAGGAGGAAAGTTGCTACGATTTGGGCAACAGGGGGTGAAAGGGTCGCCGAAAAAGGAGGGAGAGTCAGAGTCGTACAAGGCTAGACGGCAGTCATTTAAAGCGAGGCATGCTGCTAATATTGCGAAGGGGAAGTCTTCTGGTAGTTATTGGGCCAATTTGGAAAAATGGTAAGTTAAACTAAAGAATTTTCCCTGGACACTTTGGGGGGAATGTAGTTTCTGTAGAGGTGATCCAATGCGACAAAGTTACCGTCAACCCTGTAATGTGGCGCAGGGTAAAACAACTTAGTTGAGCCAAGGGAATGACAGGAGACTTTAGCGTACCCAACGTAGATCACCTCACAGAAGGAGTGCATTACCATGTTGTAGACTGGGACTTTGCGGCGTGTGAATCCGATGAGAAGATGGTATTCGGTTTATGTAGAAAAGTCGGGGGAACCGGGGACAAAGACTTCGACTCATCGAAAAGAAGCAAGCAAGAAGAGCAGCTAAGCAACGAAGCTCAGAAACAAGGTGCCGGGGCGTCAACAAAAGAGCAAGCGTCCGCAGCCAATAAAAAGGCTTTTACGGTTGAGGGGAAGAAGTTCGGCTGGGCCATCAAGGGCGGTAAACCGGTAATTGTAGCCTGGGGATCTGTTGCAGGAGAGGCGAAGGTGCCATCCGCAAAGCAGCCATCCCAGCCACAATCCCCCGCAGTGCAAACAAACAGGATTGAAGGGCTTAAGAAAGCCTTAGCGAGTCAAACCACTGAGAGTGGGCGCCAGGCCATACAGAATCAAATTCGTCAGCTTGGCGGCTAGACCCACAGTAGTGAAGGGTAAAGTTATGTACAACAAGAATCTCTTTTCGCAAGAAGGGAACCCATGAATCCTAACTTCCCTGAGAACGAACTTCGGCTTGAAGGTTTCTCCCACACTCCAACGGACTACTACCGAGGAACTGTGATGGAGCCCTCAGTTACATCTACACTCCGCCCCAGCTTCGGGGAGTACGGCGCTATGGGCGAGCGGCACGAAGCGATATCGAAAGCAATTGCTGACTTGGGCTTTGCCATGAAACTCTCTCGACAGCGTGGAGCGTTTCAAGAACTTCAAAGGCAGATGGCTGCGACAAAGAAACTTGTGAAAGAGCGCGAGGCAATTGACGGCAAAATGGCAACGCTTGACCTGGCTCGAAAGAACACTGACGACCACAATATCGCTGCCGGTATGGAGACTTCCTACTCAGAGCGGATTGACTCTGTGAGTACCCGTATTAGCCGTCTTCAAGAGCTGCTATCCAACTTTAGCGACTTTTAGTCCTTATACTTGCCCTAAGGAAACCAACCGTTAAACGATAAGATGTACTCGCTTCCACAATTTTCTCAACGTCGGCCATGAACGAACTCGACCACTGTTACCTCGAAGCCCTTTCTGAAGCACTGAGAGGTAACCTTAGAGAGGCTTTAGAACTCCGCAATGAAGCGGATGCGTTAGCATCCGAAGGTTTCTCCTTCTCTGAGGACTACGGGAGTAAATACCCATTCATTGAAGAGGCTGTGAACACTTTACTTGATTCGTACGAATTCACTCGATGCGTCCGAGCCGACGGCTCGGCCTATGGTACCCGAGGTAAGTGCAAGAAAGGCACAGAGGCTGGAGCGGCTGACCAGAGGGGTGTAGGTAAGAAGGGTTCCACGAAGGAAAGAAAGGTAGCACGACTTTACGAAGCCCTTAAAGAAAAGAAACTTACGAGTAACGCGACCTGGCGATTAATGCGTCAGGTGCTTGACACTCCCGAGGTTAAAAGCCAGTTTTCAAGTCTAGAAAAGAAAGGCGACGTGGAAGGGGCGAGAGCCCTTTACTCCAAGATTGAAGCTGAAGCTGCGAAAAAAGCGAATGCAAAGGAAGGGAGACTGGCCAAGGGCGACAGTAGGACACATGCCAGTGCGGACAGGGCTCGTGCGTCAGAGAAAGCAGAAAGCAGAAAGAGTCCGATGAAGTTAGGTAAAGAACAGCCACAGGCCGGGAAAGACATATCACCACGAAGAAGAAAAACTACGGCAGAGTATAAAGCAGTCGCGGTACAACTATTTAATCTCCATAAAAATGCCCGGAGAAAAGCGCGAGAAGCGGAACAAGAGCTAAAAAGTGTTGAAAAAGAAACCAAAGGCGACAATAGTCGTGAAGCGAGGCTAAAACGCTCTACTGCAGAGAAAGCTTTTATGAAGGCAGACTCTAACGAAGAAAGAGCTTTGAAGGCCGCAGTCAAAGCAAACTCGTCCTATGTGAAATTACACCGGAAGGACGAACTAGTCAAGATGAGTCCCCAACAAAAAGCCGCTGAAAAGGAGATTGATAAAATAATACAGGAACGTGGTTGAGCCTAATGAGACGCTGCACCAAGGGAAAGAGCTGTGGAGGTACCTGCATTAGCCGCGAGACTAAGTGCAGAGCCTCCTTGACCCATAAACTATCCCACCAAGTAGAAAACTTACAGGGGTCATTAGCAGGCAAAGTTGCTAAGAACGGCGAAACAAACCCGCTGGTCAAGGACCTTATTGAGGCGTTAGCGTCCAACTCAAAGGTCAGGGTAGGTAATGACTTCCCCTCGTTAAAGCGGGAGGCAGAGCGCCAGCTTGCTGAGCTGCGCAGTAAAGAGTATATGACGGACGAGGAAATAAATAGGGCCACGAAAGTTGAAAAGGCACTCTTTGACACATGGGCCAAGCACACCAGGGCGGATCGCCCAGCTATTCAAGAACGTCAAAATGCACTCGAATTCGACTCCGAGTTTACACCAACCCTAAAGTTAGGGGGTAGCTACGACTGGAAACAGTCGTACGAATCAGGATCAAAGGGGTTAGGATCAGGTTTGTACGGAGCGGTAATTGCATCCAAACCACCCCCGTCAGTAGTCGTGAAAAGAGGGGAGGTGGGGGAAAATGAAGTGAGAATTCTTGAGAAATTAAGTGGAAAGGATATAACCCCCAAGCTAATCTCGGCTGAGATGAATAAGTCTGCTGAGTTCAACAACGCTGGGTACTACCCTGGAAGAATAGCAATGTCTCGTGTAAAGGGTAAGCCAGCCGAAGACTTTGACTCTTACGAAAGCCCAGTTGGAAACACAACTGTGGGTGACTCTTACTACGCTCTACGAAAGAAGCTCCATGAGCAAGGTGTTGCCCATAATGACGCCCACGTAGGAAACGTAATTATCGATGACAAGGGAAAAGCCCGTTTTGTTGACTTCGGTGTTTCACAGGACGACCCTCGTGCCGCCCTCTCAGAGGCCATCGGAGTTTTGTCGGTGAGGTACTTACTGCCCCCTGGTGCAATGCTCAGAAAGCCACTCAATGAAAACTCAGGGGATTATCAGGCACGAGACAACAAGCAGTTTTACTTGCCACCATCCGCTACAGTTACTCCGAAGGGAACTACCCCCCAAACGAACCTCGGGAAGATTATACGTAACCGAATCAAAGTTTACTCCGAGATGGAAAAGCTTGGTCTTAACAAAGACGATATTGCTGAAGTGGTGACCCACAGTTTAGACCAACCGCTCAGCTCTTACAATAAAGGTGCCTGGGGTAAGATCAGCAAAGACGACGCTGCAAGGCTTATTTCCATACTTTACGAAGGGGTTAGTTAATGGACAAAGACCAAAAGTACCTCGACCTCATGTCACTCTACAAAAGGGTAAGGAGAAACCCAAGCGAAAGAGATCGTGCTCGGGATATTTTAAACACAGCTATGAAACTTGGGAAACGCGGAGTAAGCCCTGAAGCAAAAGAGGCAGCGAGGTACATCTAAGGGGGTAAAAGTAGGGGTGCCTCTGCACACAGTCTTAAGCTCTTTAGCAAATGCCAGCCAAAGCCAAACGAATAGTTCTGAAGCGTTCTTCAATCGCCGGAAAGAGACCGAGTGCGTCTCACCTTCCGCCAGGCGAAGTGGGTCTAAACACAAACAGCGAAGAACCAGGGCTTTTCTTCTCAGTTACCGACGGTCAAGTAATTAAAGTTGGGCCCCCCTCAGTTCTACCCCTTCCTCCTACGAACCTCCCGGAAAAGGGTGAGTTGTGGTTCGACACCGAGGACGGCACACTCAATGTAGGGGACGCAACGAGTCAGTGGCGCACGGTGTCCGCTCCTTTCCTCGGTGGTGGGGGGAGCATAGTGTTTGTTGCTCCCGAGTTTAAGTACTCTACTGACTCGCTCAGGAATGACGGCCAAGCCCTGCCGTTTCAGACTTTGTCCCGAGCAATACTTGAGCTTTCAAAGATATACATAAGCCGCGTTTTAGCTGGTTTCTCCACTTCGAACGAAAGCAATCGCTACACAATCCTCCTGTCTTCCTCCATAGTAACAGCCAACAATGGCCCCGGTGTTAGCCTCGACGATTTCACTGTAAATTTCTCGTCGGCAACCAACAAAGTTACAACGGCACAACTACAACAGTTTAACCCTTTAAGCGGTGGGATTATCGTCCCATTCGGTATATCCATCATCGGGCTCGACTTGAAAAAGTGCGTGGTCTCCCCCGCATTTGTTCCGTCATATTTCAACCCGGCATTTCCTGCAGCTTACCAAGGAATTGACCAACCCCTCAGCTCAATTTTCAAGTGCGGCGGAAACGCTCTCGCCGAGTCGTTCTCCGTTGTTGACAAGTTGTCATCAAGAACGGTTATTTCAATCACAGAGGAAAATGGACTAGCGGTTTTCGCCTCCGAGAGATCACACGGACATTTCTTCAATGATGTGGTCTCCGTGAGCTTCGAGCCAACTGTTGACCAGAGCACCGGGACTTTCACTGCAGGGACCTACTATGTTGTTCCCCTTGATACCTACCGTTTTCACCTATCTTTCGGATCTCAGACGGAGACCCCCGCTGCGGAGTACATCCCTTTCTCATCCTTACCGACATTCAGCGACAAAACAACACCGAAGCTTCGGGTGGAAAACACTTTAAAGTCTGCCCACAGGTTAAAGGTGTTTGAAAACGCAACTCTGCTTGAGATTGGGGAGTACTTTACGAAAGTTCAGAAAGCCTTTCCCGACTTCTTTGGTGGAAAAGTTACAAAGGGAATGTCTCTCGTAAATAGCGGAGACTACACAATCGTGGGCCCGGTTGGAACCTACCCCAACAACGAGGACTCAAACACTACGAGAAACTCATCTTTCTACGCAAAAGACATTGTACTCAGGTCTGACTATGGCATGAACTGGGGAGACTTCGACGGGGAGACTGTTTCTGGATTTAAGTCAGTAATTGTAAACTCCTGCACAGCGGTATCGCTGCAGAACGATCCGTGTGTGTACGAAATTTACACAACCCTCGTAAACCCGGCCACGAAGCTACCAGAGCAAAAGTGGTGGAACTTAACTGAGGCAAAGTTTCTGTCAACCCCTGTAGAGCTTCGCCCCTCTTCTCTATCAAATGTTCCAGAGAAAGATCAGCTTTCATTGTTAAACTCCACTCCCGTAAATAACATACGGTATTACTACAAGAGCCTCACAGAGCCAGGCGGCAAAAGCATAGGAATTGTAGACATCGAAAGGGACTTTCGACACTTCGGGTTCCGCGTCAGGAATGGGGCTCACGGTCAGTTTCAATCTGTGTACAGTATCGGCCCTGCAATTGGGGTCTGGGCGCTCAACGGCGGAACCTGCAGCCTAACAAATAGCACGACGAACTTTGGCTCGGTCGCGTTTAAGTCTGAGGGTTTCCTTGGAATCAACACAATCGGAGGTGCAAAACCGAACGGAAAAGGATTCGTTCTTGAAGGGGTTCAAAGGCCATTGGCCCTGCTTAAGTCTCAGGTAGAGAACCCAGACAATAAGAGAATACTTTCCCTTGGGGGAAAGATTAAGGCGATTTACATTGACCCCGAGGACCCGAACACGCAAATACTAGAGCTGAGCTCAGACTTTTCCCCGTGTCACTTACTTCCTTACTCCTTAGGGCCGGGGACAGCACTCTGGGTTGAAACTGAGTCCTGTACCTACCGTGGATTTTTCGCCACAGACGGCGGACCCACAGTTGTCACCGGGCTTGGCGACCCTGTAAACTTTGCCAAGATTCGCTTAAGGTCCTCGGATAGTACAATACCAAACGACGAGGGACTACTACCCATTCTCGGTGTTCCGTACATTCGTAGGTTCACTGACCCGAGACAAGACTTTGAGCGGTCGTACAGCTTATACGTGAGGAACACCCTTCCGAACGCTATCGCCCCCCAAGTTGGATCGGTACTAAGGTTAAACCAAACCAGCCAACAACAGGGTTCAATTTCGCTAAGACCGAATGTTCAATTTGACCCAGGAATTCTAGGGGGTTGGGGAAGACTATTCACAGTTGATGCTACGGAGACAGGTGGACAAGGGTCTTCTCCACAGTTTAACTACGTCATTGGGGATAGCAACCAAGATCTAACTTACTATGTAGCAATCACCGCAACAGACTACAGTCGCCCATGGGGACAGGGGGCCGACTTCAATCTTCCTTCGGGTTCGTACACGACATACAGAAACAGAAACTGGTACACAGCCGAGAATAACCTGTGGACCTGCGTGTATTACGGCGAGGCTTCAAGCTTTACGGACAGCTTCGGGCCTTTCTCTGTGGCCCCGATCGAGACCTGCTCGCCGTTCGTTGACACAAGTGTTCTGGAAAAACAAGAAAAAGTCTCAGAAACTTTTCAAGGTTCTTACGCAGTCGACTCTTACCTGAGCACAGAAGGGTATGCAGATCAGACCTACTTTAGAGGGGCTACAGAACCCTACCCTACCTACTCTTCTCAGGATGTTTACGACGGAGACGACAGCACAGAGAGTATGGGACTGTGCCTAAAGGACTTAGCGGATGGCGCAGTTACCTACACGGTCTCTACGTTGACCGAGGTGCAGCTGAAACAAGACGCCACCTTGACTCCTCTACCAAAGAGGTACCGACCCTCAATAGTGGAGTTTTCCGTATTATCCTCAGTTGAAATCGAGAACCCGCGTCAAACTGCGTCAGTAATTCAACTGAGCTCTTCTTCAGGAGTTGAATACATTCGAGTAATAAGCTTGAACGGAACAGTTGTTCGAGGACTACGCCTAACTTACGAGAATAGCTATTACCCCACGACACTTCCGGGAAACAACTGGCCGCAGCAAACCACAGTAACAGTGTGTAGCGCAAATCCCCTGCCTCAACCCGAGCTATACGACCCGGACTGGATCAGCACCAAGAGAGCAATTTACCGTTTTTTCGAAGTCATGGGGTACTCAAAAGGCGTTCTAAAACCACTTTTAACCCCGAAGTACTGGGGCGAACGGCTGATGTCAATTTCATCCCTTTCTGGGAATCTACCGACAAACGGCTACTCTCTTACTGTGGACAAGTGGCCTCTAGAGTTTAATCAACCTTCAGTAATAACTGCAAACACTCACACGTGGGCTTACGCAGGCTACTACAACTACTCTCGTGGACTTCCTGAGTTTCAGAGCAATGACTTCACTCGAAAACTGGCTACCGACTACCAAGCCACAACCACCTGGAGCGGAAGACTCACTGTGATGGGAGTGAACGATAAGGGGGAAATTGTTCAGTTTGGTCCACAGCGTCAGGCACTAACAGCGAACTTCTACGAGTATTCTACTCCGACAAATAACCCTAGCAACCAACAAATCTACGAAGAGCAACCATATGTTGAGTTTCCTTCACAAGTTGTTGTATACTCTGCCGACGATATTTCACCTGAGTTCAACGGGTCACGTTCAACCTTCGACTTAACTCGTAGTGGCTTAGCGATACCACCAGATCAGCTGTCCGCAGAGTCTTTATTCGTAACCCTTGGGGCTTCCGTTCAAAAACCGGGTGTAAACTACTCACTGGTTGGAAATAGGATTCAGTTCGCAACGTCCCCTGCCGCAGGTTTGTCCTGCAATATTCGAGTTGTAACTAGTGTTGACTCAAGCCGCACTTTGACTATCGCGTCTTTGAGCTTTACTGAACCCTGTGACGGCGCAAGAACAAACTTCACGGCCACAATACCCGGCGACCCGAACTCATTGTCCTCCTTGGAAATAACTGCCAATAATACATTTGTCTTTTTGGGGGGAGTGCTTCAAGTTCCTCTATCTGCTGTAAACCCTTCTTCACCTTTCTCATACTCCGTGGAAAGGATGTCTCCGACAACTGTCCAGTTTACCTTCACAGGGGTTCCCCCTGAGGGGAGCACCATTGATGTAAGGTCTGTCTGCTCTGGCCCATATTGGTCCCTCCGGTCCACTTTCCCGGTCGAAGTTTACTCTTTGGATGATATCAGTAGTGAGTTTAACGGGGCTAAGACTTCTTTCACGCTTAGGTACGGCGGAAAGAGAGTGGACGCGTTGACAGTGAATGACGGAAACCTTCTACTGAGCTTGGGTGGCGCGGTTCAGCTACCTCGTGTTTCATACACAATAGAAAACTCGGTCCTAACCTTCTTAGATCCTGCTGACGCACCACAACCCGGAACCATCGTAAACCTACGAGTCATAGCTAACGCTGAGTTTATCTTCTGTCCTAGCCAAGGCAAGTACGGGAGTAGTTTCTTAAGATGGGGTCCGGGAATCGTGCTATCCGTAGCAAACGAGATCGGGGCGTTATGACTAGGGTAAAACTGCTTATATGTGTTAGTTCTGAACAGTGGCATTAACCCGAGCACAACTACTCATGGGGGACAGTGGCAAAGGCGCTGTTTTACCTGGACAACCTCAAGGGGTGAAGGAAGGCTCCGGCGTTACAATCGGGCTGGACGGAACTATCTCGTTCAATGCTGCGAGTGCAACAGGGGTCATTAAGACCAACAACCCGAGCGCCTTTAACTCTTATGTTTGGCCAGCAGCCCCCGTAACCGGTGGTCAGCTTACAATTGGCGTCAACGGTGTATTATCGTGGGTTGTAAGGAATCCTGGATTTGGGCTAGACCTAGAGGGAACGGCCATAAAAGTTTCTCTTCCGTTTGGAACAGTTGGGAATGCTCCGGACATCGGTACAAACGAAGACGAAGCAATGACTGGAAGTTTGTACTGGAATAGTGAGAGTGAGCAGCTGTTTATTTGTACAGGGACATCGTGGGTCCCTGCTTCATACGGTCCCGCAGACCTTAATAAGGAATTTCTCACAGGTACCTTCACGTTATACGTAAACCCCCAAATAGGTAGCGATGTTTATGTTGCGGGCGTATACGACGGGACTGTTGTGCCCGTTATCACCAACCAAATGACAGTTGCGGGGTACACACCCCAGAAGCCTTTCAAAACCCTGCAGAGAGCCGCTCTCGAAGTTGCCCGTTTCCAGGCGGGCATGCAACCGGACTCGTTAGCATTTGATCGCTTTGTTATTAGGTGTTCGGCTGGAGAAAATGTAGTTGACGGGACACCGGGAAGCGCCACAGTTAGCCCGTGGGTTAGTGGTACGACTCCAACAGAGTCTCAGTTAAGGGCAATGAATAGCGACTCTTACGCTGGCGTTATACTCCCCAGAGGTGTGTCCGTCATTGGCGAGGACCTAAGAAAGACTGTAATTCGGCCAGGCTATGTTCCAGATAAGTCCGGAAATATTGATACGGACAGAGGATCAATTCTTCGCATCACAGGTGGAGGATTCTTCTTCAATTTCACTTTCAAGGATAAGCTCGGTTTAGCAGCTAGCCACCACTTGCTCGATTGTTTCTCGTTCGCTTCAGACGCAGACCTAACTGCTTACTACTCCAAAGTACGGACGATCTTCGGTCAAACCAACCCGAACCTACCTGTAAACCCTGGTGAGTCTGAGATTGTTGCGCCGAAGCCCCCTGGACTTCCTGAGGAAAACACAGATGGGGTTATAGGGTCGTCCCCCTATATATTTAACTGTTCGGTAAGGTCCCGGTACGGCCTCTGCGGAGTTTACGCGGATGGAAACGAAGTGACCGGGTTTAAGTCCGTAGTGACTTCCCAGTTCACCGGCGTTAGCTTGCAGAGGGACTTGTACTGCTGGCAAAGATACAACTCCTCTACTAAAGTTTGGGGTAATACAATATCCAATTACGACAGCTTTATTGCGCTAAATCCCAACAATACTCGAATGGACCCCTCAAGGGTGTCCTTCCACATTAAGGCGGTTAATGGTGCGTTCATTCAAGAGGTTTCTGTTTTTGCGATTGGACAAGGGATTCACCATTGGGTGAAGAACGGAGCTGAGATCTCGGTCACAAACTCAAACAGCTCTTTCGGGGGTTGTGCAGCTTTGGCGGAGGGCTACAAGTCTGAGGCATTCCCGCAGGACACCAACTGGAACGTGGCTACGATAAACGTGGCTACAAATATGACAGACCAAACAACGGTAGTTAACAATATTCCCCTAGGGGTTATAGCTACGGGGGTGGCTGACGACGCCACCGTATTGATTTTGACTCAACCCCTTATTGAGTCAGAGATTTACCTAGGGGTTCCTCAAGTCTTGGCGTCCAAGAACTACACTCTAAAGGGTGGTAGTTACCTGTGGATTGAGAATCCTAACGGACCAGACTGGAGAGCACCTTTAGCCTCTTCACCGTGGGTATCAACAACTCCTGGAAACCTTCAGGTGTCAGCTCGAATGCAAAACCAGGACGGCGACTACCCTGGGGTTGATGGAGCTAGTTTGGTTGGGAATAAAGTTTATATACGTAGACTCGTGGATAATCGTTCCTTGAGTCAAAGACGCTACAGCCTCAACGTTACAAACACAGACAGCAATACTCGAACACCGCCGAGAGACTATGTAGTTCAAACTACTGTGAGTTCCGGCAGCGGAACCGTGGATCTTATCCCAGACTCGGGAATGGTCCTTATAAACAAGTCTGGCCCCATACCGATCGGGTCAGATCCAGTTGTTAAGAAAGCCCAGATCATTCTTCAAAGGGCAAATCCATCGAACGCTTGGACATCTGGAGGGTACTACCGATCCGGCGAAACTGTAAAGTATCAAAATAAGCACTTTACATGCGTAGTTAAAAACTCAGACACTTCTTTCAACGCGGATAAGTGGAGTGAGTCGTATGTCCACATGCCGTCGGACTTCAACGCCTACGACTTTTTCACTAACGTAGCACCGGTAATTTACTTTGACAACGACACAGACGGTGTTCAACCCTCCATAAATTGCGGGTACAATCTAGCAACTTGCTGGTCGACTGATAGTGCAATTTCGGCACAGTACAGAACTTCTACAGACTACAGAGGTGTCTACGAGTTCCTACTTGGAATTGGCTTCACAGAAGTGCAAGCTACGTCAATCTTACTACCGGTGGCCACTGTTGACAGGGACTTAAATCCTGGATCCAGCTCGGACATGAAAGGGTTCACCCCGGACGGTGCTGCAAACTTACTCGCAAACTGGCCCATTGAGTTTAGACGCCCTTCTGTGCTACGCGTGTTTGGCCATGCTTGGGAGTGGGCTGGCTTTCTAAATTATACGAAAGCACTACCGGAGTACCAAGGGGACCTTTCGCCACAGAATCAATTCACATACTACTTCACCAACCAGCTCGGCGGAAGAGTGTATGCTACTGGTTTTAATCAGGAGGGTTATTTTGTAACCGCAGCAGGGTTAACTGATCTAAGCACAGGGGCAATTACCAGTATAACAGATATTGGTAACCCATTCGCCGGAATAGACATTCCCACCTACTACCCTCAGCTTACGGTTGATAATCTAAACGTAACAACTACTCTTGAGTTCACTTCAGGGTGCTCTGTTTCGGGTGCCCCAGTATTTTCCCCGGAGTGGTACACGAACTTTAGAACAGCGACAGAAACTTTACCAGGGTTAGTGAACCTGTCAGCCATTACGAGTGTAGGTTTTCCCGCCGGGACCCGTATAGCCTTCAATAACGCCTCACCACCTACCGGGTGGGTGACTGTGACAAACTCCACTCATAATAACGCAACGATTCGAATTCTAAACTCGTCCGGGGGCGGGACAGGGGGGTCTACAGCATTCACTGATGTGTTCACAGGGACGCGTAGTTCAAGTATTAACCTAAGCTCCAGCGGCTTTGTGAACAGTCACACACTGTCTATAGCAGAACTAGCCTCTCACACTCACGGTTTCACTGGGGCATTTGAATCCGACACGTCACAGGACGGTCCAAACGACCGAGAGTTTATCAACCAAAGTTCTACAACCGACGCTACAGGTTCCAGCTTTGAGCACAGCCATGGGTTCACAAATGCTTCCTACTCAATGGGGGGTATGAACTTTAGCGTGAAGTATGTAGACTTTATCGTGGCTCAAAAAAGTTAATCAAGTTACTTGAAAATCATGAAAAAAGGAAACCACTGCCCACTTATTCGAAAAGAATGCATTGAAAATAAATGTGCTTGGTACTGCCAAGCGAGAGGTGTGAACCCGAACACGGGTCTTGAGGTATCTGAGTGGCAATGTGCTGTGAACCTCCTTCCGGTTCTTTTAATTGAAAATTCGTATCAGCAGAGGCAAACCTCCGCGTCTGTTCAAAGTTTCCGAAATGAATCAGTGGAAAGATCGGACTTACTGAATACGATTCTACTGCAAGCTTCTCAGGGGCACTCACGCAGAGACTCAATCCAGCCTGTGGACCTGAAAGAGCTTTCACCAGGGTAAAGTCCCTTAGCACCTTAACAAAATGTCTAAGATTACAATCGTCCCAATTGATAGAGTAGTAGTTCTCAACGGTATCGTAGCCTCGGGAGTTGACATGACTTCCGTTGACCCTGCTATACACGCTATACAGTTTAACACTGAAAGCTCGGAGGGGACCGTAGAGTACAAAGGGGACCCGACCAAAGGAGTCACACCCTACGTAGAAGTCATAGCAAGTATTGAGCCGTGGGAGATTCTAATCGCAGAAGCTGAAGAGATTAACTTCTGCAAGCGAAACCCTAAAACCTTCTACAACACCGTCCCCCCCGTGGGAAGGAAAATTGTAGTTTCTGAGAGGGGTTGGCCTCAACCGAGAAACACAACTGAAAAACCGCCCACGGACCAGCCCCACTTAAACACATCCCTTTATTGGGATGGCTCTGACTATGTTTGGTCTGTTTTTCCACTTGACTTGTCTCTACTTGACGCACAAAACTTTGTAGCAGACGGGATAAGCGAGAAAACTTATTCCTTGTTACAACCATCCGATTGGATGGTGGTTCGTCAGACTGAAACTGGAAAGGATACTCCTGAAGATTGGGGCACTTGGAGAGAAGCTGTAAGAGAAGAGTCAAAGGTTAAGCGAAGGCTAACCTTCGAAAAAGAGGACTTGGCATCGTTAAGCGACTATTGCAATAGCACGGAGTTTCACTCTTGGCCCATTTCCCCTTCCGCCTAGGCCATGATCACAAAAATACAAATTTTAAGGAGTCTAGAAGAACAGAAACGCCCTAACCCTGAGGCTCTCTCCCAGGGCCAATTGGCTGTGAACATTGACCCTGCAGAGCCAGGCTTATACTTCGCAGACACTGACGGCAATCTTCGAAAGATCGGCCCGTGTCATGTTGGGCCAGAACCACCAAACTTTGGTGTGCCACCTTCGTATTTCAGTGGAAACTGTGTCGGGGAAATGTGGTATGACACAACCGAGGGGTCACTCAATATCTGGGACGGGTACGTATGGCTCGCCATACAAGGCGGGGGGACATCCCCAGGAACAATTGGGGCGACGGGGCCTGCAGGGGCCACTGGTGCCGCTGGTCCTACAGGTGTGGGGGCTTCTGGCGCAAATGGTGCGACGGGTGCGACGGGTCCGATCGGGGCGACTGGAGTGGGAGTTACCGGGGCGACTGGAGTGGGAACTTCTGGCGCGACGGGTCCGATCGGGGCAACGGGTGCGGGAGTTACCGGGGCGACTGGAGTGGGAACTTCTGGCGCGACGGGGGCAACTGGGGCTGTGGGTGCCACCGGTGCAGGTGTGACTGGGGCAACTGGGGCTAAAGGTGCCACCGGTGCATCTGGGGTTGGGGTGCCTGGGGCCACAGGAGCCACAGGAGCTGTCGGGGCGACAGGCCCCGTAGGATCCCTACGTGTGAATACTACTTACACTACCAGTGTTTTGAGCGGGCAGGGTGACACGGAAGACTTCACACTTGGACTGGGCAGGCTTTCAGAGTTAGTCGCCGTTCAAGTGTCTGAACCAGCTTGGATTCGAATGTACCGGTCAAGCGCACAAAGATCAGCAGACCCCCGATCAGAGCCAGGCGGTACTTTGCAGTCTGTTATAAACCTCGGAGACAACAAGCCCTACTCGGAAAATGTTACAACCTTGACGCCCGAGACAATTATTCAAAACCCTGTTCCTCTTCTACAAGGGGACTCAAACGGCCTTGTTTACGTTAGACTCATTAAACGTAGCGTAGGGTCAAGCGCAATAACCTTAACCACAACAACTCATCCTCAGGAGGACTAACAATTATGGCCGTTACGAAACAACCACTCGCCGCCGTTGCGCCTTGGACAATCATTCAAGTCACAGATGTAGTACGAGATGCCTTTATTGGCGCCGGGTTAATGGCAGCCTGGCATGATTCTTTTACATCTGGAGGTAGAGAGCACCGAGTTTTAGAGATTATATACGATGGTTCCAAAACTTATGGAAAAACTTATTACTGGTTCACATTTGATGGAACCGGAATTTGGGTTAGGACTAGCACTGGATGGAACACGACAGCCAAGATTCCAGCGGGTGTTGGTGGCGTTGGTACGCAGTACGTTGATTGGCATGATACTAATACAGCGGGAATATCGGGTGCATTTTCACTATTAGCAATATCCACATCAATCAGCTTCTCTACTACTCGTTACACGTCAAGTGGTAGAAGCTTTTTTGTTTTTCGTACAGGTACATCTTATATTACCTTTACAATCGACCCCCCGGCTACAACCTTTAGGGGGTTTTACGACCTAAATTTAGGTTACCATAGTGGGTTATATCGTATTGAAGCAGGCTCTAGAGCAGTTGATGTCCGATCCATTCACCGTAATAGAAGGGAGCTTCTTCTTGGTTCCAGTCTAAACAACTCTAGCTTAGGCGGAGGCGCTAATTCCCAGGTAAATTGCAGTATTTATAGTATTCCAACTAATTTTGGAACATCTAACAGTGCATCTCTCCCGGATAACGGGTTTGTACTTCCCGGTTGGACAACAGCCGCCAATCCAAGTGCAGGTTCTAATTTTAATCCAGTTTTCAACGGAATTCGACTCACGAGTATTCATGCAACAGATCTACCGGTAGACTTCGGCATCTCGTCTATCAAAAATAGCAACATCTTGGCAATACAAGACAATGCAACAGTAAGTGCTGGCGTAGAAGAATATGAAATACTAACATTCCACAACGCCGGAATCACCAACTCGATCACTAGCAACCCCGTATTCCTCGCCCGTACAGTAGGATGAGCATAACCACGGCACAGAGTATATCCGGAGCATTATGGAATAGCGGATCTATTGCGGGGTCAATTATTCTCCTACGAGAACTTGGTCCCCAATCATCAGTATCTCCAGCAGGATTTACCACACAAATTAGCGGGGTTAACCCCGTGACACCCAATATTGGAAACGCCGGGGGCATCAACTTTGTTACAGCCGGGTTCGACCCAGTTGTTGTCGCCGCTCTTCAAGTTGTACTAAGATCCACAGGTCAAATATGGCCGGTAGGCTTTAGCTAACACTGCCCCGTGGCCCCCCAAAGGGTATAACTTACAATAAGAGTCGAAAACCCCAAGGAGAATATGTCTCAAACCACCCTGGTTCTGCGAAGTACCGACGAGAAGAAAAGACCTGACCCAATTACTTTGCAGGACGGGCAGCTGGCTGCGAACATAGGTACTGAAGAGCCGGGTTTGTACTTTGCAGACATTGAAGGCAACCTTATAAAAGTTGGCCCGTGTCATGTTGGGCCAGAACCACCAAACTTTGGTGTTTCAGCCCCATACTTCCTGGGCCTATGCTTGGGAGAGCTTTGGTACGACACTGTCGCAGAAAATTTTAAGGTTTGGAGCGGAACTAGCTGGCTCTCGTCCGAGCAAAGACTAAGCCTGGCATCTCAAACAGACGAACTATTCAGCCTTAGCGATGAGACATCCAACTTAACAGTTGGAACACGCCTAAAACTCCCGTACTGGCCCAGGGCCACGGTGCTTACAAGTCTTCCGGTCTGGGCGGTTGGGACACCACCTGCGGGTGCTTCCTTGCAGTTTGACATCAGGGTTAACGGCGTCTCAGTATACACAACTCTACCAACGATTGCAATTGGGTCCACAAACTCGACAGCTACGCCTGGGGCATTCTCAACAGCTTTTACAACTGGGGGGTTCACCATAGCGACGGGATCCCTAGTGACCTTCTTGATAACTCGTGTGGGAAGTACAGTTGCGGGGGCGTGTTTGAAAGTTGTGTTGTACACACGAAAGGTGTAATAGCCCTTATTGCTCGTCTACGTGGGCGTTCAAAGTGCCGAGTTAGCTAGACCCCCTTAAAAGTCCAGGGAAAGATCTTCCGCGTCACATTTGGAGAAAGATCCAAGAACTTCCTCAGAAGTTTTATAACCCTCGCACCCCTTAGACCGATTAGCCGAGGAACACACCAAAGAGAAATTAGCCTTTGCAAGGTGATAGCTTTTCCACTCTTTCCACAAGGCTTTGTCCTTAAACTCCTTCGCCGTGGGTGGGCCCACCAGGAAAATATCCACGTAGGTCAACGAGTTTAGTTTAACGAACGAGTCTGCAATTTCAGCAAAAGACAAACCCACGTGGTCCACGTCGGTTTTCATGCCCCTTCTTAGGTTCTTTCCTGTCAGGTAACAAGTTGCCGGAAGACATACAGAGTCCCGAAAGTCCTTCAGCTGTTGAGAAACCCCGCCCCTCATGGCCGCCTTCACAGCATTAAAATGTTTCTCCTCTAAGCTTGCGCTTGTTGCGATTTTCTTCGGAGGGTACAAAAAGTCGATAAGTTTCTTCTTGGGTATCGGTTGCTTGGAGCCGCCTCTTTCGAGGCTTAGCATTTTCACTCTCATACCTCCGGCGATATCTACATTCCTAAGATAGAGCTTAACTTCAGGGTCTGTAGACAACTTTTCCCACGTAGGTGTGACTCGGCACGACCTTAGAACGAAGTCTTTCGGTTCACCGATAATCTGGGAATTTACTCGGTGGTTCTCTATAATTCTACTCAGTTTATCTGTGTAATCTTTTTTGGTTAGTCCGAATGTTTGTTTGCCGAGTGTGTCGCTCATCGAGTAGGTTCGTGTAAGAAGCTTTACCCTTGGCTTAACAGCGCTAAACTCCAAGTAGAAACAACTCACTAAATGTGATAGATGAAACCTCAGTAATACGGCAGCGAGGCGATCTAAAGTACCTAGTAGGAACTGAGGTTGAGTGCTCAGGTAGAGTGAAAGAGTTTCGACCCCATGTGAAGAGAAAAGATCTTGATTCTCTGTGCCTTGTCAACGTTTTTGTAACCCCTTTGCCCCTGGGGGAGTCTATATACCTTGATCACTTATGGGTATTGAAAAAGCAGTTTAAAGTAGTGGGAAGTGTACCACAGAAAAACGAGCGTATACACTTCATCGGCAAAGTTTACTCCTACAAGAGGGTAGGAGGGAAGTCAATTGACAGGGGCTTATTTGGACTCGAAGACTTTGGAATCCTACCATTAACTCTCACTGAAGACTATGAAAATTGAAGTCGAAAGCCACGACCACGACGGACGAACTTACTTTGAGTTTGTTCTGCAAGACGGACCGGGAAACCGAGAGAGAGTCCGAGGCTACGCAACTGACCTAATCGTTGCTTTCACGAAGGTGATAGAATGGCACGAAAGGATCGATAGGGAGTACCGTGACGCCCAGGGTTTACCTCCCTTGGAGGCAACCTACAATGAAGCTGAAGCGGACGACCCCGCCTTAGAAACTTACCTAAACAGTGAAACCAACAGAGTTAGAGTTTAAAGAGCTCAAGCGAAAATCGTCAGAATGGGCGAAAGAGCGCCTTGCTGATACAAAAACCGTAGTCATCGACTGCGAAACCACGGGAATTCTGAGAAACGACCCCACAACGGAAATTGTTCAACTCACTGTAACAAACACCGCTATGCGACCGTTGTTTTCCATGCTGATAAAACCCGCTCAGCCAATGAGCGACCAGCTAGTTGGGATACACGGTATATCCAACGACATGGTTAGTGAGAGCCCTGTCTTCCCTCAAGTTGCAAAGCTAATATCCTTTGTACTCGAAAACAAGCACGTTGTAGCGTATAACGCAGACTTTGACATTGCCCTTTTAGTACACTTGTATAAGAAGTATAACATGGCGGTTCCCAAATTTTCGGGGGCGAGTTGTTGCATGGACAGGTACTCAGAGTGGAGGGGTGAGTGGAACGAAAGCAAGGGCGGTGTGCGCTGGCAGAAACTTCCAAACTTGTCCGGGTTGCCCGCACACGACGCCCTTGCAGATTGCATATCTACCGTCCGTATTATGGATCTCATGGCGAAAGGTTTAGACCTTGCCGCATTAAGCTCTGACGAAATTTCTCTCGACTTTTGAATACAATGTTTGGTACAATTACCTTTCTCTACGAGCCTTCCACCGAGGGGTTCCCAGCTTTCATTGACGCCGAAGATCCATCCGACCCACGAGTATCTATACAGTTTTCGTCTGAGGCGGACCTTAGCGAAATGATTGAGAATTTTGAGCGGTTCTTGAGAGCAATAGGATACCCGTTAGACTACGACGAGTTTCTTGCATTGTCCTCTGGTGAAGAGTCACAAAGGGGGAATGAGCCCGTGGAACACCCTGTTTTCAGTGTTCAAGACCCTGTTATTAAGATCAATGACTCCACTGCCGTAGCCAATAAGGCTGAGATTGTCGCGGGGATTGCTGATAGACTCGAAGCCCGTCTAACCTCACAGGGAGCTTCTTGACATGGAGAATAACAATCCGTGGTTCATCGAAGGCTCCAGCAAATCTCGCCTTGTAAGCACCACTCCCCAAGGGGAGGAGCTGATAGCATACATCGCACGAGTAACGAGCAAAGACCAGAGCAACCCTAAAATTGAGCATCTGCTCAAGTACTGTGCGAAAGAGGGTCACTGGAGCGTGTTTGACCAGGCCGACCTCACTGTGGAAGTTGTAACACCGCTTGCAATTTCTGTCCAGGTACTTAGACATAGTTCGTTCAAGTTTCAGCAGTTTTCGGGGAGGTATGAGAACCAAGAAATGATGCGTAAGCATACGGAAGACTTACCAACATTCAAGGATCTCTTCTACATGCCTGAGCAAGCGCGGTTGCAAGACACCAAGAACCGACAAAACAGTTTTGTAGCCGAGGACCCCAGCCTCACAGACTTTATGTTGGCTGAGTTTGAGTTTGCGTATAAAGCAGCGCTCCAGTCCTACACAAACCTTCTGGACAAGGGCATCGCAAAAGAGATGGCCCGATTTGTGCTACCAGAAGGGGTCTACACTCGCATGTACCTTAAGGGAAGCGTTCGCTCCTTCATTCACTACATCGGAGTGAGAGATGATGAGGGGGTGGCGCAATGGGAGCACGTTGAGCTAGCGCGGTCAGTTCGAACAATCTTTTCAACACAGTTCCCTACCATCTATCGCTCTCTGTTCGACGAGAAGACACAGAAGCCCCTGTACACTGAAGACGAGAAAGATCGTGAGATTCTAAAGCTGAAGACCACAATCGAGCTCTTAAGGGCACAATCACCTGCAACATGAACAATCAAATCGCAAAGGGATTCTGGAAGATTGCGGAGGATTCCCCTCCGGTAGATAAAAAGTACTTGGTCGCATTCTCTGATAGGAGTGGGGACTTTCAAATGTCAAATTGTGACGTGTGGCACTTCAAGTCAGGTGAATGGCACAGTTTATCTGACTCGCGATTTTCCGAGGAAGAAGTTGGCCTTCCGGCGTACTACATAGACTTACCTATGCCGAAAACAATATAGTTTACGAATAGCGGTAGACCCTAGAATAAGGGTGCTACCGCTGAATTATATGAGTGAAAATGAAACGCCAAGACCAAAATTAGAGTCCTACTTTAAGCTCGATAGTAACCCTGCCCCACTCGTAGTTGTTGATTTCCACGTTTATTTACACGACGTGAAACGGTGGTTCGAAGATAAAGTCGAGGGATCTGTAAATAAGGATGTAGAGGACAAACTGATAAAAGGGTGTTGGGCCCTAAAAATTAACCGAGGGCCAGATATGCTCCCGAGGCACCCCTACCGTATAGTCGTGGTTGCGGATAGTCGGTTCAAAGACACAGGGAACTACTGGCGCGACCGGGTCATGATGGAGTCCACAGAAGTTCAGACCGCCTGGGTGGAATATGCCGAGAAGAAAGGAAAAGATATATCAGAGATTCCAACTAACTACAAAGGTACTCGGGGGGACAAGACAGATACGTTTTGGCGCATCTTTGACATAGGGTGGGAATACGTTAACAAGTACTATCCGGTGTTCTCTCAGGAAGGATTTGAGGCTGATGATATTGCCGGGGCCGTTTATCGGCTTTCTCGAGATAGCGAACCAGGGTCTGTTATAAGAGACCGGCAAATTTTTCTATCCACCCTAGACAGAGATTGGTCGCAACTTGTAGATGAAGACCTTGGAGTGTATTTCGCAAACACTCGTGTCCCCTTCCCAAAAGAGAAAATTCAAGCAAGACTTGTAGACAATGCAGGCGTAATTGAGCATACTAAGTGGAGGATGGGTTTCGACTTAGACCACCCTAAAAATCTCGCCGAATGGAAGGTTAAATTCGGTGACATGGGAGATAATTTGCCACCCGGCAGCCCAAAGTCCTTGTTCGATTTGACCGAACCCAACCTTGACTACAATATAGAAAAGGACGCCCCATGGTATGAAAACCTTGTAGAATGCTTAAATGAACCCGGAGTTAACCTTCGGAGTGACCACTTTGATCAAACCCTAGTTCAATTTGCTAAGGTGGGTTTAGATTCACCAACGAGACTTTAGGGCGGTAAAACGGGTAAAACTAGGGAGAATGATTGTGCCGGGATGCAGTCCGACTTATCCTACTTCGCCCATTGTAGTTCAATGGCTCACCTTCTTCTCGAAGCGTGCGGGGGAAATGCTGCAAGCATTCCTCAGGGTTACCTGGATAACTTTGCCCACGAATTCGCCGATGGAGACGTTTCACTAGTCTCTGCACTTTCAAAGGTTGAGGGAGTAGGGGACTTGAGCACTGAAGAAGTTGACGAGACCTTGGAAATGCTACAAAAGGTGAACCCTGACCACTGGCCGTCTGCAGAGTCCATAGAGAGTATACACCCTGAGAAGCTATGGGATAGTTCAAGCGATCCTTCTATTACCTTAGACAACTTCGTTGAGGATAATCTGGGGACTGCGGAAAAAGTTGAGAGGGTACTTACAAGCGTTATTGAGAGTGTTTTCGGAGATTCAGTAAACAACATTCGTGATGCTAAGGGCAAGTACCCGTCAAGTTCGAACGACTTTTTGCAAGTAGACGACGGGACGTTCGCAGGAACTTTTCAGTATGACAGTCACCGTTTCAACTTTGAGATTGCGCCGACTGAGCAGGGATGGATTTGCACATATCGCCTAGACGAGTCCTCTCTCGATGCAATTCCACAAATTGTGAAAGATGTGAGGAGGGACGATAAGAAGAACACTAGCGTGAAGAAAACCCGTAGCCAGGGGTGGAAATAATGGCCTTTTCCGGAGTCATTCCTACAATCTCAGTAAGCTCAAACTCCCTTGTGAACAGTGTTGCAGGGGGTCTAATAAATAATGTCGCATCCTCAGCAGTCAAGGTAGCATTGAGCCCCAAACTGTCAAACCAATGGGCGAGCACTGCAGGGTTAAGCCCGCAGTCACTCACTTCGTTGTTGAGCTCGGCAGTAACACCGGGGCTAATTTCAACCGGTAGTCAAGCCATATCCCAGTCCTTGACGGCTTCTATCGTCAACTCAAAAGCCCTTGGCCCCCTGGGTTCGTTGGTTCAAGACTTTGCGGGAAACGCGGTTAGTAACTTGTCGAGAGACCTGCTGGGTACATTATTCCCGGCAACAGTAAGTAGCCCAACCAAGTTCTTTCCAGGGGCAGGAAACGAGCCAGACGCAGACTACCAAGGGTACGCTTACAACCCTGGAACAAACGGTGCTGACGTGGTGTTTTCGATAAAGCCCGCAGTGTCGGGGGCGCAGGCGGAAATTACGGATCAAGTGTCGGGTAGGGGTGGGAGTGGCGTTCAAACATCTCTACCTGCAGGGCAAAGTGTCCCGTCTTCAGGAGGATTGCCCCCAACACCGAAGGCCGACTACTCAGCGGCATTCCAGAGCGCATCTGGAGCTGTTCTTGGAGACTTGACAAAACAAGCCAACTTAGCGGGTTCCTTTCGTGGTGTTCCGTTTGGGAGCCCTGACGCATTTAAGGCAATATCGACGATCCCGCAGATTCTCACAAGCTCCACAGTAGGACAACCCTTCTCTCAAGATTCACAACAGTCCTCAGTGTGGAACTTTATCTGCGCACCTGAAGAAATTTCCTGGTCAACCGCCGTTCAGGTGGATAGAGTTCCAATTTTCGGCACAAACCTGCCACCCGTGATATCGGGCAGCCGGGGAATGAGGGAACTAAGCATGTCAAACGCTCTTGTGGAGGGTTTCACAAGGGGGAAGACCATTGAAGGGAAGGTTTCTGACTTGGAAAAACTCCTGAGTTTCACACTGGACACGCAAAACGGCTACGTTAAGGTGCCCGTGTATTGGGTCTATGCAAATAATAAGAGATACGGTGATGTTGACGGTGGATGCTTTCTCATTAAAGAAGTGAAAGTGAAGGAGGAAATGAGGGACTTGACTGGCCTTGCAACACGTGCCAAGGTTGACATTTCCTTTTCACAAGTTCCCTCGTACCAAGTTGATGATGGGAGAGACATAGCAAGCAAAACAGTTTCCGGGACCACATCAAATTTGGGTGCCGTAGCGAGTGTTCTGTCGACTCGTCCAGTAGTTGTGAATCAGCAGCAGACCAACTCGTCTCGTGGGGGTGGCGTGGCTGGACAAACAAGTCAAAATGTTTCTCCGACAACCAAAATTCCCGGAGTGCCCTCTGGGGCAACAAATGTAAGAGTCAATGTGAATAAAAAGGGAGAGAGTACCGTGAGTTACACTAACAATGGGGTTGAGGTTAGAAAGACATTGCCTCGGGGTCAAGGGCAGTTTTAGTGCTACGGGGTAAAGTCTATTAACACCCGGCTATTACCGCACGAGACACGAGAATGGCGGAGAATAAGACCTTTACACTGATTGGTAAGTTTGACGACCAAATTACCAAGAAGCTAAAGGATCTAAATAAAGAGTTTCAGAAGCTGAGCAAACCCCTCAGCAAGGATAATGCTGCGGCATCTTTGCGAGACGGATTTAAGGCGGCTAACTCAGAGCTGAAGACTCTTCAGAATGAAATGAAGACTCTGAACAAGCTTCAGTTTAAGTTCGACAAGTCCGGTATTCAAGCAGCTCGCGAAGAAGTTCAGATGCTTGGCAAAGACCTTGACTCGGTGTCGAAGAAAGGGCTCCCCATCGATAAGTCTGGGTTGAAGGCAGCGCAGGAAGATGCAAAGATTCTGGGGAAAATTCTCGAGGCAAACGCACTCATAAAAGTAGGAGAAGGGTTTGCGAATGCTTTAACAGCGGGGGCCTCTTCCGCAGTAAACATCCTTCAGCAGGGTATAGGGTTCATAGGAAAGAGATACTCTGAGGCAGTTCAAGACCAACTCGGGGATGTCATGGCTCGTGGTTCCCTGTTTGGGTCCCTAAATAAAGAGGGAATGTTCAAACAGGGGCTGGCCGGCAAAGAGGGTCAGGCATTGAAGGACGCTTCGAACGACATGTACCTGCAGACGAAAAACATTAGTCGCTCCATGGATAGCGCGATTAACGAGATTATTCGTACAAGTACAGTAAGCTCCCAAACCATTCAAGTACTATCGAGACAGCTCGGCGACAACTTACTTCCCGTAATGTTGAAGGAGAAAGGCATCACAGACCTTTCGATCGTGAGTAGGGAGAAACTAAATGAAGTGATGGGGGGAGAAAACGGCGTTGGCAAGAAACTCGCTATCTTGTACTCCCAAATCGGATCTGTAATTACTAGTCCGGCGTACGCACCCCAGGCTGCTATGGGGGTCACACAGTTCCTTGGATCGGGGACAATCAACAGACAATTATCCGTCTTTGAAAATAACCCGATCCTCGTCTCATCCCTCAAAGAGGGTCTTAAAAAGTTCGGTAACACCGTCGAAGGAAGAATTAAGGCGGCCAGTTACGGTTTCTCGATCGCAATGCCTGAGGCTGCTCTTGAAGAGGCCAAAAACACGATCGCGGGTGGTATGCAGTCCGTGAACGATACCTTTCTCGGGCCGTCCGGTATTCTCACATTAACTGCAGACATTAACAAGCAAGGTGAGAAAACCTTAGCAATGATGACCTCAAGTGGTGCGAGAGACAAGCAAATAGCGAAGTACGATAGGCGAAACAAGGAAGTTTTAGAAGCTCTTGCGAAACAAGGCAGAAAAGAGGCTGAGATACAGAAGATTGAGGAACAACAGAAGAACAACAGAGTTCGATTTATAAAAAACCTCGATGACTTCTACAAGTCAGCAGACTCTCCGATTGAAGTGATAGCGACTCAATTCGGACCGCTGTTGCAAAGTTTTGCTAACATGATGAACTCGGCGGGGAACCTTTTGATAGGACCCGTTAACTCAATTATTGGCGCACTTGCGAGACCTTTGACGGAACTACAAGACAACTTTGAGAACTTAGGGTCTGAAATTTCTGCAGGAAAAAAAAGCCTAGCTGAAGCACTCGGACGGGGCTTAGCCGAGACTTTTAAGGCACTTGCGAGTTATTTCAACCCAGAACAGGCAGGAAAAGACGTTGGAACGGGTATCCAAAAGTTCCTCTCAGATTTCATGAAAGGGTTTAAGGGTGGGAAAGTTGACGGAGAAAGGTACATGAAAATTGTACTCGACACGTTCAAGGACATTATCCTTAAGATGCTATTTAACAACGGTAACGCACTCCAAGGTGTTACACCGCTCGGCGACGCCCTAGGAAAGGTTTTTCTGTTGTTGGCTGCCCCAGCTTTCATCAGTGCTGTAATAGCGGGGGTGGTTCCCCTCGCAATTATGGGATTCGGCAACATGCTCATGGGTGTTTTTGCTGGCTTGGCGGGAGGTGCTCTGGCGGGTGTGGCAGGATTTGCTCTACCCATTGTGGCGCTCGTAGCGGGTTTTGTAATTTTCGAAGGTCCGTTGCGAATGCTAGCGGATTGGCTGAAGAACACGGGGGCCAAACTATCCGAGAGCACAAACTGGGTCGCTTCGGCAGCCGGACTGTTCTTAGGGGGCCTGGGTGACATACTTCAGGGACTTACGAATTTCTTCACAGGAATTTGGGATTTACTCGTGGGCATATTCACGGGAAATCAGCAATTGATAGTTCAGGGCGTTAAAAAAATCTTTAGCGGAATAATTGAAACTCTCATCGGAGCTGCGGAAAGCGTGGTGGGCTTGGGGGGCATAATCATCGGGGCAGTCGGAAATCTTTTTACGGCCATTGGACGTAAGATTAATGATATTGCAATTAGTGTTGGGGGTTGGATCAGTGACCGTGTGCCTGGGAGTAGCAAAGCGTCTCCGAGACCTGCTGCCGGTGCGTCTTCTGCAAGAGCTCCGAAGGCAAAGGCATCCGCGTTTGGGAGCGCAAACCCTTTCTCCGGGAGCTTGAGCCAAGCCATAGACTTTGAAATGGCAAACAAACCACCGAGTTCCAGTCTTGTAATAGCAAACAGCAGTGAAACGATTATACCTGCTGCGGGTGGTCTTGGAGTGGGCTCTTTCATGGAAACTCTCAAAGAGGGATTCGGTCAGCTCACAACCACAATGAACGAGAACAACCAAGTGTACACCGAAAACGGTAAGAGATTCACAGAGGGATTGTTCAAAGTTTCCGGCCAAGTTATTGAGTCCCAGACTCAAATAAACAGTCTTGGATCGGCCCTATCTAAAGCGCAGGAGCATAATAATAACATGTTCTCTAAGGTCCAAGAACAACTGAATAGCAACCAAAACCAAACAGCATCAATGTTCTCAGCAATAGGAAAGCAAATCTCTCAAATTGCATCCTCCGCTGGGGGAATGTTTGGGGGAGCACTCGGAATGATGTCCGGGAGTTTGGGGGCGGCAAGTTCGCTGGCACAAAATCTAGGACTCACGATAACCTCAACAACGGGAGGGAAACACGCCCCTGGGTCGTATCATTACGCCGGACGAGCTATTGACGTAGCGGGCTCACCTGGCGCGATGCTCGCCTATGCTCAGCGACTGGCCTCTACTTCGGGGGGCAGAATGGCAGAGCTTTACTACACGCCCCTGGGATTCAGCATAAAAAACGGTGTGAAGGTTCCATGGACAATTCCAAACCACATGGATCATGTTCACGTAGCGTACGCTCTCGGGAAGGGGACCCCTGCGTTCTTCTCCAACCAAAAGGAAGCCGAGTCTTGGGAGAGAAAAATGATGCCACCGTCGGCGAAAGTCACTTCGATCACCTCAAACACGTCTGAAGGATTCGGTAGCTCAACGATTCACGCCCCAATAACAATTTATCAACAGCCGAATCAAGACCCAGAGGAACTCGCTTCCTTAGTCGCTATGCGAATTGGAATGGTTGTGGACGAACTTAGGAACCACTAGTATGGCAAACAGTTTGATAATCCCCCGCTGCGAGGTTGTTTGGGGGGACGTGAACCTGATGAACCACAACTTCGACGGTAGCACAACGGGGCTGACGAATCAGCCACTGGTGTACAATGTGAGGGTGTCTTTACAAGACTCAGGGCAGACCCCGACTGGCTCAATGAGATGGAATCCGACTGGCGCCGCGTTCAGCGTCTACGAAAAACTGCTGGAAACTGCGCTCAACCGCACAATTACAGTCCGGTACTACTACTTGAACGGACGTTCCATCACCTTTTCGTTCGTTTGGTCTGGACAGACAGAGGTATACGGGAAGGAAATGTCGCTGGAAGTGAAACTCGCGTCTGAACTTGATGGGCTCGTGAATGCAAATATAAAGAGTACGGCGCAAGCTAGCGACCAGGGAACGTCGCCTCTTGCAAATTTATCGCAGCTTGACTACACGTTCGGGGTCGAAAAGTATGATCTTGTGAAAGTCACGAAGCAGATGCAAGAAAGTCTGAAAACAACGAAAGTTCTGTCAAACTATTCAGAAGGGTCAAACTACCTGGACAGCGTGAAAAACCTTGTTGAGCAAACTGGTGGGCTCGTTATGGCGACGAACATTGTTTCTCCGGGAACTTCTCAAAAACTTTCTGCAAGTTGCGTGGTGCTGGGGCCGTACTTGTCAGATAAGACCACAGTAGAGGAACTCGCACCGCAGAGCCAGTTCCCCGACCCTACTGTTCGGTATGGGTACTTCCTTGGCCCAGGGATCATAAACACAATTACAAAAACGTCTGAGTGGCAGCCCCCTCAAAAGACTCAAACAAGCTTGGAAAGCACGCAAGAAAAGGTTCAGCCTGCGCAACCGGGAACACAGGGGCAACCTGCGACGACAACTCCGCAGAGCCAGCAAGCAGTGGCGGCTCAACAGTCCCAGAGAAAGAGTGGGGCCGGAAACACGGCCAACTCTCGTGCTAGGCCCGGAGTGCGCCTAAAGGAAAATCAAGACGGGGAGAAGCGAAAACTGGAGATACAGCAAGAGCGCAGTTCCAAGCTAAGCGCCTCAGTTTTTATGTGTCCTGCCCTAACCGGTGTGAAGCCGAACGATGTCATATTTATTCCAAACTTCAGTGGAACTTTCATAGAAGACTGGATTGTTAATGGTATTGAGTACACTCAGACGGATGGTGGAGTGGAAGTTTCCATTCAAGCTAGCCGACAGTACGGCCTCGGGAATCTTATGAATAAGGCACTCGGCGAGACCTGGCTCGGAAAAGCCAAAGAGAAAAACTTGGTTGGAAACACAGGAACTCTGGAGAGTTGGCACAACTACGCTTGGGGCTCACTAGGGTTTAACAACCCTGCGCAAACCTACCCCGAGCCATCAAGCGGGCAAGTTGCACCGACCGCTTCAGGCTCGACCACATCGGCAGCCCCCGACTCCTTTCATCTTTTAGCAAAACTTTTTGGAACTTCTCAGACTTTAGTGACCGACCGGGGCTTGTACGATTATTTGACAAAGGAGCTGGGCATCAAGTTTGTGAACGGAAGCGGTGTTGTTGATCTACCGTTCGAGAAGGTCAGGCAGTTGAATCTTCGTCGCATTGGCAAAACGTAGGGGGGCAACACGGGAGTTTACTAGTCCGGGGCAAGCCTATACTTGTGTTGAACGTGCTGGGCAATAGGGCTCAGTTTATCGCGTTCTTCACAAGTAACACAATGGCTGTAACTACATTCAAAATTCTGCCCCAACTCGACGACAAAAACCGCGCAAGGTTGGAGTCAAAGAGCTACACAAGGGCATACACCGACATCCCAAACAAGGCTCTACCCGAGTCTTACCGCAATGGCTTGTCAACCATCTTTCGTGCACTAACTGGCGAGGATTTCGATCTTGAGGCGTCTACCTTCACTGTGAAGGCTGACCCGAATGGGACATTTCAACGTCTTTACTCTCCCACAATCTTCTCTACTGAAGTAGGTGGCCTTGTAATTCGTTGGGGTGATAGGGATATTCCCCTTCTGTTGGCTCCTGGCAAGGTCGGAGTGGCTAACGCTCCGAAAGGACTAAAGTTCGCCTTTAAGGATGAGCAGATCGGCAAATACACCGAGCCCGTTCTTTCTGTGTCCGTACAAGGAGACGGCACTCTTTACACTCTTCCTATCACAATTCGGAAGAAGGAAATTAAGGAGGAACTTCCCGCAGATCTTCTCGAACTCTTGCTCGATGAAAATCCCGAAGCGATTGCTGAAAAGGTTTATGCCGCACCGGATCTTTCCAAGCGTGGTGAAAACACAGGGGGAGAGCGTCTTGTGGGTCCTTTCGTCAAAGTCGCGAGTCTACCCTTAGGCGAATACACAATCACTTCTTACAGGGTTAAGGAAGGTGGTGCTTACGGTACCGACTACTTCCTGCAAGCGAAAGTGACTGAGCCATTTGTGGCACCAGTTCGCGTTCAAGTCGAGGGAGAGTGGATAGACCAAGAAACCGAAGTCTCCGACTGGGTGATTGTCAAGCCAAACTCCGCAATGAAGAAGATTCTTGCTGCTGAGCCCTTGATTACTCCTGACGCTCCCGCAACTCTAAAGGTTCTTGAGCACTTCGAGTACAACGGCAACGCTGCAGCGAAAGTGACACTGAAGTGTCCGAACTTTGTTCAGAACCCGGAAAGCTTCGACCTGGACTTTTGACCAACATCTTAAGTCCCTGAGTTAAACTCTCGGGGCAACGAGACCCTGGCTTACCGCTGGGGTCTTTTGCTATACTACACCGTCAAACCTAAACAACAAGAGGATACATGGCAGATCCCTTTTCCGGGGGGCTCGGAAGTACGAAACAAGAGATTGGAATACTAACCGAGGCGAAAGAGCGAAACAAGGCAGCGTCCTTCCGGTCGAAGAAAGACGGAGAGGAAAAACAAGAGAAGAAAAAGAGAGCCCCCACAAAAGTGTCCGAGCTTTACAACTCGGGCATTACCCTACTGAAAGCGAAAGGTTTCGTTGTTGAGATCGATGAGTCAGGTGATCACTGTAGGCACCGCATTCTGAAGCCCACGCCACCGGTAATGGTAAGGGGAATTCAGTACCCGGCAGACTTCAACCCCTTGCAGGATATCTCAGTTTACGACGACTTTGAGAAGATCGAATCCTGTTTTCACCCTGATTTGTGCCCAGACGACGTAAGAACTTTCTGGGAACCTTTATTCAAACCGAAAGCCGGTGACTCAGATCTCGTCTCTTTCACAGAGCGGCTGCTGAAGATGAAGAGAATAAACATGAGCAAGAGTATTCATGACACGCTAAGTTACGGTCATACGTTTGACCCTGCGGCTCGGTGGGGTGGAGTTCCTGTCTCTAATCCAAGGTCGTGGGTTCCCGACAGAGACTGGTTCAACCCTGTTCTGCAAATGGTGACCTTAGCTGACGTTTTCTCAATCTTTCCTGAAGCCGAGAGGGAAATGCTTAGACTAATTATTGGGCGAATTGGTGTCGGCAGGTCAAATCACTTGCCACCGGGAAAGGACCAGCCTGTAGATCACACTGCTCGTATGGCGGGGGTGATTGTGGGTAAGGATGCTGGATTAGGAAAGTCGACTCTCTTCAATGGAATGACCGCAGCTTTTTCCAAGTGCGGTTTTGTAACTCACACATTTAAATCGACTGAAGATCGCTTCGGCCTTAAAGCTGCTGCTCTTAGTGACATAGCATACAAGGATGATACCTCCTTGGCTTCTCTCAAGAAGTTCCTTGCTTCTGAGGAGACCAAGATTTTGATCACGAATGGGCTTTTCCAAGTAGAAGAAAAGTTCGAAAAAGCCGAGCAAATTTGGCCAAAGACAGTCATATTGGTTAACTCCAATGACTGGAACAGTAAGTTTGCCTACGATCTCGACCCTGGGATCATAGATCGAATCAAGCTCATTAGTACATATAGGGAGTATGAGGTAACAAAAAACATCGAGAACACGAAAGGGACAGTGTCAGAGGGGTCTCCCGACCTTCGCCCACGAGCACACATTCCTTACCTCGCTAATAAGCTAGGTGTGAGTGCTGATGCGTTGTATCTTTGGTGTCTCCGCCTCGCTACCGATAGGTTCTGGGAAATCATTAACGATGTAGCTGATCCCCGCATCAATCGCCTTCAGGTTGAAGTGCGCTATTGGACCACACGACAAAGGATCCGATTCAAAGCCGATGTCACACAGGCACTCGTTAATGCCATGGCGTTCGCTCACTCGGTTCGAACGGGGTCAGACCTTAGCTTCATGCCCGAGCTGACGCCGGACGTTCTCTACGAGTATCTCAGTTCTCTTTACTTTGTGGGAGTGGACCCGTCGTGCCAACACTTAACTGCGAGCATGAAAAAAGAGTGGGAGAACGCAGGGCGTCCGTCGACACATTACTACCAAGGTTTCCGAGAGCTAAGGTGGGAATCTGTGAGAAAGGCAATTTCCCTCGCACGAGAGTTTCTGTTCGACGAAACGACGGGTCAGCGGCAAGAGACCAAGGACAAAACAGCTCTGACGCTAATTCGAGAGATAATGGAAAAGCTGGTGATGAGGGATGGTTTTAAGATTGGTGGCGAGGCGAACTACGTCATTGAAAACTGGAACAATTGTCGTCACGCTCAAGAGGAACTTGTTTTGGAAGGGGAAAAGCTAGTTGAATCCATGGAAGACATGGACAAACAAAGACTACTTAACCCTAAGACAAATTGCTGTGACGATTGGCTTCTTGACAAGAACTACTCACCCGATGTTGCTGAAAGGTTCCGAGAATCCGCACGTAAAAAACTCTACGAGGCTAAAGGGGTAAAAGTATGAACATACAAAACTCTGAACAAACCCTCGTGGATTCTTTTACATACGAATGCCAAAAGCAACTTAGGCTCAAGGAGCAACTGGAATCCGAGGGTTTTGTCTTGGCAGATGACCCCGCAGGGTTGTACGACAAGATTGGAACGGTTCAGGAACTGAGTTGTCTCTGTGAGTTGTACACTCCTCGCCTTCTTGTGAAGACCTTCATAGAGGGGACAGAGCATCTTGCTTACGCCTTTCACCTTGTGTCACTGTGGCAAATTGTGAAATTCGGCTACTTGGTGCCCGAACCTGGGCAGTACTTTACGACTCGGTATATCGTCGGTGTTCGCAAAGTGAGCGAGAACTCTTTCGTACCTTCCTTGCGCTTACCTCTGAACTGATGGACGAACTTTTTCAAAATCCGAAAGAGTCTCAACCCGACCTACCCACTCCGATAAACTCTCAGGGCGGGTATGGTAATGGGTCGGGTACTTTCGGCTTGAAGAGATCTTTAAGTCGTAAAGTGAAGTCGCGAGACGACCTCTCTCAGCCCCGAGAGAAGACGTTTTCAGAAGCCAACCCCCTGAGAACAACATCAGGGTCTGAAAACAACGCTGTTGACCGCTACTTTGGGTCTTTCAGCATTGAGTCAAAGCGACACGTCTGGGACCTGCTCGGAAAGCACCCTCAGTTCGGCGATGAGGGGAGTTTACGAAAGAACCGCATTCGCAATAATACAGCGGAAGTGCTCCCAAACGACCCTTTCCGAAACGTCACAAACGGCGGCTACGTAGTTTACGAACATCCTGAACCAAATGGCACAAACTTACAAGGACCCCCACAGCTACCTTAACGAGAGCCTCGTTAAAAGAGGAAAGTCCGGTCACTACGGAGTTCATCTGAGCCACGTTGCAGTGGTGGCGGAGTCTGAAGCTGACTACGGCTACCGGGTTTCACCTTCGACCTTCGACCTTCTATCTCCGTTTGAGGGGAACTATAATAATGTTGAGTGGATGGTACTGCTAGTAACCTTGCGCTCCCAGCTGAACGATAACCAAGGGGCTATAGTTGTCGGACAGACCACTTACCAGTTTCTTCCTGATGGTGGCCACTTGAGCCTTAATGTCTTTCTCCCTGAGACTAGCGTTGAGACGTTCGACTACGAAATTCTTTCAGCTCAGAGCATACTGAAGGGTGTGGCCAAGTTTGTGGGGAAAATCCCTACAACAATTCGCTTTAACCTCGGGCTCGTTTTCAAATCTTACGGAACAATGGCTGAGCAAGGCGAAGTCCAGGAAATTGAGTTTAGTTACTAACCCTTCCCAAACAATCAAACACATTTCAACAAGCTGAAACAAAATGGATCTAAACACTTACCAAGAAAAATCACGAGCCACTGCAGTTTATCCTAATCTAGGGTCGAATTTCGTGTACCCGACACTGGGATTGAGTGGGGAAACTGGAGAGATAGCGGAGAAAGTTAAGAAGATTATTCGAGACGACCAGGGAGTTATCACGGATGAAAAGAGAGACCAAATTGCGAAAGAAGCTGGAGACGTGCTTTGGTATTTGTCGCAACTCGCGACAGAAATTGACTATTCCCTTGAGGATATTGCACAAATGAACTTGGACAAGCTAGCCTCTCGAGCCGCACGTGGTGTTCTTTCAGGAAGCGGTGACAATCGCTGATTTCACACCGGACATCAACCCTTTTTTGTCTGTGTGGGACCGAAGATTTATTCGCCGGGCCCAGGAAATTTCCTCCTGGAGTAAAGACCCGAAGCAAAAAGTTGGGTGTGTAATGGTTAAGGACAAAAGGGCAATCTGCGAGGGATTCAACGGTTTTCCTGAAGGACTGTCTGATGATCTTCACCGCCTAAAAGACTCAGATTACAAGAACAAGGTGATTATTCATGCCGAACGGAATGCGATAATCGACGCCACACGCAGGGGATCCACTCTGCTCGGGGCTACAGCCTACATAACTCGCCATCCGTGTTCGCCTTGCGCAAGCATGCTCGCTCAGGCAGGTGTTAAGAAGATTATCTGCCCAGCACCAGTTCTGTCCGGGTCCAAGTGGTCCGACAGTTTCAAAATTGCAAGCGACCTTCTTTGTGAGGTTCGTGTTCAAGTTATTTACTTTGACGAAAACCATGAGTTCTGATGCCATCTCCCTGACTTTAACCCAAACATTTGAGATGGAGAGGTTTCACAGGGACATTGATTCTTGTACTAACCTTGAAGAGCTGAAGGTACTGACTAAGCAGCTCTACACGGCTTGGGTCACTCAGAAAGCAGCTTGCGTTTGGGTAATGCGGCAAAACCACGAAAGATTGCCTTCCAAAGACCTTTTGGAAGAATATCACAATTCACAAGCGTGAGGGATGGCGGATACCCGCCTAAAAACGCCGGGATACCGGCTTTGCCTTTCCCCTCAGAGGCGCTATACTTATTGTAGTTGAAAAACACCATGTACACAGACGAAACCTTTTACAACGCAGTTCGAGGAGATTCTCTAGCGGTCACAGAGACTCTGAAGCAGTTCACACCCCTTGTTCATAAGTTTGCTATAAGGTACAAATTTATGGGTCACGATTATATCTACGATGATCTTGTTCAAGAGGGTTTACTTGGCATCGTAAAGGCTATCAAAACGTTTGACCTTAACTACAGGGTCAACGGGCGAGGTATTCGCCCAATGACGTGGATCTACCCTAATGTTCGTGGTGCGGTTCAAGGTGCTGCACGAAAAGAGAAAAAGAACCCCAAATTTGCGCTATCCTTAGAGCAGTCAGACTGGTCGAACAACCTTGAAGACCCGAACGCTTACGAGCTGAAAGAAGAGTTTGCTCGCATAGACATTGCAGACATTATAAAGAAGGGTTGTGGTTCTCTTGACAGCAAGAGAGCACAAATCGTCTGCGACCGTTTCGGACTACTTGGCAGAAAGGCAATGCGACAGGGGGAAGTTGCTCAAAAGTATGGGCTTACGAAACAGGCTACAAACGGCCACATTTCACGTTTCACCAAAAAAGTGCGTGAGGTTAGTCCCGAACTTCGAAACTTTATCTGAAGCAGTGTCATGACAGAAAACAAGTCCACCACAACGGTTGTTGTAACCAAGGTGTTCGACCTTGGATGTCCAGTCTGTGACACGATGTCCCGGTTCGACAAGTCCATGTTTGAGGGGTTTCCCGAAGTTTCTTTTCAAGAGATACCCTTTGACACCCTTCGAGACTTTAATGGGAACGCAACACGGACTCGAATCTACCAGTGTCTCGAACGCTACGCAGTTTCAGACACCTACGAGATAGACTTCCCTACTTACCTCTTCCTGAGTTCAACGGGAAAGTACCTAGGATTCTTGCAAGGTGCCCTGTCTCTAAGGGAACTAAGAGGGGGGGTAAAACAAATTTTAGAACAGCACACTTCTGAATAATTGAGGTATTTATGAATTGGAAAGTCTTGGAACTCATGCTCTAGTTCGCATTTTCGACGCTGACTTCGACAAGCTAAATTGCATCGATCGGCTTCGAGATGCGTTCAGACTCACAGTGCTCCAACACGAGTTGGTGGCCCTTAGCGAGCCGATCCTTCATCAGTTTGACCCGCAAGGTTTGACAGGCATTATCTTGCTTGCTGAGAGTCATATTTCGATTCACACGTGGCCTGAGAAAGGCCAGGCAGCTGTGGACGTGTTCACCTGCGGCGGGCGGTCCTCGTCGGAAATTGCACAAACCTTTTGCATGCACCTCGGGTGCACTTTCTTCACTGTTCAGGAGATTAAACGATGACAAAAGCAAAAAAGCTTGTAAAAGAAGCACTGAAGCACCCTGAGCTTCACACTCCCGGTGAACTTGCTTACATGCAACTGTGGTTGAATGAGCGTAAGCGCAGAAAAGCCGAGAGAAAAGGGCAGAGCGTGGGTGAAGACTACGAAAATCTCACCACGGGCCTAGCTGCTTTGGGCCAGCACCAGCAGTCCGGCGAGGTGACCCTTCCTTTGGAGCAAGTTGTCTCGAATTCGGGGTCCACTCTGTGACCGTACGACAAAGCTGTTTCACCTCTTCTAGCAACCACTAAACTTAAACACTGAACAAACAAAATGACAGTCACTTCTGATGAAAAGGGTCGGCTCAACAACTTTGCAATTGAGCCCCCGATTACTCCCGTAGACTCAAACTACCGGCCTATGATAGACTGGGACTTTTTAGGAGAAAGGATGAATGGGAGAGCGGCGATGATTGGAATAGTCGCTGCACTTGGGTCTTACGCAGTCACTGGGCAAATTATACCAGGAATTTGGTGATTTTGCTACCAAAAGACTGAGTAACCACCTTCGGAGTCGCCGGGGGTGGTTTTCTTTGACTGAACTAACCTGAAAGAGTTTACTTTCTCCGCGATAAACTAAACTACTTCGTTCGAAACAAATGAACATCTTTGCAGTGCATGAAGACCCGCAAATCGCGGGGGCATCCCTGCCTGACAAGCTCGTCGTAAAAATGACGACTGAGAGCTTGCAGTTACTGGCACCTTGGGCGTTTAACACATTTGAGGTGAAAATCGAGAAGCCCGGACTCAATAGGCAACTGGCTCTCATGGAGTCTGAAAAGTTGTTCTACGGGACGAAAGGTTTCGCTCACCACCCTTGTTCAAAGTGGCTGTACGAAACGCCAGCCAACGTTCACTGGGTCGTGGAGCACGCTTTCGGTATGGCTCAGGAGTACTGGGAACGATACAACAAATACCACGGTGCTTTGTTCGGCTTAGATGAAGTTCGGACCTTGCTCTACAAAAACTTCAACGCGGCGAGTTCGAGAGACCACTCACCGTTCGTTCAAGCTATGCCGGACCAGTACAAAGATCCAGCAAACCCGGTTCAAGCGTACCGAAATTACCTAATGGGCGAGAAAGGGTACGCTGTTTGGAAACACGGAAACCAACCCGAGTGGTGGAGCCATGAAAAACACAAACCTGCACGAGACAGATATCTCGCAGAAAAAGAACGCAAACGCTTAGAACGACTAAATGCCAAGCATAACTCAGTATCGAGAAGCCTACAAACTTAACGGGGAATTTGAATACCCTGATTTTTTCAAAACTTATCAGAAAGCTCGCCTTTCTCTTTGGGGTCCTGAAGAAGCACAATTTGAAAGTGATGTTCGAGACTGGCAAAGTGCAACTCAAAGCGAACGTGAGATTGTTGGGGGAATTTTGCGTGGTTTCACCATTCTTGAGACACACATTGGGGACTACTGGTCAAAGATTCCGGAGTGGTTTCCTAAACATGAGATTGCGGCAGTGGCTCGAACCTTTGCTTTCTCTGAAGTTGTTCACGCCGAAGCATATAATCTCTTATCGGACACCCTGGGTCTAGACGAATTTGAGGCTTTCCTTGGTGACCCCATAGCCCGTCAAAAGATTGGGTTCTTTCTAGGAAAGAAAAACATTAAAGAGTCCCTCGCGGTATTCAGTGGCGCTGCCGAGGGTGTCTCGCTGTTTTCTTCCTTCGCAGTCCTTCTTTCCTTGAATCTCAACGGAAGGTACAGAGGGCTATCGCAAATTATATCATGGTCAATTCAAGACGAGCAACAGCACAGCGATACCGGAATACAACTCTTTCGTGAGCTAATCAAGGAGGACCCGTTAACCCCTAGTGAGGCCGAGGCGATTTTCCAAGGGTTTGACGCGGTACTCCGAAATGAGGATGCGTTCCTTAACCAGATCTTTGAAGGACGTACTCTCGACACCATTACTCTGCAGGACACGAAGCATTATCTTCGCTGGCGAGCAAACGACAGGTTGACTAAGCTTGGAATATCCGTACCCTTGTTCCAAGTCGACATAGAGTCTGCGAACAGGATTAAACAGTGGTTCGACCCTATTGCTGCAGGCGCGACAAGTACAGACGTTTTCGCTCAAGCAAAGTCGGGGGACGCCTACGTTGCAAAACCGACTCAGGACTTTTTGAGAGTTAACTTAAAGGATCTGGTTCTAGACTTGGTGTAATACGCTACAACCACATTCTTAACTCTTGAAATCACTATGAATACAGAACTTACCCGCCCACATTGGATGAATGAAGAGGCCCTTCATACTCTCTCTAATGGCTACTTATTAGTAGGTGAGACTCCGAAGGATATGTTTAGCCGTCTCGCAAAAACGGCGTCAAAGATAAACGAAGATCCGACACTAGACGAAGACTTGTTCCACTGCCTATGGTCCGGATGGATCGGCGCGGCGAGTCCGGTGGCTTCCAACTTCGGTACATACCGTGGTCAGCCTATATCGTGCTTCTCTGTTCACCCTTCAGATAGCATTTCCTCTATCTACTCACACTTAAAAGAAGTAGCTCAACTAAGCAAGAGTGGGGGCGGAGTGGGCAACTACTTCGGGGAAATTCGTCCTGCAGGGTCGCCTATAACCGGGGGTGGAAAATCAATTGGTGCTGTGCCCTGGATGCAGCAATACGACATTTGTGCGAGAGTTGTGAGCCAAGGGGGAGTCAGGAGAGGATCATTCGCTTTTTACCTGCCTATTGATCACCCGGACGTTCCAGAACTGCTTCGTGCAAAGGATCACACAAAAGGGGATCCGAGGACATGGGTAGACTCAAACATAGCACTCACAATAACCGACGAGTGGGTTGAGTCCATGATAAAGGGAGACAAACAAAAGCATGAGTTGTTCGCAGAGGTTTTGAGAACAAGAATGATCTCGGGGACCCCGTACCTAATCTTTATTGACAATGCTAATAACCAGAACCCGGACTGCTACAAAGAAAGGGGACTGACTGTAAAGACCAGTAATTTGTGCTCGGAAATCTTCCTACACACTGACGAGAACCACTCATTCGTGTGCGTCCTCAGCAGCTTAAACCTGAGTCGCTACGACGAGTTTAAGGACTGGAAGTCCCCTGTCTCAGGCCGCACTGTTCCTCAAATTGGGATCCACTTCCTTGAGGCGGTCGTTAGTGAGTTTATACGCAAAGCCAAAGACAAGGTTGGCATGGGTAGATCCGTTCGTTTCGCAGAGAAAAGCCGTGCTCTTGGCTTGGGAGTCATGGGACTTCACTCCCTCTATCAACTGCATGGACTACCCGTGAAGTCACAAGGGGCGCGAGCGTTGAATGTTGAAACAACTCGGTGGATGAAGGAAGAAGCAGTCAAAGCGTCGAAGGAGTTGGCCGAGCGGTTTGGGGAACCAGAATGGTGCAAGGGCACCGGAATGCGTCACACGCACTTAATCGCGATCGCACCGACCAAAACAAATAGTGTGATTTGCGGGGCAGGCACCGAAGGCATAGAGCCACGAGACCGAAACTACTACGTCGCCAAACAAGCCAAGGGCACTTATGTTCGAAAGAACCAGTACCTTGAAAAAATCTTCTGCGATCGAGGAGTAGGTCCGGAAGTTTGGGATCAAATTCTAGTGGCCAAGGGGAGTGTTCAGGGTGTTGAATGCTTAACTGAGCACGAGAAAGAGGTGTTCAAGACTGCACGAGAGGTAGACCAGTTTGAGCTTATTAAGCAGGCGGCAGATCGGCAACCCTACGTGTGTCAGGGTCAATCGCTAAATCTGTTTCCCGACCCGAAGTCGGATGCATCGTATATTACTCGTCTGCACCTAGCGGCATGGAAAATGAAGCTAAAGTCGCTTTATTACCTAAAGTCAAGCAGCCTTCTTACGAATAAAGAAGTTGTTCCTGCTTTGATTGTGACCCGCGAGGGTTGTCCGTGGTGTGTGAAACTTAAGAACGAGCTATCTATGGAGGGAGTTCGGTACGAAGAAATTACTAAAGTGGAAGCGGAGGAGAAAGGCTTCTGGAACCCTGAGTGGACAACTGTACCCCAACTGTGGCTTTTCAAGAAACACATTGGAGGTTATACCGACTACATAGCATACAAACAATCGAATAACACCGAGACGGTCAGCGCCCATGACGATTCAGACGGCGCTTACAACGAATGCAAAAGCTGCGAGGCTTAATATGGCAAAAAGACGCTACAGGCGCTACCCTGAGCTCACAAAAGAGCAACAGTGTTTGGTAAGAGACCACAAATGGATCGCTGGACGACTCGCCTACGGTGCCAAGTGCTCGACAGGCGGATACACCGGATCTCTCACAAGAGAGGACCTCGAGTCAATAGCGAATTTCGCACTCTGCGTTGCTGCTACACGATATGATCCCGACAAAAAAGTTCAGTTTAGCACCTTTGCTTGGAGAACCGCCAGAGGCTATATCCAGCACGCTTTGCGGGACTACTCCCGAATGGTGAAAACCCCGCGATGGGTTGCGACGTATAAGACCAAGGTAGACGAGCTACTGAAGCAAAAGAAGACTTACACCGAAATTGCGACAGAGTTGGGATTACCTGAATCGAAAGTAATTATGGTTGATATGACAACTCATAACTACCATGTTTCCTACGACTCTAACCCTGAAGATTGGACCACACGAGAGTTTATTTTTAACGACGACGATGTTAAGCCTTACGTGGCTTCTCCCGAACTCGTAAGGTCCATGAAAGAACTTTCAGAGTCCGAACTCAATACTGTGGTCAAATATGCTGAGGACAAAGACCTGTCGTCTGAAGAGAGAGAGTGGGCCGCAGACAAATTCTACAAATTGCAGGCAATTGCACATGGATTCACCGAGGACATTTAGCGTAACACCGCTTCCCCTGGAGATTGAGTTCCGCGCCCAATCTGTGCGAAAGAGACTCAAGGAGTTGTCTCGTGACGAACTCGAAGAGTTCCTGGCGGACTCCGTTTTGCTTCTTTCACGGTTGTCACACCAGACGCGGCAGCTTCGAGACTTTCTGGAAGAGCTAGAGGTTGATGTCGAAGGGTAAAATTGTGTAGGTATAGATTCTGCACAGTGCAAGGTTCCTTCTCGTCCGATGCTCTTCAGGCGTACAAAACACTGATCGCCGAACAGCACCCCTCGGACTTTTCTGAGGGGGAAACGTATGACTTCACTCGTTGTGTGAGGAAAGATGGCACTGTGTATGGGACGGCGGGACAGTGTAGGAAGGGTACAGAGCAAGTTAAGGAAGACGCTCCAGGGAAAAAAGTAAGAGGTGAAGGCAAAGGGGTGAAGAAGGGGGTGAAACCAACGCTACCGGGGAAACCTCTCCCTCCTGAGCTCCACTCATCACTCTCAAAACTCTCAGAGAAGCTGTTGAGTAAGAAAGCGGTACCGGACCCGTCAAAGGGGGCCGTAACGCAGGGAAAAATGCGTTTGACAGCCAAAGTCAAGGCGCTACCCGTTGAAGAACTGAAGAAGGTTCTAAATGACCCGAGGCTGAACGACAAACAGAGAGCGCAAGTAAACAAGCTGCTGGCCGAACGGCAACTTTCACCGGCGATCGCTAAAAAAGTTTCGGCTGTGTCACAACGAAAAGCGTCAGGGTTAGGGTTAGGACCCGGTGGGGGTCAGAGCGGCGGAGCAAAAGTAACGAAGAAAGAAGTTCTGGACGACATCAAGAGCATTCTTGAGGAGAATCGGGGGCCAAGAGAGGCCTCCAAGAAAGTGAACTCAGATGGTTTATCCTACGAGGAAGAAATAGCCGCGATCATAGACTCTAAGATCGAAAAGAGCAACCATGTGAGACAGGGAGACCCGAAGTACGATGGTTGGAGTCGAACCTTTGGCGAAAAGGCTAAGATGCTGGGGTCGGGTATGTTCGGCACTGCGATTCTAAGTCCGGACGGCGAAGTTGTTAAAAGAGGTATGGTTAGCCGTACAGAGGCGGCTATCGTCGATAAAGTTGGTAAAGCCGACCTGGGGCCGAAGCTGATTGCTGCGGATATTGGCGGACCCACTGGACCTAAGGGAACGGGGGTAGACCTGAGGAACGGTCGTATCGCTATGTCGAAAGTTCAAGGGACCCCTCTAGGTATGAATCCGAGTAGAGATTCCAGTAAAGCGAATACCGACGCCTATTGGAAGGCTCGTGCAGATCTGCACAGGATGGGGGTCGCACACAATGATATGCATGGGGGCAATGTTTTGGTAGATGAGAAGGGTAAAGGGCGATTCGTTGATATGGGGCTGGCGCAAGACAATCCGAAAGCTGCTCTTGTGGAGGCACTAGGAGCCTTTCCGGGACCCAGAGGAAAAAGCGCAGACTCTACCTTTTCGAGTTGGGGTCCAGGTGGAAACATGATTTCAGATGTGGAAAGAAAGAATATCACACCGAAACAAAAAGCAAACTACTTGGCATTTCTCGAAGAAGACGCCCCGCTAGCCTACAAAGCATACATAAACAAAGAAAAGGCCATTGAGAAACTCCGAAGTTTTGGAATAGACGGTGAAGACATGACTAAAGTCCTTACCACTAAAACTAGCACTCGCGACGAGAAGTATAAGGTGGGACCTTGGGCTAAGCTAAGCGACAAGCAAGCGATGGAAGTGATCAACACACTCTACGAGGGGATCTAATGAAAAGGACCACAGGAAAAAACGACGCGCAGTATATCGCGCTCATGTCTCGTTACAAAGAACGGCGCGGCGAGCTTGGTGAAGGTGCAAATCCGTACCTTGAAGCTGCAATGAAGCTGCGAGAGAAGGGGGATGTGAGTGAAGATGCGCTCTTAGGCGGGGCTTACCTCTAGCCCCAATGGCGGTACGGTTTTCCACACCTTTCCTGCGAAAGGGTTACCTTACCCTAAACAGGGTAGACTTATGTAAGTCCGGTTCACGTAAAATGTCGAAGCTTCCTGACGACCACTCGATGTCTTCTCACAAAGACAAAGTGGGGCAAGTGATGCACCGGTGGAAGCACGGCGACCCGAAGCCGTTGCACTCTGGGAGAGGAAAGAAAGGGAAAGAAGGTAAGGTTGTTAAGTCTCAAGACCAGGCTATTGCCATAGCACTTTCAATGGCAGGTAAGTCGAAGGATCATGCAGAGCGGCTAACTTCTATAGGTTATTCCGAAGAGGTTGCTCAAGAGGTTGCTTCGATGCTTGGCGGTGCCTTGGATTTCGCAACTTGTGGACGTCCCGACGGTTCTTGCCAGGGGTAAGGTTGGACGGCTATTGGCCTTGTTGAAAGGAAGTGGGGTAAAATAAGTTTAAAGCAGACCCCCCATGGCAAACGGTTCCTTTTCCTGTGAAGCCCTCTCAGCTTACGAAGCACTTGTTTCTCAAAGATACCCCCAGAACTTCTCTGAGGGAGAATCGTACGACTACACTCGATGTGTAAAACCTGATGGTAGCGCATATGGGACGGCGGGACAATGCCGCAAGGGAATAGAGGTGGCCATAACAAAAAGCCATGGGTTCGGCCCAATGACGCCGGAACAACTGGAGCTAGCGAGAGAGGACGCTAAACGAAATATAAGCTGGAATAGTGACGCGGACGAGACCTTTAACAAGATTTACGCAAAGGCAGAGTCAGTGAAGCACTTGGGGGCAATTCATAAGGCGGTGATTAAAGCCATAGACAACGATGAAACCGATGTGAAAGAGGGCCACGCCTTAGCCATAAAGAAGGCTATGGCAGAAAGGCTTAAACTTGAGGGTAGAAGCGAGGCTGGGACCAAGGAAGCGAAAGAGCGTGAGGCTATGACCCCGGAAGAGAGAAAGAGAGACTCTTTCCGTAAAAGAGTAGAGTCGGGTATTAAGGGTGGAGTAGTTAGTGGAAGAATGCGATGAGTAGAACTCACCGCAAGAGCGGGAGTACCTTGGAGCACGGAACGCTAACCTCCACTCAGATCCAATCGAAAAAGAACTAGTAAGAATGAACGTCCCCGGATTTACAACCGAGTCTTTAGCTGCAGTACAAGAAATGCTATACGGGGAGTCTCCGTGGGAACAGCAGTTTTTGACGGGCAAGACCACAGAGAAGCTTCCGAGAGAGAACAAAACTACGCACGCCCAAAGTTTACAAGGCATGGACATTGATAGTCGTCCGGGGAAACAAAAAGGAAGTGAGGGTAAGCAAAAAGAGCAAAGTTCAGAGTCAATCTTCCCTGTTTCTCTCCCGAAAGGAAACCCGCAGCAAGGCCCAAGATCGCGTAGCGATCTTAAAGGACTCGCAATGTTTGATGAGTTGGGGCAAAAGGGCAAGGAACTCTCGGCAAGCTATGAGGAAAACTGCCGTCCGAGGCCCCAGCCTCGAAGCACAGAGCAACGCCAGGCCACCCAGCAAGCGCAGCAAGCGGCACAGCAGCAAGGCCAAACTTTCGACCAGCAGCCTCAGCAACAAGTACAAGACTTAGGTAGGCAAGGCGGCCAAGCTGAAAGGAAGCCAACATTGCCGGTTTGCAACGAATAACTTCACCTATTACAAACATGGCACACGGTTCTTTTTCTTTTGAAGCTCTCCAAGCGTACGAAGCTCTCGTCGCCGAGACGCACCCTTTGAACTTCTCCGAGGGGGAAACGTACGACTTTACACGTTGTGTGAGGAAGGACGGTACTATATACGGTAGCCGAGGAAAGTGTAAGCAGGGTACAGAAATTGGGGCGAAAGAGGAGAGTCAAGTAAAAGGAAAGCGTGGCCCTAAGGCAGGGGGAATGAGGCTCACCGAAAAAATAAAAGGGTTGGGAGCTGAAGACCTTAAGAAGGTTCTCCAGGACCCTCGCGTAACCCCAAAGCAAAGGGCAGTTTTAGAAGGTTTGCTCAAGAGCAAAGGGGGAGTGAAAGCTCCTGAGGGCCAGATGTCCAAGAAGGGTAGCGGGCCAGATAGGAAAACCAGCAGGGAAGAGCTGAGGAAAGCAGTCTCAGAAAACAACCCTAAGGTGCAGGATGAATACGATTGGGTTGGGTCAGGCCCCAAAGCAGTGGCGGAAATAAAAAGAAGTTACAGGATGATGCAAACCCTGGTCAAGTCGCCGGAGTTGGACACGGTTGCAAATAAGGCTCGATTGATTAATCTTCGACTGTTGATTTATCAGAAGGAAAGAGAGCTGAAGGAAAGGAAGAAGCCAGGCAGAGACCCGAAGACGTACGAAGCGGATCTAAAGAATTCCCCTAAGTATGACAAGACTCCGGGAAGTAGCTCCCCGATTCCTAAACGAGTCCCGAAAGATTCCGGTGAAACAGAATTACCGTGGTCGCCAAGTTTAAAGTCCCTTTACGAGAAGCAGGGATTCAACGCCAAGCCCGAACTTGTTGCAACGGTTGACGATTTACGAAAACGAAAGGACATTGTAACAAACTCGGACGGGTCACCTCTAATCTTCTATCGTGGTGTTGGGGACGAGAAATTCGCGGATCAATTTAAGGGGTTGGGGAGCGAGGGGGGTAGTCACTACCCTGGTAAAGGAATATTCGGCAATGGGTCCTACGCCGCAGCACCTTCCTACCACGACCCGAGCGAAGCGTCTACCCGTAAAGCCATTAAGACAGCAAAAGAGTATGCAGGGGATAGGAATAATCTTTCTTCAAAAGTTACGGCTTTTGCACTTAGAAAAGACGCAAATATAGTACAATTCAGTGGTAAAACAGCGCAAGAGGGAATGGAACAGCTCATGGGGTGGAGGGAAATAACCCTGAACGAAGCTCAGAATAAGACCGGGTACCGCTTCAAGGACTTGGGGGGAAGCTGCAGCGGCAGTGGGAATCCACGCCTTCACTTTCCCCTCACTTGGGAAAGACTATTTGGTTCTCCTTAACCGTGGAGCAATCATTGCCGCCATGGACTCACAAATCCCCGACGAAAACGAATGAACATCAACGACCCCACAATCAGCCGCATTCTCGCTGTTCTTATTCAACCGGTCCTTTTCGAGGATAGGCGCAAGTTCATCGAAGATGCCGAGAAAGCAACCAACATGGACTCCTTCATCAGGGGCATTAACAGGTACAAGACGGATACTACTGAGACATAGGCCGGGGGAACCTTTCCTTGTGCTCTCAGGGACTCCTCTTACGGGGCCGAGGGTAAAACCTTAGTAACCAAGTAACTAAGTAACCAGGGAACAATGCCACAATTCACACCGGAAAAGTTTCTCGATTTCGTTCGACACCGTAGAAGCGATAACCCCAACCAAGAAGCTGCTTTCCTCGACTTTGCTAAGCAAGTTTTTGCGAAGCAACCCGAGCTGCTCACCGACGAAGCAAAATGGGTGCGAAAATACCGCACGCCCTACACTCCGCCCACACAACCTGTAACCGCCCGTATCAATACCATTTTTAAAAATCATCCAGTCGGTTCCCAAGATCTGGAACCCTCTGAAAAGACTTTGGTCCAGGCGGGCACCCGGATGTTGGTCAGCGCTATCACCCCCGACCGTTTTCAACACGTCAAGCTCCAGCTTGTCACCCCCATCCTGGCTAGCGATGGCAAAACCAAACTGGATACGGTGTATGCCTATCAGCCCCATGTCGAGCTTGAGGGTCAGCCGCAGGCGATCAAGCTTCCTGTCAAATATCGTGGCCAAACGGATAACGACTGGCATCCCACCTTTGGCAATGGATACCGCCAGTGCAATCTTACCTCTT